TCATTCTTCAATCTCCTTTATATTGAAAGGCCGCACCAGACCGATTTGTCTGGCGGCATCGAGTCCAATGCGGTTGATGTGGTGATTGACGGTTGCCTCGATCTCGATCTTGGCCGCGGTCTGTGCTTTCTCCAGCGCTTCTTCCGCCTGCTTAACAACGAACGACACGGAGCCTGGCAGGTGGCCCAGCTCGCGTTGCAGATCCTTGTGGATTTCGCGCAGCTCCGTCTTGGGCGTCTTGCCAGACTCAATTAACTCGCCAAGCCGCTTGACTTCCGCCATCGCCTTTTCCAGACGCTCGGCCGCCGATCGCTCGATCTCGCGGCGAAACATGCACGCTTTGGACTCCACCACATCGATAGCAGGAATCGTTTCGCCATCGATTTCGGTGATGGTGCAGGGAATACCCTCGCCGCGGTTCGGCGTCGTGATGAATTCCGCGAATTGCGAATGGCTCAACTCAACCTCGATAATCGGGAGTCCTCGCGAATGAATCCAGTCGTTGCTCAGGTTGCGATGCAGCTCGGCGTGCTTGACGGTAATCCGGATGCGCTGCCCATGCTCGATATCGGAGCCGAACATATTACGGTCGCCGCCAGTGATGACCGACATGCCGATCACGCCATAGGCGGGATGATTGTAGACTTCGTGCGGGTCGCACTTGCCGACCGCCTTCTCACTCTTGGTTGGTCGTTGCTTGTTGCGCATTGCTCGCCTCCTTTTGTGCCATTTTGGCCGTAACGATTTCCAGGAAATCGACCATTGTGAACAATGGCACTTCCTGGCCACGATTGTCGATCACTTGAATGATCACTTGTCCTTTCGGCGTCTGGTAGCTTTGGTGCCGCCAGGGCATTGAGGACTTCAGTTCTTGAAATTGCGCTTCTGTCATAAGTTCCTTAGATATGATCGAGTGTTGTTGTGCGCGGCGTGTCGGGGCCGACCACCACTTCCTGACCGAATACAACTCGTCGCAAGTCGGCCAAATGCTCTTTCATGAGCGTGACTACCAAGTCGGTATTGGCGCCCTGCTGCTGGCCAGATGACGGGCGAATGCCGGCTTCCCATAAGGCGTCGAGCATAGCTTGCGCCGATCGCATCGATAATTGAAATGCGGGCGCCGGTCGCGGCATGCCTGGCAGCACAGTTGACAAGGCAAGAGGCGGCAGCGAGCAAATCACCGCCACTTCACCATGCGGCAGACGTTGCGAAATGAGATAGGTGTCGAACCCGTCAATCGCCGGATTCCTCTCCAGCATCGCCTTTTCAATGACCAATTCAGTCACAGTGACCCCCTTCAGAATCTACGACATCGACAGCCGCCTTCGGGTTGCTGATGCCGGCCGTAGTCAACTCGTCATTCGACAAGAACAGCCACCCCTGCACCCAAATGCCATCCTCACCTTCAGACAGGCGGGCATTGTCATCAACCTCGATACTGTCATCCGAACCAGCGCAGTGGTTATCGCGCGCCAGCTCGATCAAGCCCATGTGGCGTGCGGTCTCAATCGCTTCCAGCTCCCCTACCGAGATCGAATACGGCGGGCGGTACGATTCAGTAAAATCTTCCACCGCGCCAACGATCTCGTTACGCACTTCGTTCAGCGATCCTGTATCGGGCCAGTCGATTTCGATTTGAATGATGTGCTTCATTTCAATCTCCCCTGCTCTTTCAGCCAGTTCATCAGTTCTTCCATCGCGCCGACACCCAATGCAGCCTCACTCATATCGTCATCTGGATCGCCGCCCCACATGCTGCGCGCAATTTCCTTGATCTTCATTGTCGCCGGCAGTGGAATTGGGCCAAGATGCACTTCGGTGCCGTCAGTCTTGATGCCAACCGCGTCGCAAGTCTCGATCTCCGGCGCCGCCGCGACGGTCGGGATCAAGTTGACGGCTTCGGCGATCTTGCGCAAGTCAGCGCTCCCCATTGTGACCGGCCAACGCTCACTCTCTTGCCGCAGGCCGTTTTGCGGAAACCACTGCACCTGCATGCCGGCGTCCTCCATCGCCTTCACAAGTTGCGTGACTGTAATCTTCATGCCGCCTCCTTCAGCGCCTCACCCGACTTGATTGCGACGCCGAGCTTGGCGGCTTCTTCCTGGTCGAACACGCGCCGCAAGCTGTCGGCCACCGACTTGTCGCGGCGGTAGTCGCTTTCCGCAAAGCGCGGCAAAAACAGCGAATGCAGCGGATTCGAATCGGACGGCTTCAGCACAAGGTTGGCCGTCACCGGCATGATCTTGCCGATCCATTCGTCGGGATTGGCATCGACCGCATCGCGCATCTTCTCGCCCTTGATGGCGACATCGACTTCGAGCAAGCCGTCGGAGGTGACGCATTTCAGGCTGCCGGCGCGGCCGGCATTCTTGGCGTTGTCGCGGCCAAGCACGACTCCTTCGATTTGCAGATCGACCGTGAATTCCAGCTTGAGCTTGACCTGCTCCTTGCTGGTGCTGTCCTTCCAGATCGCGTTGCGATACTTCAGGATCGTGCCTTCGCCGCCGCGCAGCATAATTTCGGCAGCATGCGCGTAAGCTTCCTTCAGGGACTTGACGATTCTAGTGGGGATCAATTGCACGTAGCCGCTCTTATTGCCGGCGCCAAGCTGACGAATCAGGTCGCGCAGCCTGTCCACGTAGGCACGCGCATGCTTGCCTTTCGGCTTGACCGCCGTCAGTGGAATCTGATCCCACACCATGAAGATCGGCACTTCATCAGGGCTGAAGTCGCCACCCTTCAAGACCGAATTCAAAATGCCGTTGCCTTCCTGACGCGGCAACACGACGCCGCCGCGCGTAACCAGCATTTCGCCGTGATTTTGCATGCCGGCATCCAGTGTGTTTTGCACGGCTGATGCCAGCGATTCGAATTTCTCCATCGGGAACATCGTGCCTTGCCGGCTGTAGATGAACACGGCGCCATTGTCTTCGTGATCGACATTGGCAAACATGCCGTCCGCCTTCTCCTGGCTGATGTGGCCCTGCTCCCATGCATCCCACTCGGCCGGCTTGGCGTCTTTTGGCAGTGAGCAGCGCTGATACGGGAATTCCGGCACCAAGCCTGGCCACACCTTGTTGCAGGTTTCTTCGGAAAAGCCGGCGCGCATGTCCTTCAGAATGACACGCTTGAGCAGTTCGGCAGACTTGACCGAAAGGCAGTTGAATTCGTATTCGACTGCGGCGCGCATCGCATCGCCGGTCAGTTTGCGTGTTGCCATATTGTTAATCAACGCCCATGTGCTTTCGCCAAACTCACAGCCATCTTCGCTTGGTGTCGGGATGCGCTGCGGCATGTTGCGAATGCCATATGAGATCAACGGGTTATAGGCTGCTTGCAGCACCCGCTTGAGCAAGTCGCAGCCGGCAACCGCCTTGAGCATGGAGATCTTGTCGTTCTTGCCGCTGGTATTGGCGATGGATTCGACCAAGTCGAAAATCTGATCGCTCGTCATGGAAACATTCATGGGTTCTCCTGTTGGTTAATAGCGTTTTGGGCGGCGATGCGACGCGCATACGCCAATGGGGATTCGCCAGGCTGCATCGCCGGCTTGGCCGGTTGAATCGAAGCGGCCGTGACCTTGATCACTTCCTGCATGCGCACCTTGATGTCGGGCGATGCCGGCGCAGCCAGGTCTTCCAGCGCCGCATTGATCGCGCCGGCATAGCCTTGATCGGCTGCCGCCAGTTCGCGGTCGAGCGCGGTGGCCTTATCCTTCACTGGTGACTTATTGACACCGGCGTGAAAACGCCCTGCCGGTTTCGGATCCTTCGGCAGCAGGTTCGGTGGCGTCAGGTTTGACACCCGCACGCCGAACTCTCCGGTCGTAGTCAAAGGCAGCGTCAAGACTTGCGGCGGGATGCGCGGAAAAAAATAAAGCGCCACCCCTTTTAATTGCTCTTCCTCGCGCATGCCGAGCGCCAGGCACTTTCGCATGCGGATCGCTTCATGGCAGTCACGGTAGATGTCGTGACTGCGGCCCGCCTCGAATTCGGTAATCTTGAACAGGCAGCTTGCGTAAGCGGGTGAGCGCTGGACGGTTTCGCAGCCCTTCAAATAGTAGGCATTGTCGCCGCCGGCCGACGCGCTCGGCGGGAATGCTTTGTCATGCTTGATCGGTTCATTGTTCATTTCATTCTCCTGTTACCAGCTTCCCCATGATGCATCGCGTTCGATTTCCGGCTCGCTTTCGACTACGACATCCTCACCTGTTGCCGCAACGATATCTTCCACATCATTGGTGAAGCGAAAATATTCCATGACCGCGTTTTGCACGGTCGGATCCTTATAATGCTTCAGCCATCCCTTTAACTTATCCTCATCGACGGGGCCACGCACGCTATGCAGCATGTAGGCGCTCGACGCATCAATGTATCTGCCGCCGTTACGCAGCTTGCGCTTTTCCACTAGGATCTTGTCACGCTCAAGCCGCAACGCCGACAGACTGCCGCGCTCGATCTTGGTTTGCCCGCCGCCGCCATTCATTTCGTTGATCTTGCCCCACCGCTTGATCAGCATGGCAGGGCCGTTTGGCTCGTCAATCAAGACGGTTTCGTAAAACTTTGTGCCTCCATCGTGCTGGAGGTAATGTGCCTTCACATTGAACATCGCCTCTTCCCCTTGCGCACATCGCGCTTTCTCAATACCGCTATGTTACTGACCCCTGTCAGGACACACAAGTCATTAATGACTTATCCTGCACGTTTGCCTGTATTGCGTTTATTACGCGCCTGCTCCAATCTTGTCGCCCACTTACAATTGCAAGGCTCGTAATTACCGTTGTTATCCTTACGCTCGATAGTCATATCTCGACTTGGCTTATCGCCCATATCCGCCAAGAAGTTTTCAAACGATTCAAGCCAGCGATCACATACCTTTATGCCTCGACCACCGTAATCAGGATAAGACTTGTTATTCTGATTCGTGCAGCGCTGGATCATAGACGCCCATGTATTGTATTCTGTCGTGCCATATCTTCCGTGACTCGTTGTCATCTTTTTTGCCAGCTCTGAATTTAAGCAGCCGCATGATCTTGTGTTGCCGCTTACCAGCTTTGTTGCTGCGATCGACTTTGTATTGCCACAATCGCAAACACACTCCCATCGTCCGTTTCCAAGCCATTTGCGCGCCGTTAGTCTTCCAAACTTTTTACCAGTATGGTCGTTATTTCTTGCCATTAGTAACTCTCCGCCATCAGCAGTAATTTTGCCGCTGTCGCGTTGTTAATTACCGTCGCTCGCCAATATGCTGCCCTCACAACAGACGGCGCAACTTCATTTGGATCACGCCCCTTCGGGAGAAGGGCTATGCGCGTTATAAATCCATATCCATTCAATAACTTCGCTGCCATCACCGCATCTTTAATTGCCTGTCTTTCCGCATCCCACATGAAGGTGACGCGCTTTAATCCTTTCTCGCGCAGTGCCATTAACTTACCGAGCTGGCCATCGTCGCCGATCGACAAGTGCTTGCCGAACGAGCCGACCGGAACCACATCGCGCAGCGCCATTTCCCCATCGAGCGCGATCTTGGTCGCCATCACATCGAATGCACCCTCGCCAATCACGATCGATTCGGCACCGACCGCATTGTGGCCGTTGTAAAGATGGCTGCCGGTCGATGCAAAGCCTGGCGGGAACAGGTATTTCTTATCCGCCGCGCCGGTGATGTCGCGCCCCTGGAACGACACCAGCTCTCCGGCCAGGCCAAACACCGGAATGATGATCCGGTTGCTGTAATCCTGCCGCATCGGCCGGCCTGCGTCGTCGCGATAATCAAACGTGCCGCGCAGGCAAAACCGCAGATTGAAGTATCCGGCGATGTCATTCGTGATCGAACGGTTTTCCAGATATTTCAGGTTGCGGCCATTGATCGGCAGCGCCAGCGAATTTGGCAGCTTTAACTCGTTGACATTCAAGTTGACCGCGGCGCTGACTTTCTTCGGCGGCCGCCAGCCCTGCTCTCTCGCCACCTGCTTGATGTGATCGATCGCCTCGCGATGCGATACATTCAAGTAGCTGGAAATGAACTTCCAGCGGTTGAACTTGGTTTCGCAATCGCCGTGAAAGCAATTCCCCAGGCCGGTATCGGCATTGATATAGACCTTATAGTTGGAATTGCCGCAGCAGGGGCATTCTTTCACGTTAAGCTGCTTGCCGCGCGCGCCGCGCGTGACCCTGTAGCGGACACCCTCGCGATCCATCCACGCCTCCATGTCGAGCGTGGACAGTGCTTCGTCCAGCTCGCTTGAAGCGTCACGCCGGCTGATGTGGATGGAAGTCGCCATTGCTGTATCTATCAGGCTTTGTTTCTCGCATGGCCGCCAACGCGATGCTTGACGCGGCGGTCGCCCATCAGATCGCGCAAATCGCGAATGCTCAGCGCCGAAACTTCATGCATGCGGATCAGCATTGATGCGCCGACCGGCAGCCTGCCGTGACGGATTTTGCTAATCACCGGCGGAGCAACTTCCAGCGCGCGCGACAGGGCGGCGTCGTTTTTCAAGCGCAGCCTGTTCAGCAGGGAATCCAGCAGGTTGTTCGGATCATATTGGACTTCTTGAGTAGCGTTATTCATTTTTAACCCCCATAGTTAGTAAAGATAAAACAACAAAAACTGTAATCAGGTCGCCATCGCGTAGATTTCTTCGTCAGCCCATTCTTCTGGCGTCATATCTTCGAATGAATTTTCCTCTTCGCATACATCGTAAGAGGCGCATGCCAGCATTGTTGAAAATTTCTCTTCAAAGCCGAGCCTTACCATGTGCGCGACGAACTGCCCAATCCACTGTTCTTTTGTAAGCTGTTCTTTAGTCATCATTCGATCCTCACAATGCTTTCAATGAACTTCATCTTGGCCAGGTTTTGCTTGATGAATACGGTAAAGCCGCCCTCCTGATTGCGCGATGCGGCGAAATACAGCCGCGCTTCGCCGTTGGCGCGCTCTTCATCGGTGATATTGATCGAAATCATCAAGTCCACCGTCCGCACCTTGTTGAAGTCGTCAGCGACATGCTCTGCCTTCATCACGGTCGATTTGACGCCTTCGCGATTACCCTGCGTCGCGGTCAACACCGCCACGTTCTCGCGGGAAGCAATAGCGCGCAGTCCAAGATAAATATTCTTGCTGTTCTCGATAGAGTCATTCGTGTGGTGATCCGGCGCCATGATGTCGGCATAGTCCACGATGACCAGATCGAACTTGATCGCCGGCCGCACCGTGCCATCTGCGCGCATCATCGGTGACTTATAGCGCTCGATGACCGCCTGGAGCATGGCGGGCGTCAGGGTGCCGGACGGGTATTCATGGATCTTCAATTGACCTGAGCGCGGCGCCACCGCCTTGATCTTGCCCTCCACATCGTTGATCCGGTCAACGATGGTCTTGATTTCAGTGTCCGAGATCGACGCATCGAAGCGGTCTGCCAGGATGGAGGTAGACACTTCGCAGCTTGCATACAGCACGTTAAAGCCGGCTAACGACGCAGCTCTGGCAAATCCAATCAGTGCGGTCGTCTTACCCGCTTTCGGCCCGCCCAAGATCGCATACAGCTCTTTCCTACCCCAACCCTTGTGATACAGGATGTCATCGAGCTTTGGATAGCCGGTCGTGATGCCCTTTAACGTGCCGATGCCGAGCTTCTTGTCCTTGCGCTGCTGGCTGCGCTCTTCGACGCGCTCCCAATAGTCGTATTCCTCGCCGCCGTCATTCATGCCGACGTTGACGGCCATCTTGACCGCTTCAAAAATCTTGTCGAACTGCTTGCGCTCCAACCAATCCACCGAATTCAAGATGGTTTGCTGCATGGTCTGGTGGCGCGCAAAGGTCGCAACCTTTTCCGCAAAGCTGTCGCCATTGGACAGATCGGTATGACCGCCGTAGATCTCCCTTAAAGCGTCTTTCACCAGCGGCATCATGTCGTCGCGGATCACCTTGGACGCCTTCGCGTCCTTGATCAGTGATTTCATCGTGGCGGTGTTTGGCACCGAACGGTATTTGTCGTAAAAATTCAGCGACAGATTAACCAGCGCCGCCTCGCCGATGTTCTCGAAATATTCCGGCTTGATCAGATGAGAAACCTTGCGCAGAAATTCCAAGTCGCGCACACAATGCGCTGCAATGTGCGTTTGAAACTCCGCATCGAACTCGAATTGTTCGCCGCCAAGCGTCACTTCCGGCGAAGCCGCGGTCGTCGCGTGAACGGTTGCGGCGACGGCCGGCAAGCCAGGCACGATGGTCGCTCCCATAAATGACGCGCCAACCGTTTCAGTCAGCGACTTCTCGATGGCTTCGACTGCGTCGGTCATACCGCGTGTCCTTCTTCAGTCTTGGAATCCGGCACTTCCGGACGCGGGCTAATGGCCGAGAATTCGGAAATGTCATGCTTGAAAATGACGCGGTCGCGGCGCAACAGGTCGCCTTCTGGGCGTGCTGGATTTGGCACGAAGGTGCGAACGCTGACCGTGAATTTGTCGGAATGAATGACGGCGCCGGTGATAATCGTGCCATCGCACTTCTCGACCTCGATTTGCGCACCAGATGTCTCCAACGCTTTCAGGAAGGCTTCATGTCCCTTCAAAGGGCCGGTAACGCCCTTTCTCGGCGTTTGCGGCCTGGTGCGGCTGACATGCAGGGTGCGGCGCGGCGATGAAAGGTTTTCGCCGCCCTCTTGCGAGGCCAGTCGGCGCGCCTCTTCAATCTGCTGTTCGCGGACTTCGCAATCCGGCAGTTGCGCGACTGTATTGCTTTTAAACATTTGGAAATCTCCTTGATGAAACGGATGCACGGTTTGCATCGAACACAACGATTATAGCTCAGCGATGACTTACTTTTACAGGCTGATCTCGATCGCACTCTCAATTGCCGACAGCGGGCAGCGGGCCAATGCCGCCTCGATGCGCAGCGCACCATATACATAAAGCGCAGATTGCAGCGCAAATTTTGGATGCGCGCGCTGCATGATTGCCGCCAACAAGTAGTCTTCGTAGGCGAGCTGGTCTGCCGCGCCGACGAACCGCTCAGCCGTATAGCGCGGATCCACCGCAAACTGAATCTTGGCGCGGCACTCCATCGCCCATGCGTTTGCCACATCAACGATCAGCTCGGCGTTCGACGCAATGTGCGCGGGGCGCGGCGGTTGACGCCAGCCATGCGCAATGCACCAATCCATCGCTTTGCGCATGAAAAAGTCGTAACGAATACCCAACTCGTCAATTCTTTGCCGCAGCTTCCAGAACGATTGCTTTTCGCGGCTGTTCATGAAGTCCTTACCTTTGAAGCCCACCATGAACCGCTTGCCACGATCGAAGCACTGCCCCACGAAGTCGCCGTAGCTGCGGTTGTAATAATGCACACACAGGTAAGTCGCCATTGCCGGATGCAGCGCCCGATAGTCGAACCATTTAGACGCATACAGTTTGGTCTCAACTGCCAGGATCCGGCGATCGATATTTGCGATCGCCAGCACTTCACACTCCGCGAAGGTTAATGTCTGCCCGAAGAAGGCGCCGTAGCATTCAATCATCTTGGGTGTTCCTCTCGTTCCCTGAAATACTTCATCACTCAATACATTTGAATGATAGTTATGTTTTATAGAAGGGAGCTGGCGGCCCCAAGTCCGCCCCAAGCCCCCAAGTTACATCATCGTTGCAGCATGGGGTTGATGCGATCCGGTGCCGGCACCTCGTAAGCTTCGATCACTTCCTGCACCAAACCACTGCGCACAACGTCGCTCTTATTGAACATTACAACCTTGACCGCGGAGATATGCAGGAGTCGGTTCGCGGCATCAACAAAGCCTGAAGGCTCGCGGATATCCACCTGAGTCTCGTCACCGTTAATGACGACATTCGATCCTTCACCGATACGTGTCAGAAACAGCTTCATCTTGACTGCGGTGGCGTTCTGCGCTTCATCCAGGATCACGAAGGCATGCTTGAAAGTCTTGCCGCGCATGTAGGCAAAAGGCTCGCACTTGATGCGACCATCCTTGATCAAGAGTTCGACAAAGGACTTGCCAAGCCGCTCCTCCAGCGCATCGCGGAATGGGTCGAAATATGGATCGAACTTCTCCTCTTTCTCGCCAGGCAGGAAGCCCAATTCCTCGCCGCCCGCTTCGATAGCCGGTCGCGTCAGAATAATGCGCTCGACACGACGCTCCATCAGGGCGTCCGCCGCCATACAGGCGGCAACGTAAGACTTACCTGTTCCGGCCGGCCCCATGCCAAACACGATGCCGCCAGGCTGACGCATGGCCGAGGCATACTTGCGCTGCTTGTCGTTCTTCGCTTCGAAAGGCTTTGGCTTGACGAGGCGGGATGGCGGGAGAACTTCAGTAAATGCTTGTTCGGGGTGTTGACCACTGCGCTTGGCATCGCGCCGCGCATTGCGATCGGACTTCTTGTGCCTCATGAAATCCCGCTTTCAAAATGGTTGATCGAGCCTCTAATATAACTCAGCAATGACTTATCGAACAATAAGAAAGCGGGGATTTTTTCTAACGTGTGATCAACTTCGCAATCGCAGGATCGACTTCATGCGGGGCGCGCGCATAGAACTTGCCGCCCGCCATTGCGAAGTCGGCAACCGTCACATAGTCATGCACCGTGGCGCGCGTCTGGGTATCGATATGCACGATGTCAAAGCCCATGTGCCAGTTCTCCCCTTCACAGTAGGAAGCGCTGCGCTTGTGGCCGCAGCCGAGCTGGTGCCATTCGAAGGCGCCGAACTGCGGGTTGAATTCCGGCCATACGATATGCCGGTGATGGTGTCCGTTTACGCCTGGCATCTTCCAGTTGCGCGCATGCGGGAAATGGTGGCAAACAAAGGTGTCGAAATACACCTTGTAGTTTTGCGCCAGCTCGCGCTCGAAATCGCGCTTGGTGAAAGCCGCCAGGTCTGCCTTGGCGATGTAATTGATTTCAAAGGCTTCCAGGCCAAGCAGCTTGGAGACTGTCCAGCCGTGCAGATCCGCCAGCACGGCGCGCATCGCTGGCGACTGGTCTGCCATATGGCGCAGCATACGCGCTTCATGGTTGCCTTCGATGAAATCGATCTGCGCTGCCGGCGCGGCTTCGCGGGTCGGCTTCAAAATCTTTTCATGGGCGAACTTGATGCGGCCAACCACATCCCATTCGCGCGGATCGACGCCGTATTTGCCGAATTCAGGCAAGTCGAAAATATCGCCATTGAACACGATGATGTCCGGCTGCACCCGCGCCACTGCGTCAAGCCAGACGCGCAGCCAGAACGGATCGATCTCGATGTCGTGCAAGTCCGAGCAAACCATCATGGTTTTGAAGCGGCCGTCGCCTCCCTTGACGTATTTGGCTGACCAGTCCAGCCGGTCAATGGTCATGTGCCGGTAGTGGTCAACCGAAGCGTGCTTGGCGACTGCGCGCTCTAACGCATGCTGCTGGCGCGACAGTTTCAATCCCGCCTGGCGCTTGAATTCTTCGAACGTGCCGAAGTATCTATTCCAGGTCGATTCGGAAATCTGGCTGTGATTGCGAAAGTAGTTTCGCGTAACCACCATTTCCGGATCCTTTTCCGCTACGCGGCGCAGCTCGGCGATGCAGTCTTGCGCATCCCAATGCTCCATGAACTTGCCGGAATCTTCTGACAGTGGCGACTCTGATGTGACGCTGCGCACCGCAATGCTTTGGCCGTTCGGGTTGCCTTTGTTAAGGCCGCGCAGAAAGCCCGCTTTGTTGCGGGCCGTCTTGATCGAAATGCTGAATTCTTCCGCTACATCAGCGACCGTTGGAAATTTCTCCAGGTCGTTCCAGACCTGAATGAATTGATTGATATCGACTTCTTTTGCCATGATGCGCCGAGTAGAGGGTTGATCGGAAGGGTTACTTGGCCTGCTGCTGAAGCCGGCTCATGACATAATCGACCAGCGCGTCGTGGCGGGCGGCCAGTTCGCGGTAAAGCCGAATAATTGACAGATTGTCTTGAACCATGTCGGCCAGCCCGATGCCGGATGGAGCATCCGGCGGCAGCGTGTCATCGACCTTCAGCAGCGGCAGCGGCTTGGACTTGGTCATTGCCGCAGCCGGTGGATTCAGCAGGTCGTCCTTGGCGGGCAGCGTTGAGCAAGCGCACAGTGCAAACATCAAGCTGCTCAGGAGCGCGGCTTGCAGCGGCCGGCGCATGCTCTGCGGGAGCTTCTTCATTGGTAGTCTCCTGTTGGGGTTGTGGTCTGACGATCGGCCGGCGGGAAATGATCTTTTCAACTTGTTGGATGTTGTCATCCGACTCCGAGACAGCGCGCTCGATCTCCTGCGCCTTTTCGACGGAATCGATGATCTTGTCGGCGGTCTTGGTGATGACCTGTTGCGCCGCCTTCGCCTGATCAGCGAGATCGAAGCGCCCTTTCGTGTAAAAACCGGCGCCAAAGCTCAATGCCAGGCACAAGACGGCGGCGATAATTTCAATAGCAAGCCGATTCATTCCGTCACCTCCTTGATTGCGTCCTGCCCCGTCTTTGGATCTTTCAATGCCGACTTTTCGCCAAACCAGAAGCCGAGGATCATGGCGTTCATGGGGCCGACGGCCGTCATATAGTCCACAACCTTGAGCTTTCCACTCAATACCGCCCAGGCCAGCAGGAGGTTGTAGATTGTGGCGATGAAAAAAGTCAGGTATGGCCGCACCATTTTGTTCAGCGCCAGGCAGAGTTGGCAGGCGCCATTGAAAAAGTCTTTCATGCAATTGCCTCTTGTGCTTCTTTCAGGTGGGCTTTGCGATCCTCGTAGCCGATCGCATCGCCTTCTCTTGCCGTTTTGCGCCCGATGTTGATCACATCGCAAACGCCATCAAAATCATTCTTGTCCGCCAGCTCATTGCAGCCGTGCGTCTGCCAGAACCAGGCTGCCGATCGCGCCGCGCCAATCGGCGTGCGCAGCCAGTCACCGACTTGTTCGACCGGAATGCTGAAATAGTCGGCGCACTTTTTCTGGTTGTCGTATCCGGTCAACTGAATCAGGCCGGCGCCGCGGTGCAGCCAACCCATGCCCGATTCCTCATTGCCGTTACCCATGCGGTTCGCATAGGCATGGTTGGCGATCTTCTGAGGCTTGCGCGCATATGAAGTGGCGATTGCAAGGGTGGGAAAGTATTTCGGGAAGGTCTTGACCAGACCGATAGCGGAATAGTTGAGGTTTTCTTCCACGCATGCCAGATCATTCGATTCGTGCGCGATATTGGCAAGGAAGAATTCGATGCGGCGCTCCGACAGGATGCCGAATTCGAACATCGCGTTATTCAGCGGCTCCAGGTAGGTAGCCGCGCGCTGGCGGGCATTTGGCATGGCCCGCTTGAGCTGCGCTATGGTAATCATTTCGCCAGTTGGGGAACGAGAATATGAAACAGTTGCGAGCCGAGATAAATCACCCCGCCACCGAACGCTCCCCACATCCACTTCATCATCTTGGACACGCCGTCGATCTGGCCATTGAACTTCACTTGATCCAGCTCGATGCGCGACACCTTGGTTTCACTCTTTTCCATGCGATCGACAATCCGCTCGATCGTCTGGTTGGTGGCCAGGTTGCGCTCTTCCAGCACCGCCAGCTTACCGATGGCTTTGGCCATGTCAGTCACGGCGGCGCGCATTTCGCGCATGTCACGCTTCAATTCCTCCATTTGCTGCTCGAAGACGTTTTGGCTCGGCATTTCAAATCCTATCGTTGAAGTCATGTCGATCCTTCGTCTGTCGCTCGCAAAAGGAATTGCCAGGAAGTGTAGCAGGGGAGTCGTCTAAAATCAAGTCATCGGTGACTTATTTAATTACTGCGAAAACCATACAGCATGCCAGGCGTGACGCGGTAACAGCCGGCCGGCACCACCCCACCGCCCTCTTTCACGCATTTGGCGCCCAATTCCGAGCAAAACCATTTGTCGTCGCTCTCCCATTCCCGCTGGCCCAATTCCACCCCGATCAAGCCAGTTCAGTCGTATGCCTTGTCAAGTTGCGAAACCGCATAGGCAATCGCCCTCTCTTTATCACCAGAGAAGGTGCAAAACTCATAGTGGGTGGACTCATTCAACCGTGTCGGCGCCGGATAGCGCGTAACACCACTGCTCGCCAAGGCGCCGATCAGCGTTCCGTCATCCAGCGCGATATCGACATGACTCCACTGCGAGCGGGTTGCCAGCCGAATGATGCGGCTGCCAATCATGTCATTGGTCGAAAACAAGAGCGTAATCATAATGCCGCCTTCTCTTGCCAGGACTGGCCCCAGACTTGCTCGACATAATCCATGACCGCAGCGGCCAGCGTCTTGTGGTCGTCAAATGTCAACTGGTTGATCGAGCCATCCATCGCGCGCACTGGCTTTGTAACTGTCGGATCGAGGATGCCGGCCGACCATGCCGCCACGCGGCTGGTAAGCTGGCCTTGAAAAACTTCATCCGTGTACCAATTCTTGCCATTCCATGTCACGCCGGTCGTCAGCGCCGTATCCCGCTTGCTTTCAATGTCCTCGACAGCGGCGCGTCTGTCTTCGATTTGCTGCAAGCGCGTGATTTCGGCATTTACCTCGTCCGCTGTCGGGCTTAGCGTAGCGTCTTCATGCCAGTCAAAGCTGTTGTCGTGCGCCACCCAGGCGTCATCCGGCCGCAACGACATGAGCGCATCATAGATTCCAATTACTTTTCTCATAGCTTTACTTTCGTCACTTGTGACTTATCTTGGCGAGTAAATATCGCACATCAAATGGATCCGGTCAATGCCGGAGCGGTTGTTGACCGCGTGCTGCCTGGTATTATCGATTTCATACCACCAGCCTGGCTCCAGATAGAATTCCTCACCCTCGATCCAAAAGGCTACCTTTGGATCGGTGACGATCGGCAAATGGCAGCGATGCACCTGTGTTAGCGCGTTGCCAGAATCGGTATGTACTGGAATGGTCATGCCGGCCGGCAGGCGCACTAGCATCAGCTTGACGATACGCCCCTGGTAAAAGTCGGCAATAGCTTGCGCGATGGGCAGCACCGCGTCACGTAAGCCCTGTGGTTGATCGAACCATTGATCAAATTCTGGATTGGCGGGATCGCGTCCGTTTTCCAAAAATGCGAATGGAATGGAGTTGGTTGCCGCATGCTCGACGTAATATTGGCGCCTGTATTGCCAGGCGTGCCATGTCGATTCCGGCAACCGCGCCAAAACCTCACGTATTACCGTGATATCGACGGGGCGGCCGACGCGGTAAATCTTATTGTCCAGTTTCATCTTCAATGGAGAGAGCTTTAAGCTTGCTGTTATTTGCCTCCCAAAAGCCGGCCGGCAAAGCGCCATACGGACTATTGTCACCATCGTAAATGTCGGTCACTTCACCATCAACGTCGCGCAAGGCAAACACGCAATACCACACGACATCGTCAGTCAAGGCTGTGAATTTGTGAACATGCTCTTTCTTGATGATGATGAATGTATCGGCGTGAAAATCCCTGGGCGGATGGCCTTCTACCTCGACACGCACCGATCCGCGCGTCAGGAGCGATACATGATCGAACTTATGCTCATGCCCTGGCGCCGACTCCCCCGCTTTTCTCAAAAAATTCTTGCGCACCCAAATATTGCCGAAATACCCTAACTCATGCCGTATAGTGTTGTTTTTCATGATCATCCTTTAAGGTAATGTGGCAATGACTGTCGCCGGCATGCCAGGCGGTGTCGGCCAAACTACCGAGTCTGGAAATCCGGACTGGTTCTCAATCTCGAACAGTGCTTTCCTATAGTCGAATAGCGCCGCCTTTTCTTTTGGTGAAATGCGCCCGATCATATCCGGAAACAAGAAATGGTTTGTCGAGGCAAGAAGCGAATCGCGCTGCGATTTGACTTTATCGGCCGCGGTAGGCTGCGCCCCCGTAGCGGTGGGAATTACGACCGTTACCGTTCTGCGCGTGCCAATCTGCTGCACGCCCACCAGCGCGTCGATGAATGTAAGGTCTACCGCAGTGTCATGCGCCTGTAGCGTTTCTACTGACGGTGCGAAGTCGCGAATCCGCGCCTCCAACTCGGCTTGATTTGCCGGAAAGGGTTGCGTCAACTGCACCTGCGCTCGCCCGCCATCGCCAAATTCCACCTCGACCGTTTTTCTGGTTTGGTCGAATTTCGTGACTGTATAAGGTAACTGCGTGATATCCATTTAACTCACCATTTGTTTAACGGGCAGGAGGTTCCAGGGGTTGCCGTCTTGGCGCGAATCGCACATTTGCATACCGAGCAATACATCACCATGACGCCTGCAATCTTTGGGCAGGCCGCGCAAATTGCACGACGCTGCTCGCGCGTAGTTTTGTCCACCATTAGGGAAATCATGATTGGCGCTCATCGAGAATTTTGTTGACCAAATCGCGAAGACGCATTTCCTCCATTTGCGTAATGGAGTCGTCACCGTCATCGGTGTCATCTTTAACAATTTGAACATTCGGGATGGCTTGCTCTTTTCCCACCATGTCATCGATGAAGTTCAGACAGCTCGCATCCTCTTTCATCGATGCGACAATGGCCGGATGAGGAAGGAAAGGACGAATAACTTCATCCAACTCTTCTTTAGTCTTTGGAAATGGATACATTAATTTGATAGGCGCCCAAGCCAGCCCACTCTCAAACTCCACTTCAAGCAATCGAAGTTCCTTATTAAAGTGTCGAATTTTATAGTTCATAGTTATGCCAATGTACCTGCTAAGGTTCCAGAGTTATTGATCGTGACACTTGCAGTGCCTTTGAGTACATATTTACCCGATGCGCCGGCAGCATAACCACCAGCGCCAGCCGCACCAGCAGCACCACCCGTATAGTTACCGGAAGCACCGGCGCTGCCAGCCGCGCCAGCCGCACCAGCCGTGCCAGCAGCGCCCCATGCGCCACCATTACCACCCGTACCGCCCGTACCGCCCGTACCACCAGCGCCCGCGTTCGTTCCGCCACCAGCGCCAGCAGCACCACCAAGACCGCCACCACCCAAGGCAGAAGCTTGGTTATAACCCTGACCTCTGCCACCGTTACCGCCACCGCCACCGTTACCACCAGCGCCACCGGACGTGTAAGCAGTTGCGGTATAGGCGCACGTACCACAAGTCGAGCCGTTAGAGGCGCTATACGATCCATCGTAATAACAGTTGCTATAACAAAAGTAGTTACTACCGTAAGCTAACTGACACGAATAATCACAATTATAAGAATTCGAAGCCAACGAACCCGCCCCTGTAGTTACCGTGTAGTTGTAGTAACCCTGACCACCCGTACCACCCGTACCACCAGCGCCAGCTTTACCGCCGCCACCACCACCAGCCAAGATCGATGCGCCTGCCGCATTCGTGATGACGACAGTTTGATTGGCGTAGTTAGCCTTGACAGCATCGCCACCAGCGCCACCGTTACCCATTGTTCCACCAGCGCCGCCAGCACCTTGAATTTGGCCCAGGTTAATGATGGAAATGGAAGATCCTGTCGGAAACTGGCCAATATCAAGCGCCGGCTTGGCAGGATCGGTCGAGCCGACAATCGCACTCGACAAGATCGTCAACTCGACATCAATTGGCCCGCTCGGCGATCCAGCTAACGCAAACAGATTGACATTCGTCTGCGCGTTGCTGATCGCCAGCTTCAGGCCGCCGCCGCGAATCATGGAATGAAACAGCATCGCGTAACCTTAGAAGTTCTTCGAGCCAGGGAAACCAAACCAGTTGGCGCCACCATCGATCGTCATCAGCGAAATGAAGTCGGTCTTGCTGGCGGTTGTGGTGAGCGTCGGAGCCACGCCATTGGGCCACTTCACTGCGGCCGGCCAGGTAATAGTGCGGCCGCCAGTCGCGTCTTGCGCAATCATGAGCGTCAATCCAAACGACACGCCGGCGGCCGGCGGGTTGGAAATCGTGAAAGTGGAATTTGCGGTCAAGGTCAAACTTTGAACGTTCCCCAAAGCGCAATCGATGTTGTAGTTCGCGCCAACGGCATTGTTCGAAACCAGTGTCTCGCGCCAGTTCTGGAACTCAGGCGACACTTTTGGCTGAAAGCCAGGGTCGTTCGTCAGTTGGCTCAGTTTGGTCAAGGTATTGCTTGTCCAATCCTTGCTCCAGGCGCTCCAATTTCCATTCGTTTTAACGCGCGTATAGGACACTCCCGCAGTCAACGGCGCACCACCAATCCCCGCCGTGGTTGCTTTTTGCTTGGTCGTATTGGCGTCATGCCCCTCTACCACGATGAAAAACAGCCCCGTATCACCTGCCGGCGCATTGGTTAGTGAGGAGCCGCGGTAAAAGCCAGTCGCCGTTACCGTATTCAAGTCGGCGCCGCCAGCCAACGCGATACTGTTACCGTCCTGATCAACAAATAAGGGCAGTTTCGACAGGTCGGCAATCAATACCCATGTTGGCGTCAGGTCGGCAAGCTGATACAGCTTGCGCATATCGGTGCGCAAGCATGGCATACCGACAATCAGGCCGGTGGTCGGGAAAGCCGTGCCGGCGTTCAAGGACAACGCCGTCTTGTCGTTGTCCATCAATTTGCCAAGGCTGGCAGTCAGCGTTTCGCTCGACTGAATATCGGTAAAGCTTTGCATTTAATGACCTATAGTTAGTCAGTTGTGACTTATTATAACAAGAAAAATCCGCTTAGTAACCATGCGCCGACCATGTAAAGCTGCCGGTGACTTGGTTGTTCGTCGCTGGATCCACCAGCACCACCGTAAAGTCGATTGCCGTTACATTGGTCAGTTTGGGAATGGCAATAACGGTGCCGCCCTTGAGCGTCAATGTAACCTCCGGCGGGATGTGGAATTGTCGGTTGTAACTGACCGTGATTCCCGCCACGGCGTCGGTAATTGCGGCACTTCCGCGATCGAATACGTCCGGCACGTCAACCTGAAGCGACATACCCGTTAAGCTGGCGCGCGCTGCGCTTTGCGATTCCAAGACAGCGCGGAACAACGCATAGCGGTATTCATAATCGCCCTGAATGAAATCCTTGAAATCTGCGTAGCCTGGCGCGTGGCCGGCATCAACCAGCGTCTTGAAATCAGCAATCGTCATATCGGCAGTTGTTAGCAGCATGTCTGAAATTACGGCATTTCCATGCCGCAAATATGTATCGAACACATGCAAGGCTTCAGCCTTCGATAGCGTAACGGCTTTGGCAAGCGCGTCCGAGACATGCAGTGCTTCAGACAAATGCAGGTGATAGGCGATGGTGCGCCCAAAGGCTTCCGCCATGCCGAGCGCTTCTGTGACGCCCTTGGTAATGTCCTTTTTTAACGCATCAACCAGCGAAAACGATTCGTTCAATGGCTTCGTGACAGCTTTTGTAGATTGGTCGCGAATTGAAAATGATTCTGTGATGCGAATAATGAAGCTGATATTGTCGGTATAGGTTTCCGCAATATTCAAGCTGCGCAGGATGTTCTTGACCAAATGCCAGCTTGGCGCATCCGTCAGCGCAAACGCTTCCCCGAATGGCAGATTGATGTGCTTTTGAAGCGCCTCCGCTACCGCCAGCGATTCGCCCACATTGATGCGCGTGCTGGTGGTGGCGGCGTCCCTCCATGCTTTGTTCGACAAGGCGTCCTGCCAGGTAAAGCTACTCGACGCCCACGTATAAGGCGAAGAGGACAGGACGGTCTCGTCAACTGTTGATGCCATGTTTGTAAGTCATTTATGACTTATTAGGACATCGTAAAAGTAAAGACGGCGGTCAGCGTATCATCCGCGCCTTTATTTACGACCGGAAACACTACCCGATCCAACATGATGCCGGCCGCCGCAGCATTGATCACGCCCGCCTCGGTAATGGCGCCAGTGCCAGTGCCTGGGTTGAAGGTTGCGCTAAACGAAAACACTTTAGTGCCGGCGGTATGTGCATACGTTGCCGCCAGGCGCGTGATCTCCGCAATCAAGGCGGTATTGCCGTTTGCCGCAGCGGTGGCGTCCGATCCGATCGCAATCCAGCCCATTGCCGCCGGTCGCGCGCCGGCATTGCCGATAGCATCAGCGATGAAGTCAAACCCCACATCGACAATCAGATTGTCCTTATGGGTAATCTCCTTTTCGCCATTCGCCTTTTCAAGAATCAGCGTAACGGCGCCGTGCATCTTAAATGCGTCTTGTGCTTGCATAAATTTCTCCAAGAAAGTCAATGCATTGTATGTCAGTCGTGACTTATGTGCAAGCGCTAATAAAGCCTCATGCTGGTGTAAGCGCCCTGCTCTGTGAAAGCACCTTGCGCCATCTTGTTATCACCGCCCATTTTTCCAATGAACAGCTTTCTGCTGGCGGCGGCCTGCACGATCGCCACGCACAGCCGGTCGTCAACGGCAAATACCCACGGCAGATCAATCCTGCGCTGCGCTTGATCTTCCAGGTAAAAGGCTCCGCGCTGCGCCGAGTAGCCAAATACCAGCTCGGTTGGGCTATTGTTAAAGGTGCCATTCGCGCGCCAGAACACGCCATCGACCACTTCTTGCGGCCGGATCCAGAATGAGAAATTGAACATGCTTGGAATGTTCGCATTCCATTGCACATTGGTCGTGTCCTTCAACATTAACCCGTTCGCATACCTTCCCGCAGCGTAGGACACGCCGGATTGCGCGGCGGGATACGATCCGGTTAAGCTGCCCAGATCATTGTCGAGCTGCCAACCATCGACTTCGGATGTGCGCTTGCCGATAAAGGGCGCGATTTGAAAGCGTGCAGATACGGAAGTCATGTCGCCAGTTGGCGTCCACTGCCGTTGCGCCTGTTGCGCCGTCCAGTTGAAAGTCGCGTCATTCCATGTCATCGATGACGACGAATCCACGGATTGCAAGCCAGTAAAAAGTGTGTTTTGCGCGCGGTAAGTGTCGCCCAAATCCACCTTGAAGACGTATTCAGAGCGCACGGCTCCAAAATCCATCGTCAAGTTGCCACCGACATCACTGGCGTAATGCCGTGTCTTGTTCCAGCCATTCGCCTTCTCATCGTCCGTAAACAGAAGATTGCTGTTGGCGCGTGCCGCAATGGCCGTATTGACAAAAACCGCCTTGTCGCTGTAGATACCAGGTGATGCGATCGCCTTGATCCAAAACATGCGATTGCCGGCCGCGCCGGCCGGCGTCGTGTAGCTGGTCGATAGCGTTTGCGTAATGAGCTGGCTGGTCGCCCAACTATCCCCCTCGCGAATTTCATAGCCAACAATATTCTTTTCTTCGTTGGCGTTCCAGCGAAATTCCAGCCGCGAAATAGACTGCACACAATCGAAGCCAGCGACCTGCGCCGGCGGATCAAGGATGAGTGTGCAGGTAGTAACGTTGTCGGAGTAAATTCCAGACTTGTTTTTGCTTCGAATATGGTAGTGGTAAGTTCCCGCCGCGTTTTGATCATGCGTGATCATCGTTCCGGAAAATCCGGAGATCACAACCGTTCCCGCATCCCACGACACGCCTTCACGAATTTCGTAGGTTGGCGAGTCGATGTCCTTAACCGCATCCCATGTCAACAACAAATCCGATGTGCGTTGCGTCACATTGAAGTTATACACGTCGCCAGGGGCCGTAGTGTGACCCTTGACCACATAGGACAGTGTGACCTTGGCGGAGGTGCGTCCAAAACTATTGATCGACTGCAATTCGAATTCATGCGTTGCGCTGCGCACGTTTTCAATATCCACCGATGGCGTCGTGGTGGTGATGGTCGTCCAGTTGGTGCCGTACTTATCGCCGGTGCGGCGCCAACTCAGCGCGAAAGTCGGCTCCGTGCAAGACCAGGACACATGCAATTTTGTGCCAATCACGCCTGGCGCCACCTGATACTGCACCTCGGTGACTTGCAGATCGACAGGGGCAGTGACCTTGTTTGGATCAATCAGCGAGATTTTCTGCGGCTCTAACGCCCATCCATTTTCGATTGCATTATATTTGGACGGATTATGCTCGATTGCCGAGATCGCAAATACGCCAGGCTCAGCGTCTTGCGTGATGCCGACCACGCGCGCCAGCAGCGGTTGCAAATTCGGCTCGGTAATCAGCCACATGCTGTTTGCTACAGGCGCAGCCGGCAGTGGATCTGCCCATGTGACTGTTGCGTAGGTGCCGGCCCCTTGTGTCAAATCGATGGTGCGGTCGATAAAGCTGCCGTCCGGCAGGCGCAGCGAAATGAGCGTGCCTGGCTGCGACAGATCGACAGGCGCATCCAACGTGGCTGAAGTTGCCGTGACGGCAGTCAGCCTGCCGGCGTTGCGCTTGCCGGCACGATACGGATCGTGAATCCGGATCACGTCGCCTGGCGTTACCAGTAGCGAGTCTTGGCCAACCTTAAAGGCGACAAGATCCGACTCTTCCTTTTCCGTATAAAGAATCCATTTTCCGGCGCGCACCGCCATGCCGCGCGACGTGCAGCCGAAGGCGACCATATCGATCTTGCGCACGCCATATTTCGCAACCAGATCGGAATCCTCGACATATTCAATCTTTTGCTTGAAGTGTTCATTCGGGTCATTCCATGTGATCAAGGCGACCGAATGCCTATTCTTTCTGGAGGATCCGGAATAGTTAAACACCCCATCCACGACATTGGCCGGCGAATAAATCATCGTGGAATCGGTTGGCATGTCTTGCGTAAATCCAACCATGCCGCCCGTCCAGAACGCCATGCCGCGAAATGCCGACGTAATGTCGGAAATCAGCTTATAAGCCTCTGACTGGCTCTGGATCGCCGTATTGATGGTAAAGCGCGGCTCGACACCACCAAACCCGCTCGGCACCATTTCATCGCAATAGCGCCCGATCTTATACAGCGTCGCCTTGTCGATCTGTTGCGGGCTGATAAACTGCCCCAGGCCATACCGCTCATTGGTCAGCAAATCATACAAAACCCAAGCGGGATTCGAAGAGCTTCCCACCTTGAAGCTGCCATCCCAGACGCCGGAATAGGTATGCGCGTTCGGGTCGTAATTCGATGGAATCTTGATTTTCAGGCCGCGCACCAAAAACGAGCGGCGCGGCACGCTATTGAACTGCGCCGAATCAAGACGCACTGCCACCAGTGCCGAGTTCGGATACGACAGGCGGCTATTGATAATTTCCGTGTAGGAGTCGAACCATGTCTCGTTGGCGACAAGCTGCGTGGTGGAATCGTCCGTCAGTCGCACCATCCTGATATTCCAGGAGGAAGCCGGCTTGGGGAGTGTTAGCGAATAGGCGCGCTGGAATTTGGAACTACTTTTTCCAGAGATTGCAATCGTGCCGGTGGCGTCGTTATACGGGCCGCCATCGGTGGAGATATCAAAGCGGAAGTAGACATCGGTGCCATGCACGTCGCCATCGTCGGCGTCAGTGCTGGTTAATCGCGGAATGGCGACGATGATGCGCACCATATCGGTTTCCGGATTCGATACCGTGACGGTTGCAGGCGTGTCTTTTCTCACCCGCACACCGACAGGATACGGCGTTTCGATATCCGGAACACCATCGATCGGCGTCTGACCCTGTGTTCCTACCCGCTGCGCCGCCCAAGTCACGCCGCTGAAGTTCAGACTGCCGTCCGGATTAGCGAGCGGCGTATCGTTCAAGAAAATCGACTGCGAACCATTCAACAGCCCGCCAATCTCGCCCTCACCGAGCAAATCCAGCACCGTGATCATGGCGTGCGAATTGAGCGTGTCCGGATCCTCTACCGACACGCGCGCACTGCCGCTATCGCCACCACCACCAGCGCCGCGAATGACGCCAGCTTTTTTCAGCTCTTCAATCATGCTCATCCTTAACCCGAATCTCGGTTCATCAACATCGCGAATAAGTCAACCGGCGGCGGAGCAATATCAGATGCGGGCGGCACATACTGCACCTCGTCAATCGTCAAGGCGGCGGAAATCGTGTGGCTGCCGCACAGAACCGTGCCGTATAAAAGCTGCACCGGCACGCCCTGCATGGAGGTGTTGACCGGCCCATCGAAATAGGTATTGGTGCCATTCTTTTTCTGATTCTGGTCATTCGAGGTGGACGGTCGCGGCGATAGCATTTCAATGGCGCCGCCCAACATCATCGCGACGCCAATATTGCCGACGATCATGCCCACGCCCGTCCACCCCATCGCATAGCCGACAACAGCCAGCACCGCGCCTACCACGAACTTGGCCGCGCCGCCCGCGCCCGCCGTCAATGGCACGAAGGTGACGCGACATGGCTTTGCTTGCAAAAAGATCGTGTCGTTGTCGAGTTCTACAATTCTGCCGTCGGCAAACTCGCAGACCACTTGATAGCGGCCGTATTTGGCCAGGCTGCTTTTGATCCAGGTAAATAGCCCTGGTTCATTGGCGTCAATGATCCGCAGCGCTTCGGCCGGACTGTCGATTGCCAGATTCCATTCGCGCCCGAATCGCTTGCCGAGCGCGCCTTCCAAAATGACTTGGGTTAGCATAGTGTGGCGTGCCTTACATGGTGAATCGTGTGCTTGGCCCAATGGCCACCATACACATCGCGCCGCGACAGCCGCTTGTGCTGATGGTGCAGCATCATATCGTCGCCCAGATAAATCGCCACATGATTGACCACCTCGGCCTCAATTTGCATCAGGAATACGTCGCCTTTACGCGGCTCGACATCGATCAGCTTGACGAAGCCTTCTTGCTTGAACGATTCGGAAAAAAAATCGTAGCCCTTGTGCCACCACTGGTCGATGCGCGGATAGTCGCGCAGCACAATGCCGTGTTCGCGCCGGTAATAGTCTTGCACCAGCGAATAGCAGTCGTAGATTCCGTAGAAATACGGACGGCCAATGTAGTCTACCGGCGTGTCGTCCGGCTCAATGATGGTCGGGCCTTCAAAGATAAAGCCGGCCTCGGTCTTCTTGATGCCGATAATGATCCACGGCACACCGCCGTTGTTGCAGCCGGCAATATCCTTTTCGGAGGGCTTGGGGGCAATCTCGCAATGCGAATGCCATACCGCGACGATCTCGCCCTCTTTGCGCGCCTTGACATAATCAACCGCCGAAATAGTGAAAAAGTTGCGCGGGTCGCCGTCGATGTTTTCGCATTCGATGAACTTGGGCTTTTTGCCAACCGACACCACCAACCCGCATGCTTCATGCGGGTAGCTGGCGGCCGCCGCCGCCTGGATCTGCGCAAGCAGCGCGTTATCAGTTGCCAGTAACATTGACGCGCACTGCTCCAGGAAAACCGCCGAACGGCAACACGTCGAAGCCAAATCTGGCACGACAATTTGAAAAACGCTTGCTGCAAAAGTCATTCGATCGCGAGCAAGATTTGTCGTTCTTGTCCAAGTAAGGGCCGGCATAGCCGCATTCAGGGCCGCGATAGCGCCAGGGGCAGGAGTTCTGCAATACCTGGCGGTATGGCAGCATGACGCCCTGCAAATCGAAGGCCGAACTCAGTTCCCATTCAATGACATAGCGGTTTTCCGACAGCTTTTGCTCGACAAACCACAGGTCGTCCTTCAAACGCTGCTGCGGATCGGCTTCGGGATTGACGCCGCCAGGGAAGTTGACCGCATCCAGAAAGCGCGCATAGGTGCGCTTTCTGATTATCTTGCAGCCGACCAGGTCATCGTTTTCCATTGCCAGTGCCGAAAACGCACCCCCGACGTTGGCGATTCGAATCTTTGGCCGCGGCAGCGCCCCCTTTGTCGTGACATCAAAGCCTTCGACCTCAATCGGCGCCGCCATGTATGTATTGCCCTGCCATACCACCGGCTGCGTCAGTGTGTTGGTGCCGGCATGAAAGCGCTCGATCTGCCCGCCAGGCAAATTGGTCATGTCGAGTTCGAACAACTCGACCAAGGCAGACGGTGACAGCGATTGCAGCTCGGTTTGAATGGTCGGCATGATCAATATTCAAAGACTTGTTCAAAGTCGCAGGTGATTTCCAGCGTGCCGCTGTTTGGCTTGGCCCGCCATCCGCGGCAGACGTACACACCCGCATCTTCCAGCGGCGTCGTCCAGTCGAATGCCTCCACCGCGCCGCGCGCCTTTAAAAAAGCAATGATGTCTTTGCCTTCGGTGCGGGTGCGAAAGAAGGTCAGCGACCATTTCTGCGGCTGACTATTCAATCCATCGGGCGCGCGCGCCTCGTAACCGTCACCGAACTTGGTGACGGTTACGTTGGGCTTGGCATCCAGTTGCGAATCAACGTCCGGAAACCATGTAAAAACAGGTCTGCTCATGCCTTATGATAACTCATCGGTGACTTATGTGTAAAGGGCGCCACCTGGCCGCTTTTGCTTGACCAGCTCGTCCTGCACCACGGCGCGTACACGGTCAGCCATTTGCTTGTAGCTGGAAGCGTCGCCGGACGCCTTTTCCGAAGTCGTGCCGCCTTGGTTGACCGTGATTGAAATCACGACGTTTTGGCCGCCGTCGCTCTGGCCGCCATTGCCATCGACTTTCATGGTGACGGGGATCGAGCGACCGTCTGGCAGCGGCACATACGCTTCGTTCATGCTGCCTTCGCCAAAGAGCGCCAGTTGCGGGCTGTTGGCAATGCCGCCGCTTGCGTATTTCTTCAACGGCATGCTGCCCATCGAAGACATGATGCCGCCGTTAGCGAAGGCGCTTGCCACGCTTGACGCCGCCTGCTGCATGGCGAGCTGATCCAGCGCTGCTGCCGCCATCTGCGCAGACGCAGAGAGCCAGTCAAGCGTTGCGCTGGCCGCAGTTTGCGCAACGGAAGCCTCGCCCGTTTGCACTGCTTGCTGCACCAGCCCCATTGTCGCCTGTTCGACACCCTGCGTTGCCATGTCGGTCAGGCCGGTATTGGCGACATTGGCGGTGCCGGCCATCTTACGCATGCTCTCCATGAACATCGCCTGGGCGCTTTGCCCCGCCATGCCGGCCGCCGCCTGGGTCGTGCCTTCGCCGACAGTTTGAGCGGCCGGCTGCGCGGTCGCATTGGGCGCCATCATGCCGAGCAATCCGCCAATCTTGCCGCCGATCCCGCCAAATGCCTCAGTAATCTTCTGACCAAAGCTTTGCTTGAGCTGCATGTTCAGAATATCCGTCAGCATGCTGGCCAGGAAATTGCGCCATGAAGACTTCGCGCCAGTCAGTGTCTTGCCCAGTTCGCCCAAAAAGCCGTTAGACCATGTGGCGGTGGCGTCATTGATCTGCTGGTAGCCATCCTTCCACTGCTCCGCCATTTTCTCGATTGGCGTCATCATGGAGCGTTGCACTTTCTTGTTGTGCAGATCGATCTCTTCCGCGCGCATGCTGAGAATCTTGCCAACGTCGGCATTGTTCTTCATCGCCAGTGCGATTTGCTCGTCGTAGCGCTGCTTGATGTCATTCAGCTCGATCTCGCCTTCGGCTTGCAGCCGCTCGCGCGTATTGACGATCGACTGAACGCGCAGATCCTTGAGCCTTTTTTCGTTTTCAATGGTGAATGTAGCAACGTCCTTGCGCGCAGCCAGCTCTGTCATCTTCTTGACTTCAGGCTCAAGCTGCGCCAGTGCAGCGCGCGCCTCCGCACTATGGGTGGCGATACCGCGCAGCATGGCCACGACGGCGTTTTCCGCCCTGGCTTGCGGCTTGTTGGTGTTGCCGTTAGCAGCGCGCGCCTCCAGATCCTCAACCTCGTCTGACAATTTCGGCAGCTTGGAGCGCAGCGCTTGCAGCTCGGCCGCGGCATTGAGCAGCACCTTCTTATTGGTGATGGCCTCAACTAACTCCGCTTCCTGGGCTTTGCTGTGCGCCTGCTTGGTGTGCGTGTCGTTTTCCAGCAGCAGAGCGACTTCCTGGCGTGCCTGCTCACGCAGCAGCCCAACCTCGCTTGCGTCCGACTTCATGCTTTCTAATGTCTGCTTAGCATGCAGCAGGCCCAACTGCTCTGAATGCAGCCGCGACAGAATAGCGTCAGTCGGTTTTGTGGCCGGCCCTTTCTTGTTATTAGCGAGAAGCGTTGGTTCTGCCGCTAAGTGCGCAACACCCGAATCAACGTTCGATACATCGATCTGCAATTGCTCAACAAGCTTTTGATAGGCTTCTTTTTGCTCTTGCGTAATCTTTCCGGCCGCAATCAATTCTTCGTATTTTCTCTGAGCTGAGATCAGGGCATTTTTTTTCGCCTTCAATGCATTCTCATCGACCTCGCCCACATCCTTCAGATACGCTTTTTTCTGCGCGTCCGTCGGCTTGCCCAACTTCTCGAATTGCTCCTTGAGTTTAGCGCGCTGCGTTTTGAACGGAACCATCGCCAGATCGGCGCTGCGCTCGGCCTCCGCCTTCAGGTCGGACGCATACAGTTCCGCCTCTTTGCGAAACACCTGCTTCGCCCCATCGGCAAAGTTGCGTTGCTCGGTTTGAATTGCGCTTAAAAGTTGCTTATTCTGCTCTTTTAATTCTTCAATGCGCTTCTTAGCGCCCTTATCGCCCGCCTTGGCGTCTGGCGTCAGAACCTCGATCAGTTTTTCGTTAGCATGCACGCGATCAGTCTTGGCGCCGATGTCATTATTGACAGATTCCAAGTGTTGCTTGCTGGCTTGCCCACGTTCGACCAGCTCCGACATTTGCAGCGCGATCTTTGCGTCTTCCGCCGCTTTCTTCGCCTTCGAGCTGAAATAATCCCACGCCCAGACTGCCGCCGTGATTGCAATGACAAGACCATTCATCGAGAACACGATGTTCTTCAGCCAGCCGATCGCCGTCGATGCTGCCGCACCCATCAGACCCATCGCTTTATTGGACGCGGTAATCGCCTTGGCCTGCGCTTCATACTGCGCAACCACCTGCTTTAATCCGTTATTCTGCTGCGTGAGTGACGTGACTGTGGCGTTGGTGGCGTTAGTCGAGATCGCAGTTAGCTCGGATCGCAGCTTTTCTGCCTTGTTGTTCCTTTCAAGCGCAATGGCGTTATTGATCAGCGCTTCCCGCTCCTCTTTAAGCAGATCGGCGTTGGCCTTCAAACCATTTACATCAATCATCAAACGGCGTGAATCAGCGCCGGATCCAGCCTTCTTACTGCGCGCAAGTTGCTCTGCCTGTAATTCAAGGGCCATAGCCTGTGAACGAATGCGGGTCTCGATCGCCAGCATTTCGCGAGCGCGACGCTCATGCGCCGCAATCATGGCATTGTCAGTCTTGATCTTTTCTTCAAGTTCCTGGGCGTTTAACGCTTTTTCAGCCTCGACACGCGCCTTCTCCGCTGTAATCGCCTCTTCATTGCGGCGGATTCGCTCGTTGAATTGAGCGACCTGCGTTTCGACAGCACGCTTTGCGGCGGCCACCTCATCTGCTGCGGCCTGCACCGACGCATTGCGCTTGGCGATAATGGACAGACGCACGCTGTTGAGACTATCGGTGATCTTTTTACCGGCGCCGGCGGCTTGGCCGACAGCCCAATACATTACCCATACCTTGCCGGCCGCGATGATTGTGTCCGACAGCTCGACGATCTTTTTCGTAATATTGACGATTGACACCAGTGCGTCATTCAAGCCGCGTCCGATAGAGCGCGCAAGCGAAGCTGAAGAATCGCCATTGAACGCCGCCAGCAGGTCTCCCACTGCTTTCTTAGCGCCGTCAAATAAACCCTGATTGCCGATATCGAGCTTGAACAGTTCCCACTTGGTCTTTAACCGCTCCAGCGTGCCAACCCATGTATCCATCATTTGCGCCGCGGCGCCGGCATTGTCAATGCTCATAACGATGAGCATCTTCTCCATAGCGGATTTCGCCTCTACCGTTCCTTTCGACACGGCCTTGGTCAACTCCGCCATAGTCATATGCATGCCGTCCGCCATTGCCTGCATCGCTGTCGGCACTGCCTCGCCCAATTGCTGACGCAACTCCTCCATCGACACGACACCCTTGCCGCCCATCTGCTGCATGGCGATCGCCGCGCGTTTCAAGGATTCGGAATTGCCGCCAAAGCGCGCAACCGAGTCCACCAACGCCTTCAAGGAGCCATTGACTGGATCGATGCCGCCCGTTTTCAGCTTGACGAAGGCATCACCAAGTGCCTTAATCTCAAACGGCGTGTTCTGCGCCATATTGAACAGGAACTTGACGTTGGATGCAGCTTCGAGTTTTCTCCTTGCGTCATCTGTTTCTTTAGACAGCCCCTCCATCAGCTTGCCCAGGCGCTCGATCTCGCCGGAAGTCTTCAGGATGGCCAGCGGCAGCGACAAGAAAATGTCGCGCACGTCCATCAGGGCAAAGCGCGCCATGCCCATCGTCGTGACGACCTGGTGCGCCTTCGCCCCAAAGGAGGTAAGGTGGTTTTCTACGTTCTGGATGGACTTGGCCGTCGAGGCCAGGTTTTGCTCAAGCTGCTTGATGGCGCCACTGGCGTCGCGGATCCCGACCTTAAAGCCGCCATCGTCCAGAGTGAGAACGACCTTAATTTCCTTGCCAAGCGCCATTTATCAACCTCAAGTCACAAAAGTTTCGACAGCTCCTTCAATTCAGCGAAGCCCGCCTCGTCACGCTCTTCCTGAATGTATGGCCGTCCTTGAGACTCGCCGCTTACCTTCACGATCGTGCCGGCTTCCACGATCAAGCGTTGCCGGAGTTGCTGCGCTGCCTCCCCCATAGCGGTGGCCGCTACCGAGATCGACAGGCTGCGCATGTCCTTCTGGGCTTGAATCCGATCGATGTTCTCGTTCATCAGCCAGAAGGTCTTGATCGGCAGTGTCATGACTGCCGGATAGCTCTGCGCATAAAAGTGCATCACCCGACAGAAGAAGAAACCAAAGTCGATTTCCTCGACCGCCGGCTTGCTTACTTTCCCGCTTCGCCCGCCTCTGCTTCCGTCAGCTTCTCAGTGGCTTCAGCCAAGTCGTCACCGCGCACGAAGGCGGCGATCTTGCCGAGGTTTTCGAGCGAGTAGCTGCCCAACGCCTCGCGCGGCACGCCAGGCACGGCGCGCATGATCATCTGCACCGTCGCTTCGATCTGGTCCGCCAGGCTGTCGGATTTCTCCAGGCGCTCCGCCGCGCGGGTAGTCTCGATGAAGTTATCCACTGTCATTTTTGGAATGTCGTAGGACTTCCCCTTGATGACCAGCTCACGCCCCATTGAGGCTGCGGATAGCGCGTCGAGATTGAGAACCTTTGCCATGTGCTGCTCCTTGTAAAACAGGCCCGCTTATTGGCAGCGGGCCTTGTGGTTGATTTATTGGTTATTGTAACTCAGTCGTGACTTATTTCAAGCGCCAACCGTAAAAAGCTTGCCGCTTGCGTCCGGATAGCCGGTGAACTCCACGTCATAGACGCGCTCGTCTTCCAGCTTGTAGGCGAACTTCAATGCGCCTGGGGTTGCAGCCAGCGGAATGACGAAGTCTTCCGACTTGTCCGTGTCCGGCTTGGAGATGGGGTGCAAGCGCAATTCGCGCGCCAACGAGAGCAAGTCCGTGCCAATGCCGGTCGAAACAGTGACCGACTTGGAGGTCGGATCGGCTCCGCCAGTCAGGGTAGCGCCGGACATGGTGACATCAGCGCCGGCAGTGCCAGTTACCAGGGTGAACCCGTTGCCTGCGACGGACGGCTCGCCGGCATCGCCGTAAACCAGGCGGTTGCCGTAAGTGACGGTCACGACGCTGGCGGTGGCGCTGTAGGTTGCTTCGGCGATGGCCGGTGTCGTGGACTTGTTCAGCATAGCTGCCAGGTTGGCTGCCGTTTCGTCGGTAGTTGCACCAATCAGAACTTCATCAGCCGCGCCACTCAGGGCCGACTTGAAAGTCACATTCACGCCGTTGACGACAATCGTGTTGCCAGTGATCGGGTTGGTGGCGATCGTGATCGAGCCATTAGCGACAGTGCCGCCGACGGTCGTCATCACGGCGCCAGGCATAATGGCGACCATGTTTTCGATGGTGGTTTCGGCCAGCGGAGCCTTGCAGCTCACATCGCGGCCCATCAGGTATTCATTGACCGTGGTCTTGCCGAACTGATCCACTTGAGTCTTGTGGGTCTCGGTCTTGACTTCGACTTCGACGCCGCCCTTGGTGTAGCCGAGATCCACGCCAGCGTAGACCATCTTGCACACGCCAAGCTTGACGTTTTTCGTGCTGGATTTCATTCAAAACTCCTTTGCAAAGAGAGAAATTAAGTCATTAATGACTTAGCGACTATACCACAAAACAGCCACTTTTCCTAGCAGTTACAATCCCAATTCGTCAAGCACATTTCGCAGCCTTTGGTCGAGACCCTTTTCGATCTCGGCTGCGGCGCGATCCAGAAAGCCGCCCCCGACCTCGATGCCGCTGCGCGCCTGCTTGCTTTGCGATTTCGGCCCCAACTGCATGAAGCCATACGGCGTCAAATGTTCATGAATCTCGTAGGCGTAGTCGCCCACCGTCTTACCTGGCCGTTCGGGGATCGGCATATTCATGTCGATATACACTTCGATTTCAGTGCGTGCAAAGCGGCCATACTCATCGCGGATCCGACCTAGCTCGGTGGGCGAAATCTTGATCGCTTTCTCCAGGTTGCCTTCATCGACCGGCGCCATTGCGCGCGCCAAGCGCATGGTGTCTTGCGCCGCCTTGTAAAGTGCCGACACCACCCTCTTCTTGCCTTTTGAATCCAGGCTGATCAGCATTTCCTCTACGCTGCGCACCCCTGTGACTTCCAGCCCCACGATCAAGCCTCCGTAAAGCTTGCTTCGAAATCGACTGCGAACTCATACAGATTGCCATCCGACAGCGGGAACGATACGGGCTTGGTTTTTGGCCGGCAGAAATTGAAACGCATCGTGTCGGCTGTCTGATTCGTCAGCGTCAGTGTCGTCACCACATTGCCGATCAGGGTATCTGCCGCCACATAGTCGCGCCCGCGCACGATCAGCCGAAACTCGCTGCGGTAATAGCCTGGCAGCTCATAATCGATTGGCGTGCCTTGCAACGGGCTGCGCAACAGAATGCCGGATTCGACTTCGGCCGGCAGCATGTTTAAAAACAGGGTATCGCCCTTGACGCCAAGTCCGGCACTTTCGATCAGGTTAGCCAATGGCATCAGGTTCATTTCTCGCTCCACATCATTGCATGGATCTCGACATGATCGAGGCGACCGGCGGCGTCATGACGCGGGAAACGCCCCGACACCTTGAATTTCGCCTCTGCGATTTCCACGATATCGTCAATCTTGACTTGCGTATTCGGGCGCAGCAGCAGCACGCAATCGGCATGCAATTCGCGCGCATTGCCACGCGAAGCCGACGAGTCGGCGCGCACACTGGTCTTGGTATTGGTGATCAGCAGCTTGACCACCGAGCATTGCTCCGACACATACGCGCCAGGCTTGGGCTGTCCATACACGTCCTTGCCGCCGGACAATTGAATGCGGCAACGCTGATTCGGCCTAAACATGAGTCAGATACGCGGTGGCGTTAGGGTGGAAAACAGACTTGCGCACGTCGGCCAAGCTCGGCAGCGCCTTGTCTGCACCAGACAGCGAGACCCTCAACCCGCAATACGGATGATTCGGATCGTCATAAGTCACTTGCGCGACATCAGATTGCAAGCCCAATGCGCGCGCTTGTGTGTCGATAAAGGACTGGTAAGCAAAATCGCGCCCCAGCAGCGCAACCAGCTTGGAGGAATCCCACAACCGGCCGGCCGCATCTACGCTTTTCAATTCCGGCGCCGCCAGCCTTTGCTGAAGCAGGGAGCCGATCGCCCCCCATCGGACGGGTGAACAAGGTTTTCAAGCCCAGGCCGCCGCCAGCCAAGCGATTGGTCAGCTCCCTCGCATTGGTTAGCGCAACAGCACGCAGGGAAGACTGCAATTCACGCATGCCGCCCGCAATATCAACGCCATCGCCCAAGTCGCTTGCCCAACCTGCAATCATGTTGTCGGCGCTCTGAGCGAATTGCATCACATGGGTGCGCGCTGCGCTTTTGAACTGTTCGGCAAAAAAAGGCGGTGCGGGCGTGCCTGCGGCGGATTGAATCGCCAGATAGCGGCCAATCAGCGCCATTGCAAAGCTGTCGTAAAGGCTCGACAAGTCCGCCTTGAACCGATCCACTTGTGTCAGGCCGATCATGCGCGCCCCACTCGCTTGGCAAAGCTGACGAAATACGACAGATAAGACAGCGCGCGCCGGCTGCAAGGCAATTGCAGCGGTTTGCTGCTGCGGAACATTTGACGGCTTTCACCCACCACGTCCTGCACCAGCCCCGCATTGCGCGCGGCTTCGACCGAGCCGGCATTACCGAGAATGGCATCAGCTTCAGCGATCTGCGCTTTTTTCAAGGCGTCCAGAAAGCGGGTTGGCAGTTTGACGAACTGCTCCGGACGCAGCAATTCCAGGTTGCCGGAGAATAAAAACAAATCGCTCAAGCCGACATAGTTGCTGTCGTAGCGACCTTCGGGAATATAGTTCAAACTATCCTGCCCCCAATTGACGTTCGAATTCAATGGCGCAAACGACAGTTGGACAATATGGGCGCGCGCATCGATCAGGGCGGCCAGGCGCGTGGCGCGGTCGGCGCGCTCCCATGCATCGATATTAGCCAGCCCAAGCGCGGTAAATTCGGCCTGTGTGTAGCTTTGAAACGAATTCACGCCGACAACCAAGGGGTCGGCAGTCTCGATCACGTAAGACGCCATCAGCACGACTTGATTGCCGCCGATCGTGCAGTACAGTTCTACCGAGCGCAGCCCGCGCACCATGCCGGTAGCCAGCGTATTCGACGCGGCCGGCACTGGCACTGCCGCCTCTCCCGCATTCGCGGCAAAGGTGGCCAGCGCGGTGCGGGCGACGATCTCCACCTCGTTTTCATCGGTGACGCGATAATCGATCGCCGATACGCTCAGGGGATTGCCGGCCGTATCGACTAACGGCACCCGCAGCGTGACATCCGTGCCTTGCAGGTAGCTATCCATTCATTACGCCTCGATCCGTGGCCCGCGCAGAATTGCGGTGATCAATTCCTTGATCGAGTTGCCCTTGATGCCAAGCGGCTCGGCGATTTCGCGCAAACCCTTGATTCCTTTTTTGTCAGCAATCTCGGCCAACTCCGCTTCGGTATAGAAGGACACTGCTTCGGCAGGTGCGGCGGGTGCGCGTTCGGCAATCGCGCCGGCTTGTCGCGCCTGCTCGGCAATGGCCTGGTCGGCGTTTTGCTCGGCCGGCAAGTCGCCCACTGTCGTGTGCGCATGGTCGAGGATCGATTGCGTCACCGATGCCGTGTTGCCGTTTTCCCACTCGCACAAGAATTGGGCGGCGATGCGCACCGCATCGATCGCCTTGACATCACCCACCGTCAGGCCGTTTTCAAAGAACACGGTTCCCATTTGGCCGGTGAATGTTTCAAATCCAGGTTGAGTCAAGCGCAGTTTCATTTTTCGTCCTTTCAGATATGACAAAGGCGGGCTTTTCAGCCCGCCTTTCATTCTAAGTCACTTATGACTTATCTACAAGCCTTAGATATTGGTCACGCCTTGCAGACCGGCGATCGAACGGGTGGACTTGAGCGCCAGGCCGGAATACCACTTCAGCCGGATGCGGATCGCGTCCTTGTTCTGCACCGTGCCGATATTCTCGACCACGATGCCGGCATTGTCGCCGCCATACAGGCCGTGCAAGCCATCGGCTTCGTTCAGACGCAGCGCATACACTGAGCAGGTATTGGGGTTGGTGCCTGCCGCCTCGTTACCAGCCAGGAACTCGTTCATGATGACCGGAATGCCATTGTGGGTCAGCATCGGGCGGCCAAAGTTTTCGAGCTGCTGCATCACGGCGTCAGTGCCGTAGGTAGCGCGCAACAGGGCGCGGAAGGCGCGGATCGTACCACGACGCATGACGATCACGTCGGCGCCGTTCGGCAAAGCGTCGCACAGTTCGTCCAGCATGGTCAGGGTCAGCGCGTTGCCGTTTGCACCGGCGCTAACGATTTGCGAACCGCCAACCGTTGCAGCGTAGGCTTGGGCGTCAGCCAACAGTTTTGGCAAGCCGTCGAACACTTTCGGGTTTGCGGTCGAGTCGCCGGTAGCCAGCGCTTTGTGGAATTCACGCGCGACCGTCTTGGCCTTCTTAGCGATTTGCACCGCCATCTGGTCATTGGTGTCGCTCATGGTTTGAGCCAGGAATTTATCCACGTCCACGTCACCTGCCAGAATGCGCAGCTTGGCCACGACTTCCTGGAAAGTCGCAGACGATTCATTGACGGGATCATTCGGGTCGAGCCAGTCGGCACCACCCAAGGTTTTTTCGCGGTTATAGACATATGCCTTGCCTTCGGTCTTGACGAACGGCAGAACGGCAAACATGTCATCGCGGTCGATGATTTCATCGATTACGCCGGAAATGAGCTGGTTATTGCTCAGATTTTCGGCTTCAGTTCGCAACAGAGGCATTTCGAATCCTTTTCAAAAACAATTTAAAAGGAGCCGGTCTCGCCTGGTCGCATCAGAGGTGACTTAGGCAATCCCGCTCATGGTTAAAGCGTTCTCGGAGCCTAAGTCGCTCTAGTTCACCGATGACGAGACAATACCGCATTTTGGCGGTTTTGTCAAGTCACCAGTGACTTACATCAGAACAGGATTACAGCTTATTGCCGTTGGTTTGCGCCAGAATATTCAACCCCTTCAAGCCGGCGTTGATCTTCGACACGCTATCGCCCGACTCTTGCTTGGCCTTGCCTGCTTCTACCTTCGGCGCCGAGCTGGAGCCTGCGCCTGGCTTGACCTTGCTGCGCAACAGCGAGTCGCGATCCGGATCGGCTTGCACGATCTTGCGCATGGCTTCTTCGAATGGCACCGCATTGCCATACTGATCCACCAGCGCGGTGCGGCTTGCTTCGCCGCGCGGCTTGTCATACGGCACCAGCTTGCCTTCAACCACATCGAAATGCTCGCCAAACAACTTGCGCGCCTTGGATGGCGGGATCGTGGTTTCTTCCTTGATGAATTCCGACTGTGCAAACTGCTGGCCGATCGACAGCTCGTTAATCGTGCTGTCCTTGGCTGCGAGCGCGGCCTGGAGTTGCGCAATCATCGTATCCTTGCTCTGGATTTGATTCGAATGCTCTTCCGCCATGCGCTGCTTCAAGCGATCCCACTCGCCCCTGGCTTCAAGCTGCGCCTCCTCGGCCTTTTTCTGGGCATCCATCAGCTCGCGCACCTTGACCGGATCGATGCCTTCGAAGGCTTTGAGCGCGCTCTGCGCCTTCTTCAATTCGTCACTGGCCTTTTGCAGCGCTTCCTTCTTCTGCATGTTCTCCTTCAGCAGCTTGGCTTCGGCGTCCGACAGCTTGGGCTTGCCGTCTTCAGCGCCTTTGCCTTCCTTGCCGCCTTCCGCGCCCTTCTCGCCATCTGCCCCGCCTTCGCCAGCGCCCGACCCACCGTCGCCTTCACCAGCGTCGCCTGCGCTTCCGCCGCCGTTCTGGTTGCCGTTGCCGTCATCCGGATTCTGGACATGCCAGGATTTCATCTTATGCATCCACCACTTCATTTTTTGCCTTTCTGACCAGTCTCTAGGTCAATGGGTTAATGCCGGCCGTTTCTCTTGGCCGACAGGTTGAAAATCATCGATTGCCAGGCGCCGTCGCTGCCGCCTGCTTGTTGTTCTGACCCTGCTTGTTATCCCTTGCCGCCTTGGGAGCGCCTTGCGGCCCGCCGCCCTGCGTGCCGGCGCCCTGCTGCACCGAAGTCTTGCCGACAACCTTACTGTTGGCGCCGGCCGTCGCCTCGCTCATGGCTGCGGCCAGGTCAACCGGATTGATCGGCCAGTCTTGCAACTCTTTCAGCATCTGGCTCTTCAGATCCTTGGCCAGTTGCGGGAACAGCTTGTCGATCAGCGCTTCCATTTGCTGACGACGCACCGCATCGGGCGCATTGACCAGCAGCAGCCGGCCGGCGATGTCGAACTCGTCGTACAAGCCGCGGGTGTCGAAGTTGTTTGGATACTCGACCAGCTCTTCCAGACCATCGAGCTGCTTTTCTTCGCCATTCCACAATGCCACCAGCCGCACCAGCTTGTTTTCAAGCACTTCCAAGCTGTCTGCTTTTGCTTGCAAAAGAGCGTTGACGCGCTCGAAATCGTATGCCTTTGCCACGCCGGATGAGTTGTCGATACCGGCTGCGTTGTCTTCCTTGGTGCGCTCGCCAGCCAGGCCGACCGTGTGGTAAATCTCGTTGATGATCTTGGAAATCACCGCCAGGATCACATGCGCCTGCTTCGGATCCGGCGACAGATAAAACGGTTGCGCGCCGCCCTCGCCGTCATACAGGAAGGTGCGATTGGTTCCCATTTCGACCAGCTTGGTGTAATTGTCCTCGCCAGGCAGCACGTTCTGTGCCGGCATGGCCAGTTGGGAAAAGGTTTGATCCTGGATAATAGCGTCCAGGTTGGACAGGTAGTTCGCGCAGGCGCGATCCAGGTAAGCGATATCGTCAATCAGCGAAGGCGATGTGAACTCCTCATCCGAAATGATGTTGTCATGCAAAATGACCGGCACTTCGCCCAGGTTATGTTCGCCGTGATCCACGATCACAACCACCGACTTTCCGCCTTTGGTCTTTTGCTCTTCCAGCAGCGACCATTCCGTCTTTGTCCACAGTCGATAGCGCGGACGCACCTCTCCGGAAGAGCTTAACGGATCTTCGTCGTCGCGCTTGCTCTCTAAGACCAGGATCCAGTTCAGTTCGCCATTGTCATCCTTGGAGTAGTCGAGCAACTGCTTGGGGCCGACGATATAGGCATAAGTCTTGACGCCAAGCTTTCTTTCGTCCGCCCTGGAAATCGCGCTGCCGGAAGCGGCCGTGTTATCGACCACAATGCCGATACGACCGAGCGTAGACGCTTTTTTCGATGCCTGACGCATGAAGTCACGGATCTCAAGACCGTAGCGGGTGGAACTCTCCCAGAAGCGTTTAACGCTGTCAGGGGCGTCAACTTCATTGCGCGTGATGTTTTGCTTGAACAGATATTTGTTGACCAGATCAACCACTTCGCGGGTATGGTTAAAGCGATAGCAGCGCTTGATGCGATCGGCATATTCGCCTTCGCCTTCCTTGATGTAACGGAAAATGTTGCCGTCGTTGAACCAGTCGCGACCGCCCTCGTAGGTATCCTCCAGAAAATCCCAATGCCCCAGGTTTTCCTGGTATTCGGGGTGGCGACGCTCAATCAAATACCGCAGCTTCTTTTGCTCGGCATTCATGACTGGCGCGGTTGCCGCGCTAACCGAATTCGGATCGACAATACCGACATTGCCAGTCTGCGGAAGGGGGCGGGTCTGTGTCATTTTCATAGCTTTGGATACTAACTCAGTGGTGACTTATATGTCAAGCCTATCGAGACAGGCCGCCAATCTCTACTTTGCGCACCGGATATTCCAGCTCGATGCAATAGCCGCCGGCGTCGGCGGAGTGTTCCACGCCGGCCGCCTTGTCTACATCGCGCGTGCCAGGCTTGTAAATGGTTTGTTCCAGCGCGTTGATGAAATGCTTGCAGCGCGCATCGACCTTCAACCGTACCGTGCCGTCGGCCGCCTTCAGCATCCTGTTTACGGCATTGACGCGGTCAGCCACGAACGGATGCTTGCGGCGGTATTTGATGCGCTTGAAGCCTTTTTCTCGCAGGATGTCCAGGTCGGTCTCGCCGCGGGCGTGCTGGCGCTGGCCGCCGGCGGGGTCAGGGTAGACCACGATCTGCACCTGCTGACGCCAGTAGCGCTTCTCCAGCTCTTCGCAGACCTCTTCCGTGTTGGATCCGAACAGTACGATCTCATCCACCGCCCACAACTCACCGTTTTTCTGCGGCTGAAAAATCACCGCAGACATCGGGTCGATGTTGAAGTCCATACCAACCCAGATCGGCAGCTTCGGATTGAAGGCGTATTGGTCAACATGCTCGTTGCGGTCGAACGGATAGTAGACGCGGCCGGACATGGTTTCGAAGGATGCTTCAAACTCCTGCTTGAAGGATTTCTCGTCCATGTCGGCGCGCGCCGCCTCGATCTCGGACACAGGGATGAACGGCGACGTGATGGTCGGGAATTGCCAGGACTCCCACAGTCCGCGCGTGACGTTCTTCGGATCCTGCCCCTTCTGGTAAATCGTGTAGAGGTAGTTGTAAGCCTTGGGCGTGCCGATGAAGATTGCGTGGCCGCGGCGGTCAGCCAGCGTCGGGCGCAGGACTTTTGTCCAGGTGTCCTCGTCAATATCCTGGAATTCGTCCAGCACCAGAAAGTCCACGCCCACGCCGCGCAGCGAATCGCCCTTGTCGGCGCCCTTCAGTTCGATGCGGGTGCCGTTGACCAGCGTGATCGCCATATTGGTCTCGTTGACCTTGCGAATCCAGCGCTTCGGGATAGCCTCCAGCAGATCGTTCCACATGATCTGCTTGGCCATCTTGTAGGTCGGCGCCACGTACCAGATTTTCGACTTCCGTTTTTTGGCGCGGGTAATGATCAGCACGCGGGATAATGCCGTCTTACCCCACCGGCGGCCGGCGACGACGACGCGAAAGCGCGCCGACGACTTGTAGACCGTCATCTGCTTGGGATGCAGCCGCAACGTGCTTCGCATCGCCATGTCAGTCTTCCCTCTCCTCGACCACGCCGTTGTCGCCGTCAGGCCCGTCAGCCGGATCCTGCACCGTCGGCAAGTCATCCAGGCCGGCATCGTCACGCTCGCGCAATTCCTGAATCTGCTCAGCGGTCAGCTCGGAAATGACCAATTCCGGCAGTTCGTCCGGATCCACTGCGTCCGGCTTGTCCAGACCCAGAACGGCCCATTTCTCGGCGCGCGCCTTGGAAAGAACGCTCATCGCAGCATCCAGCGTCTTGATGTTGTTCAAGGCGGTGGCGATCGGAACGTTGTCCTGTTTGGTCTTGAGGATTTCATTCCAGGTGAGCTTGCCGATGGCGGATGCCATCTTGTAATGCTCTTCCTTGGTTTCCCTGATGCGCGCAGCCTGCACGGTTGCTTCATCGACTGCGGCTGCGGCCAGCTTTTCCTCGACCTTCTTCTTGGTGGCGGCTGCCTTGGCGCCCTTGATGACGCCATGCTTTTTGAAATGCCGCTCGAAGGTCGAGATCGACTTGCCGAACTTCTTGACCAAGTCCTCGTAAATGAAGTCGCCGGATTCCCACATGGCTTCTGCCTCGCGCCACTGCTTTGGCGTGAGGTTGCGTGTTTTCGGCTTTGTCGCGGTCTTCATCACGTCTTATCCTTTAGGCAAAAAAAATGGGCGCTAGGGAAGGCGCCCAAGGAGAACGTATGAAACGAATCTTGGGCTGGACTATATTGCATTTAAGGACTCCTGTCAAGTCACCGATGACTTATCTTCGGTAATGACGAAATGCAGCGCTACGGCGGCGGCCGCGGCTTGCGTCTTTTGCGGCGTCGTTACCGCCACCATGCCGGCATGGTCGAAAATGCAAACCCACTTTCGCCCCGTAGTCGGCTTGATGTAGGCTTGCACGCCGCGCAACTCCAGGCATTCGAGCGCATGATCGGCCCACGCGCAGAAATCCGGAACCGAGGACAGCTCAAGGGCGGCAGCAATCGCCTGGTTGAGTTTGGGGCCGGCAGCAATCTCGCTCCCGACCTCCAGCACTTCCAGTTCCGCGCCCTTCTGGCTCCCGACGCTTGGGTGTTCCAACTGTTTTTCTAAAATATTCATTACTTCTTTATTCAGTCATTACTTACTTATATAGTATTTATAGAAGCGGGTTGTGACTCCCAAGTAAATTCCCCTTCCTTATGAAAGGGGTTGGGACTCCCAAGTGTTTTTGCTATTCCAACACTTCCTCAAGGATGGTTTCGTCTGCGGATTCGATGATCGAGGCGCCGGCTTTGGAACCCATTCCAACCATCTGACGCCCCAACTCGGTCGCCCCAATTACCACCCGCATGCGGTTGCGGCGCTTTTCCATCCCCAATTTTTCGATAAATCCGTGCTTGATCAGCGCGCGGATCGAAAACTGAATGCTTTGCTTGGTGGTTTCGTACCTGACCCGCTCCAGGATCTCATCCAGGTCGGCCGGCTGCATGGCGCCAGGCTTGTCCGGATGAGGGCCGTTGCCCTTGGCGATTACGGTCAGCAGTTCGATCTGCTTGACGGTCAAGCTCATCTTGCTCATGTTTCTTCCTTTTCTCCCCAATCCTCATCGGATTCGGGGTCAACAATGTCAGTGGTAATCTGGATCCGGCTTAATTGTTCCGCAGCGCGCGCAACATCCAATAGTGCGTCAACCGGCTGGTTGTCGAAAGCGATCAGCGGCAGCCGCGGCGGCAGCGCATGCTTGCCGAAGTCGGGATTGGCGAACACGCCATACAGCGGGCTGGCCAGGACGAGCTGCTGCAATGATTTGATCAGGTAGCCGACTTCCATGCCTTCGACCCGACTGGTGCCGTTGGCGCGGTTGTCGCCGCTTTTCTCCATCGCCGAGCAGGTGTAATAGAACTTGCGCATTTCAGCGATACACTTGTCTCGCACCGGCGCCGGCATCGCATCGAGTTCCTGCTTTATGCCGACATAGTCCATCGGCATGGATTCAAACCAGCGCGCAAAAAAGCGCAAACCCTTCTCGTAATTGGAAGAGCGGCTTGGCTTGGTAAAGCGCATGCCGGCCTTGGCTGCAAACGGGTTGAACTTGCTCATTGAGGACTGAAACTCAACAATGCGGCAGCCTGTCATGCGCATCATCAGACTTTGCATGCGGTAGGCAATGCCGGCGCCGCGGAACATGGTGTCCAGAACGAGCCGGCTGTTGGTGCAGATATGCGCGTTCAACCAGAGCGCGCGGTGGCGGTTAATCAGCTTGGTATCGCGTCCATTCGTGTTCGGGCGCATATGGGGCATCACCTTGTTGCGACCGCCCAAAAGCATCTTCGGCACTGTCATGACGCCCACGCCGATGACCTGCCCGTCCAGCATGGCGCGGTAGACCCTGGGGCCGATCCCCAGGTTTTCCGCCTTGTAGTGCAGCTCATGCAGCAAATCCCAATCTGCCTTGGTGCCGCGCTCGATGTAGATACGCGGCAAAAGCGACAGCGAGTGCCTTTTTGGCGGTTCGCGCCGCTCGATTAGCACATCCTGGTTGTCCGCAACGATGGTGTGCATGATGTTACTTGCCCTTGGCCGGCGTGACTGGCGGCTTGACGGTGGCGGGGTCGCGCGGCAGCTTCTTCGATACGTCAGTTTGGCCATTGCGGCGCGCAACCTCTTCTGCGATGCGGGTGGCCGGATTGGGCTTTTTAGGAAATTGCATGATTACTCCAGGTGAAATATCAAGAATCGGTTACGCCGCGACCATGTCGCCGCCGCTAAAGTCATCGTCGTCAAACAGCTTGGTCAGAAAATCGACAATGAAAAAGAAAATAATCGATGCCATATCGTTCCTCACGATGCGGTGGCGGCGTCCGCCTTGTATCCTTCCGGCGCGCGCACGATCTTGATCTTCTCGCGGTAGCGCTTTTCGATGTAAAGGGTCGGCGCCAGGTCGTCAACCATGTCGTGATGGGTGGTTGCCACCAGCAGTGTGGCGCCGACGCTTCTGGCCACTTTCTGAAGGTTGAAGGCGATCACCTTGGCGGTCGTGCGATCCAGCACCGCCAGGAATTCGTCAGCGGCCCAGACTTTCGCGCCGGATTCGATGATTTTGGCCAGGCGGAAGCGGTAGCGCTGGCCGTCGGACAGTTCGGCCGGCTTGCGAATGTAGAGATAGGCGTCATTGATGCCGGCGATCGCCAGAAAATTCAGCGCCTCTTGCGTGGTCTTTCCGATCTGGTCGATTAGCGGCGCATCCAAGAGCGGCACTTTGTCGATATCGACCACTGACAAGCCTTGCTGCGTCATCTGTGCGGCCAGCTCGCGCAAGACGGTCGATTTGCCGGCGCCGGACTGGCCGGTCACATACACCACGTCGCCCTGCTCGATCTCGATCGGCTGATTGTCGAACACCACGAATTCCTTGTCGTCCAGCCCCAGGCCAAAGGCTTCGGCGATCTCCAGCACGCGCGGCGTGCGCTGCACTTCGGTGTGGAAACGCTTGTCAACGGTATAGATCATTTTTCATCCCACATTTTCAGCACATCGACCGGCGTTAGTGTTGTAATTTCTGTCTGCGGCAGCTTGTAGCTGGCATGCGCATAAGCGCGCACCAGCGCCCACTTGACGACGCGGCGCGGCAACAGGTGGTAAGCAATCCAGGACGTGATCAAGTCTTTCATTTTCATCGTGTCTTTCTCAGTTCGCGCCAGGCGTGATGCAGCCACGTTTCCAGCTTCGGGTTGTCGAGCATCACCTGCATCCGCCGTTTGCCGACTGGCAGGCGATGGTTTCTTCTTCTTCGGCGCCGTCGGCAATCCCGTAGGAGTGATTCACCGCGTGGCCGATTTCATGAATCAGCGTGTTGACGAAGCGGTCGAGCGTCGATTCGCCATCGAGCAAGATCCGGCAGTCGTCAAAGAACGTCATGCCGTAGTTCTCGCCCAAGTCCGGCGCGCCGCTTTGCACCAGATGGATTGCAAAGGTGAAAGAACCTACCTTGACGCGCGCCGGCAGCTTGGCAATTAAGTCATTCATGACTTACCAGCCATGACGCGACAAAACTGCACAAAGGCGTCGGCGCCAGTCATGCCCGTATCCGCCTCGATCAAGGCCATCGCCGTGGCGACGACGCGCTCGTCTGCCCCCTTGATGGCTTTAAAACCAAGCGCCTTGGCGATCTGCACCGGCTTGTCGGCCGCCGCAGCGATGGTCGTCTTGGTTTCTTCCGCCTGCTGATTGATTTCAGCGTCCAGGTCGTCAACGAAGGCTGACGTATCGATCTCGCCAAGGTCGGCAACGACGAACTTCAGTTCCTTTTCATCGAAGAAGCCTTCGAGCGAAAAATCCAGCGACGCCAGCTCTTTTTGCAGGATGTCGGTGTCGATATTGGAGATCGCCACGCGGTTGTCCGCCAGGCGCAGCGCGCGCGCCTGCTCTACCGTCAAGTCGTCGCGCACCAATACCGGCACCTTGTCCATGCCAAGCGAGAGTGCCGCCAGGCGCCGGCCGTGTCCGGCGATGATCACGCCTTTGCTGTCAACGACGATCGGCTGCGTCCATCCGAATTCCTTGATCGATTTGGCGATCTTCTTGATTTGCGCGTCGTCATGGGTCTTGGCGTTCAATTCATAGGGAATGACGCGCTCGATTTCCCAGACTTGGATATTCGGTTTCATGAAAATACTTTCAGCAAAAGGCAAATGACCCATGCGAATGCGGCCATGCCGCCGCAGGCTAACCAAACAATCGACGCGAGCGCGGCGATATACAGGTCGCGCGCCGTCAGCATCCACACCAGACACAGGATAGACAGAACGGTCAAAAGCGTTGGGAAAATCCACCAGGCGATCATTGGACGCGCACCTCTTCATTGGTTTGGATCCATACCCGCGCACCGCACGATAGCGGCTTATTCGGCTGGTAGACCACTTCGGCCACGACACGGCCATCCACGACGATCTGGGCGGTTGTGGCGCGACGGTTCCGCTTGTAATCCTTGACTGTCAGCGGCGGGTTCTGCACGCCGGTCTTGGTGTTGTCCTTGATGACATGCTGGTTGACGTGAATGATGGTTTTCACGCTGCCTCCTTGACTGGCTGAAAAAATCGGATGTTCTTCAAGTCATGAACGCCGAGTTCTTCGGACTCGTCGGTCGGCTCGAAATTGTCGCCATCCTCGCAGTCGTCACACTCGCCGGTCTGATTGCCGCAGTTGATGCAGTCTTCGCAGAATGGATAGCCCTTGTCGCAGCGCGTCATGTCAGACCTCCACTTGATTCAAAAGCCACACCAGCGCGTCGCCGGCATTCGTCAGTTGGTCGGAATCGGTAAAGCCCTGACGCTTCATGACTTTTTCGATCTTGGTCTGCACATCCTTGCAATCCTCGGCCGGCACCTTAAAGCGCATTACTTGATGGGTCTGCACTGCCGGCGCTTTTGCTGCGCTTGGGGCAGCCGCGCCGTCGTCATCGGGAAGATCAAGCTCATCAAGGGCTATAGTTGCACTTGAGAAGATTGACGCGAAATCCGTGTCTGAATAAGGGAGGAAAGTTGAGAGGTCTTCGGGCGTGCCAAGCTCTTCGAGCAGTGCGGCCAGCCCCAGGGTGTCGTCTGCGCCGTAGCGCGCGTTGTCGATCAGTCCGATCTCTTTGGCCTTCTGGTCATCGATATAACCGAGGTTGAAGATGGGAACTTCATGCAGTCCAATCCGGATTGCCGCATCGCGTCGGTGCGCGCCGCCGAGAATTTGCAGCGTGCCGTCATGCAAGCTGCGCACGATGATCGGCTTGATGAAGCCATGCCGGCGCAGCGAGGCGTCGATCTTGGCCTCGTTGTCCGGCGAGACAATGTTGGTGTTCCAGGGGTTCGGCTGCAACTGGCGCGGATCGGCGGTGCTTTGCATGAGTGGCATCTTATAGAATGATTGAAACTAAGTCAGTAATGACTTATACTTTATCCATATTTCCTGATTTTGGCAAGCCCCATGACAACTGTTTCTATCGCCCATAACGCCATCAACGCCAAGCTGCACGATCCGAGCCGCGAAGTGAAGCTCGAAGTGCAGTCAATCCTGTCGTACCGCATTGACGGCGCTGAGCATTCGATTCAGTTCAAGCGCGGCTATTGGGATGGGCGCAGCTCATTTCTGGATTTCAAGTCGGGCGTGTTCCCCGCCGGCTTCATCCATTTCGTGTCGGCGCACCTGCGGCGCAAGGGTTACACGGTCAATATCGTGAAAAGACCGTTGCCGGCGCCCCTGGGGCCGGAAAAGCCGGTCGTGGACGGCTTCGGTGACGATCCGCGCTACGACTATCATGATCATGTCATCGACAAGCTGTTAAAGCATGGCCAGATCATCGCGCAGGTAGCCACCGGCGGCGGCAAGAGCCGGATCGCGAAGAAGGCATTCGCCCGCATCAACCGGCCCGCGATGTTTTTGACCACGCGCGGCATCCTGATGTACCAGATGCATGCCGCATTCGAGCGCGACCTTGGCATCAAGGTATCGATTCTGGGCGATGGGAAATTCGGGCATACGGTGGTTGACGAACACGGCAACGAGCGCATGGCCATCAAGAAAATGAGCGTGGCGATGGTGCAAACCCTGGTGGCCCGCCTGGAGGAAAAGACAGTCGATGGCGAGATCGAGAAGATGGTCGAGGCGCGCGTCAAGAAAGAGTTAAAGGAGCTGTCCGCCTACCGCAAGAGTCTGGAAAAGAAAGGGCTGCCGGCACCGCAGATCACTATCCTGTGCAACAAGTTTGAACGAAAGCAGGAGGCGTCGCGCCCGTCCGAGAAGGAAGTCGTCGCAGTCGCGACCGCCAAGGTGGCCGAACACATGGCCTTGCGCGCCAAGACGATCGATCTTTTGAAGAAATTCGAGCTGGTAATCCTGGAAGAAGCGCATGAGGCATCCGGCAACTCCTATTACGAGATTCTGCGCCACTGTGCCAATGCGCATTACCGGCTGGCCTTGACCGCCACGCCCTTCATGAAGGATTCGGAAGAGTCGAACATGCGGTTGATGGCTTGCTCCGGCCCGATCGCGATCAAGGTGTCGGAGGCGCTGCTGATCGACCGCGGCATCCTGGCGCAACCCTACTTCAAGTTCATCAAGGCGCGCCAGAAACCGGCCAAGCTGTTCAAGCACACCGGCTGGCAAAGCGCTTACCGGATCGGGATTGTCGAAAACCCTTATCGCAACGCCGATATTGTGGCCGAATGCGCGCGGTTTGCCGGCTACGGGCTGACTTCGATGGTGCTGATTCAGCAAACCGCGCATGGCGATCGCCTGGTGAACATGATGACGGCAGCCGGCCTGCGAGTCGAATTCATCAAGGGTGAGGATGATCAGGACGGCAGAAAAGCCGCATTGGCGCGACTGGCTGCCGGCGAGCTGGACGTATTGATCGGCACCACCATCCTCGATGTCGGCGTGGACGTGCCGGCGGTCGGTCATGTTTGCTTGGCCGGCGGCGGCAAGGCGGAGGTGGCGCTGCGCCAGCGGATTGGCCGCGGGTTGCGCGCCAAGAAATTCGGCCCGAACGTCTGCTTCGTCACCGATTTCGAGGACGAGTTCAACACGCATCTGCGTGAGCATGCCAAGACCCGTCAGGCGATCATCGAGGGAACGCCAGGCTTTGACCGATACATTCTGCGCAATGGCGCCGACTTTGATCTGAAGGGCTTGGGCTTTTCGCGTCTGGCGGCAGCGGCTTGATGGAAACAGCTTGCGAAGGCCACTTATTTCCGGTATGGTGATCATTCACTACTTACTTATGGTGCGGATATGACCCAAGCGATGTTCATTTTGCTGTCCTACATCGGCGCAATCGTCGGATTGACCGCCTTTCTTCATAATCCGGTGGTGTTGCTGGCCTTGGCCTTCGTTCCTTCCTTAATGCAAGACCTGCCTTTCGGTCTGATCGCCGCGCAAATGCAAGCTGACGCGGTATCCGGCATGGATCCGGACGACGAGGCGCAACCAATGGGCTTTACGCAAAACGTGCAATCCAAAAAGTAATCTTTCCTTGAATGTCCTTTTAAGCGCCTTCGGGCGCTTTTTTTTGCACGTATAAGCGACACGCAAGCTATAATCATCGCATTCGATGCACGTAAGGGAAAATCATGCCAAGAATGAAAGATGCGCCGGTCAATCCGGATGAAGTGAGCCGCTATACGCAACGCCTGACCAACCGGCACCAATTCAAGTTGGCACAGCTCGCCAAAGAACACATGATCAGCCAGCAGGAAGTGTTGGAGGTCATGATCGACCAGCTCGACCTGGACGCAATGGGGCCGCTCTTCAAGAAAATCCGCGAAGACAAGGTGACTGCGCGCACCCAGAAGAAGGAATTGGTCAAGCAGCTCGCCAAGCTCGATGTGAAAGAGCTGGAAAAGTTAGTCGAGCGCGATAAACAGGAGGCATCAGCGTGAACGGCATACAGGCGGCGACTATTTTTGGGGTAAAGATACTGGATCCGCGCGATGACACATACAAGGCGTCATCCAATCCCGCCCTGATTCTCTTGGATGCCTGCCGGCGCGAAACTGGCGTATTGCCGAATAACCTGGATTTCTATCGAGGCTTGGCAAACTGGTGTGATGAAAAAGGCTTCAGTTATAACGGCTCGCCGTCAAGCATAGTCGATATTCTGGCAAATATTCGATGAAAGTCCTGGTCTGCGGCGGTAGGCGCTACACTGACCAGACCTTCGCCTTTGCCGTTCTCGACCGCGTGCATGTAAAGCGCCCCATCACCCTGATCATTGAAGGCGGCGCAACCGGCGCTGATAGATTCGCGCGGGAGTGGGCCATTGCGCGCGGGGTGCGATACCAGACCTTCGAAGCGAATTGGCAACGCTACGGGAATCGTGCCGGCCCTGTGCGCAATCATACGATGCTACGCGAGGGCAAGCCCGACTTCGTGGTTGCGTTCGCGGGCGGATCCGGCACTGCACACATGGTCAGAATCGCCAAAGAAGCCAGTACGCGCGTGCTGGAAACCTGGAAATACTAAAAGAGCCTGTCTCGAATTTTTTTGGATGTATAAGAGTGTTAGCTTTTTTTTGCCTGCCGTGCGGATGCGCGCTCTTGCTTCAGACACGAAAATTTTTGCTATAAGGCTTATACGGCAATAGCTTGTGGCTTTTTGGCAGAAACAAACAGTGCGCTTCCCAACACGCTAATCGCCAATCCTACCCAGATCGCCATCATTGCCTTGTCCTGCATTGCTTTAGCTGAAGCCATCGCCCTAGCGTATCCTGACGGCGACCCTACAATGATAAAAGCCTGATCGGCAGACAGCCTGGCATCTGGATCAACCTTGTTTAACAGCTCGGTATATTCGCCTTCCTTGCGCGTATAGGTTTTCTTGCTGTCATAGTTGATCAATGCTCCCACCAACACGGCAAGCAAGCCGATGACGGTAATTATTTTGGCAAATTTACGAATATCCATTGGGCCTCCCGATTGCGATAAGTGCAATTATAGTGGGGGCTGGCCAAGTTTCCCTGGCGCTGTATCCAAGCTGCAACTGTTTATCGTGGAACACCGCGGATCCGGAATATGTTTATGGCATCGACCTGTCCGGCGGATCTGTCGATTTTCAATGGATTTTCGAACATATCGCTGGCTGTATAAGGATAGGGGCTGCCGGCTGCCAGGATTCTATAAGGATAGGGTTGGGAGGGTGGAAGACGAGGAAGGCTGGGCCTACCAGGTCGAGCGATCGTCCTAAGACTTCGCCCTTTTTATTGCTGCTTAATATTTCATCAACTCTGCTTGATGCTTGTGCGCGGTTAGTAGTGCGTTATCAAGTGCGCGCACTGCGCACACCATGCATGACACTGTAGAAACAACGAACACTAAAACGATTGCGAGATTTTTAAACATGATCTTTTTCCCTGTTTGATGTTTGAGAACTAGACCGCTTGCGCGGTCTAGTAATTCACTAATGACTTATGCGTTTGCGGTAAATAACGCGCTAAATGCTTTCGCTCTGTCATTGTCACAAAACCGCGTTATATCATTACGCTTGCCCTTTTGAACTTCGCAGATACCGAGATGCAAAAACATCATGCGCGTTGATGATGCTTGCGTTGATGCTGTACCCGCAGTGCATGACAAGCGCCCTATCAACGCTTTCGCTTGCTCTAATTCATCGTATTGCACCGCAGTAGACAAGCACATAAGGGTTTCTTTGTTGTTCAAATCATCAACTTTCAAAAGATTCTTTACAATCGCCCTTGTATATGGGTCAACTTCGCTTTTCAGGTTTTGACCGAGTGCAACCAATGAAGAAACAATTTTAACTAACACTTTGACCGCGATAAAATTCGCTTTGTCTTGCTTATGGTCTGCAATACGCGCTTTTTTCAATAGGTCTTTTGCGAGTTCTGCAAACTCAGGTTTGCTCATGACTAGATCAATAGCTGCTGAACCTGCTTGCGCGTTATTCAATGCGGTTTGTGTATCTTTGCTGAACTGTTCAGCATTACGGGCGGTCAACACTTCAACGAATTTCACTGAAAAGGTTTTAGCTTGCTTAGACATGATTTTTTCCCTTGTTTAGTTTGCTGCATCAACGTGATGCAGTAACTACATAATAATTCACTACGGACTTATTTACAAGCTTTTTTGCACGTATTTTTGAATTTATTTTTACATGCTTATTTTTGTTGTATTTGTGCAAATCGCTTGACATACGTGCAAAAACAAGATACACGCATGCGCGCACGCAGTCTTAGGATAGGCGTCGGCTTGGCGCGGGGTTGGAAGAGGCGCCCGACCGGCGCATCCTGGGCATATCAGGAAAACCTGCCATACAGCCGTTCCTAGGCCCGCAGCCGTATTCAGGCACAGCGCCGTACCCGGCCGGCGAGCCAGATCCTAGGCATGGGCGTGACGTGGAAAAGCGCCGATGCCAGCGCTTTCCTGTCAGGCTCAATGTCTGGCGCTGATCCTGGGTGTGCGTACCGGACGCACATAGCGGCCCTTGGCGCGGTGCAGGCTGTCTTCCGCATCCCACTGCATCAGTTCCAGCGCCGACACCGGCTCGTCATGGCTGGTGTCGTGACCAGGACAGTCGTCGGAAAAGCATCCGTTGGGCGACACCGGCTCTTCATATACCCGTCCGCAATGCGGGCATTCAAAGGCGGCGCAAGTGCTGACGGGGCGCGCATGCGAGGCGATGGCGTGGATGGATTTCATACAAAACTCCTTATAAGTCATTAATGATTGATTCAACCAGGCGCAATTACTGCGCGATCTGGCGCGGTGCGCGTCCGAAGAGAATGAAATACGCCTGTTCAAAGGGAATGCCGCGGTTGCGCAGGTAACGCACACCAGCCCATGTTCCAAACTGCTTGATCTTTGAACGGTAAAACGCGAGGTCTTTGGCACTCATTTCGATTCCCTGTCTGGTTCGTTGCTGCGTCACGCGATGCAGTAGACGCATAGTCTCGAACCGCACCAGGATTGTCTGCGGCAAGCTGCATCCGTCCTGACAGGGAAAGGCGGCCGGCGGCCTAGGCGTGGCCTGAACGTTTCCTGGCCTGGGTGTCGTGTGGCCGGCAACTTGTTTATTTGTCAGGCGTGTCGTGTCCGGAGCCGCAGCCTGGCCTACCCAAGCGTTTCCTAAATACTTTATTACTTCACTACTTACTTATTTATATTTATATAGTATTTATAGAAGACCCTGTCCGGCCCCAAGCAACGCCAAGGCAGCCCCAAAGCTAGGATTGATCCATGCCGGCGCCTAGGCTTCTTATAGCAGGCAGACAGGCATTTCTCCTATCCTGCTCCTATCTGGCTCCGTCACCGTATCTCTTACGGGCCGGTCAGCCATACATACTGCCAGCCCGCCGTATCCTGTCAGGCGTCGGTCAGGTTCTTCAAATTGTTGGCGATCAAGGTGCCGAACTGCTCGACAAACCGCGGATCGTCAAAGGCTTTCTGCTCCTTTGCGTAAAGCAGTGCCGCACGGACGGTCATCGCATCAATAATAGGCTCGCCGGCCCTCGTCAATACCTGTCCAATGTAATCAATAGTCATGCTCTCTCCTTGTGTGATGCTTACAGTTTCTCAAGCGGTTGCAGGCTTGTCTGTGGCAATCTATAAGATGCATTTCTCCTAGGCGCAACCTCAACCTTATACAGAGCGGGCCTGAACTATAATGGTCTTATACCAAGGCGAGTGCTTGGTTCCGGAGTGCTGCGACATGGCTGACAGGCGGCTCCACAGAGGGAAAATCAGGGTAAATTGCTGTAAGGCTTTCGAATAAGAGGCTTGAAGACGATGAATGGAATACGTACCTCTCCAACTCTTTCACATACGATTTCACATACGATACATACGATTTCCCCTACGACACCCATGCCTACCCATACTCATTCACACGCTCCTACAGCACATGCGTCTACATATCCTTTCACGCTCATGCTCTTGTTGCCTGTGTTATTCCTCATTCCTGTTTGGCCGGTGAATTTTCATGGCCTGACCAAAGCCTTGGCTTGGTGAATTGGTCTGGCTAATATATGTTCCGATTTCAAGCCTGACCTGCTGCTACTACTGCTCTTACTACTTATCCTGCCAACCACGCTCCTATTGCCAATAACGCTTTAAACACTGCCCAAATAAATGCGATTGCTTCCAATATAAGCATCAAATCTCCTACTGTTTTACTTAACGCTGATCAAAGCCAGGTTCCTCCTACGGGCCTGGCTTTATTGTTTTTGCTTTCTCGATGATCTTATTGGCGAGATTGTGCAAGATGCGTTTTTCCTGGTCGGTTGCATTGTCCAAAATATCGGGTGCTGGATTACGCTCTTGGATATCTTGCCAAACGATGTTTTCGTCAATTAACAGTTGAACACCGTGTCCACCCTGCGCCCATCCATACCGGCGCGCGGTTTCATCGATTCTTTGCACTAGGGCGCTAAACTGTCTTGGGTGAACGGTTGGCAGGTCGCTTATTGCTTCGACTGCCTTTAACAGCCTGTCGTGAATTGCCTGCTCTTCTGGTGTAGCCGGTCGGAGCTTGCGTTCCTGGTTCATGCGATCTCCTTTCTGCGTTTGATTTCGCGCGGCAGTCCTTTGGATCCGGACAGTTCAGCCTGGATATCGGGATGGCGGCCGCCTGGAATGAATTCTTCTTGAAATTCGGTAATCGGGTCGATCGACAGGCTGAAGTAGTCGATCCAGGAGTCGCCATGCTGGTTAATGGCAATGCGGATTGAGGTTTTATGGCTCATGGTGTTGTGTTGCGTGGTTCGTTGTTCGAAGTTCTATCATTCACGAATGACTTAGGCGTTACAAGTTGGAAGATCATCTAGCCGACCGTTTTAAACGCGATTTAAGCTCTTTTGAAGTCGGGCGCTGTCTTGGTATGTCTTGCTTGAAATAATCGCAGGCCAGCCCGTTTGATGCGGTTGCCGAGCGTGTTTTAAGTTGACGGTTTTATCGTGTCGCATTTGGGCAGGAGCGTTTAGCACTTGTTGCGCGTTGGTTTTCAGCGCAGGCATAAATTATTGTTTGAAATCAAATACTTAGCCTAGGCTTGCCAAAGAATTGCCAAAACAGCCATTTTGGCTGCTTGGTAAGGGTGGATTAAAGGCGAAATTCCGTCGAACAAATCTCGCCTTTACCATCCTTCAGGGTGGTTTCCAGCCACTTGATTACTTCGGCTTGAGGCTTGGAATCATTAAGGAATTGAAGCACATGAGCCTGATCGACGGTCATGCCGGTCATTGCGACAATGTTGTTCCTGCCGAAGTGTTCCGCTACGGTTTTCAAGTCCTGACCATTCAAGGATTCGCCGTCGGAGTTCTGAGCCAACCCGATTTCGCGAAGCTGCTTCGGCGTGAAGAACTGTCCAATAATGCAGTGCCGACCATTCTTCGGCTGAAAGTAGCTGTTCTTTTCCAATTTATTGCTCCTGGCATATGCCAATGCACTCTCCAATGCCTGTCGCAGTGTTTTAGGCGCATACTTCAATGCCGGATGCGTTGCCGTAGTCATAATTTCTCCTTTAAGGTTCGTCGGCGTAAATTTGCTCCACCCTTACCCACTCATGCAGCATTTCCAGCCTGTCATGATGGCTGGCGGTGGGCCACCAGTCGAGTCCGCGGTAGCCGGAAAATACAATGCCAGCCACGCCACCCTCATCGATGCCAACCTGATCCATGATGCTGCGCACAGCATCGTCCAGATCGTCGATCTTGGCGGCCGCTTCGAGCATGTCGTCGGCGATCTTATAGGCGGGGTGGGTCATAACAGACGCTCCAGTCCGGTTTTAAGAAGGCGTCGTCGTGCGCGCTTTGCCTGCCAGCGCCAGCGATAGACTGGAGTCACGTTCTGCTGCTGATTCACATCAAAGACGACATAAGGCCCGCGCCGCGCGTCACCTTCCCAACAACCATCCTCGCCGGTGCCGTCGATTACCAGTTGGCGTTCGCCTTTCTCAGTCACAGTGTTTGCCATATCGCAGCTCCTTTCTTCCGATATTTCATGGTTGTGCAGCCAACGTCGCTCATAGCCCAATCCAGCGGCTCGAAGGCAGAGTCGCCGTCCTGGTCATCGAGATTCAGGCACACGCCTTCGTAGTAAAGCTCGCCATCGTCGTCATACAGGCGGAATTCGAAATTGCAAGCGTCGATCCACGCCTGCTTGATCGCGGGCCTGGCTTCTGCCGGCGCCGCATCCCACGCTTCGCGGCGCTTCCTGCTGCCGGCATTCAGGTAGCCGACGCGGTTGGTGTCGTCAGGCTCGGTGTTGATCAGGTCTTTCGTGATGATCCAAAGCATGTTTCCCTCTTATAGATGCATCGCATATCGCGATATGCACATAATCTCAAGCTGAAGTTGGCGTTGTGTTGGCTAGATGCACCTTGCCTAGAAACTGCCGAAGTCAGGGTGTGCCGGTTGATCCAGGCGCAGCGCCGACTCCTTGACCGGAAACCACGGCGAATCGGAATTCACTAGGTAACGCGCGCCCGCGGCATACATGGCATTTGGAGAGGGGCGATAGAAGCCGGTAATCCGGAATTTGAATTCGATACCGGCGTCATTCGTATAGATGACGCTGTCGCCTATCCCGAACTTGAGCGGTTGACCGTTTTCAGGCGCAAAGGGCTTTTCCGCATCGTGCTGTTCAACCATGCGCTTCGCCCATTCCCAATGGCTACTCATTAGAAGCCCCCCATCCTGGCGGTCGCTTAACGCCAGGCAGATGATCGAAATCGGCTTGTTCCGCCGGCCGATCGCCGTTCTCAATCTCCTTCATCGTCATTTCGGACGGTTCGAAGTTGTCAGGCGCGTCGGTTACATGGTAGTTCTGGCTGCAATGCAGGCATTCCTCATGCCGAACGCCATCTTCTTGCGTGGAAATCAGCTTTGTCCTGGCGCCACAATAAATACAGGTGGTTTGCTCCTCGCCTACCTCGATATTCTCGATAGGTGAACGCCAGCGACTTTCTTTGGCGATCACACCGTCCTCCCACGCTGGCGCAGGATCTCTGCCGACTTTTCCAATGCTTCGTCGTCGCAGTCGCGCTTATCCTCGTCGTCAGCGATCTCCACCCAATTGGCCAGGCAGTCGCGCAGCTCGGCAATCGTGTCGAGCAGGCTGTCGTCGGTAGTGTTGATCTTCTCGCACAGGCGGTCGATATCGCCAAGCTCCTGTCCAACATCAACCTTGCCATCGGCAAGGATTTCTTCGATCGCATCAGGAAGTGCGCACAAGTGCGCCATATCCCGCTGTAACAGGCGCAGGCCCGCCAGGACGAGCGCAGTTTCCTTGTCATTTAGTTGCATTGATTTCTCCTAGTGAGACATACAGTGATTCATCGCCTGACGCCACCGTGATTTGCAAGCCTGCCATCAGCGGTTCACAGTCTTTAAACTCGCGCCAAGCCTCCTTGCTCCCATTCAGGCACACCAGCTCGCCGCGTGAGTTCATCTTGCCCGCCTCTTGCCACTTGTCCGGATCCGCGCGATAGCTTTTACCTGCGTCGCCTTCAAACCCTTCTCGGCTGACAATGCGGCACTGCCCTGCCTGATCCGACCATGCCGGCACGATGTAAAACGTGATCATTTCAGCTCTCCAATGGCTTTATGAAGTTCTGACCGGCCGTAGTCGGCGGCGTTAAAGGTGCATTGCGCAATGTCGTCCAACTGTTTGATGATCTCCAACAGCGTCGCTCGGTTATCGCCGCGCAGACGCTTTGCCATCTCATGCAGCCGTTCGATCGGGCCAGCCAGGAAATCCTCCGCGGGAAACTGGCCCATCGCCTCATTAATGTAGACTTTGGCGCCATCCATATCCGGCAGGTTGCCTGCACATCGATCAGCTCCTCGATCTGCTCAGCAGGCAACGTGCCATGCAGGCGAAAATGTTCTTTGGGCGTGAGGCTCACCGAGTCGCCTCCTTCTTCAAGATGATTTCCGCCGCTTTGATCATTGCGTTGTCCAATCCATGCGGGATGACGTGACGGGTGCGAATCGGGCCTTCATACAGCACCCAGGCGCTACCTTCGCAGCAAAGATTGCCTGCCCGACCCTGCTCTGTCGTCAGTGTCCAATTGGATTGGGCGGCTGCTTCAGCGATGAGAACCGCGTTTGTATCCTCATCCGTGAACAGGTATTTGCCTGGAAGCTTGGTCATCCCGTAATCCTTGCCGCCGATCTCCAGGACGGGGATGCCTTCTGCTGTCGCTTGCATTGGTCGCTCCTTTCAGTGCGCGTTGTCGATAACTGCATGGTCTCAAGCCGTTGCAGGCTTTTAAAGTCATTTGTGACTTATTCCTAATGAAAGTCCACGCGATCGTAGGCAGATACATGCCGAAAGTTGAATTCTTGATCCTTCTCATGCACGCGCACATAGAGCAGATCGCCTTCGTCGCCATGCTTGTATTTGTTCGCTTCCTCACCCATGCACTCGGTCAGCCAAGCAATGCCGCTCGGTGACGCATCCTTGAACCGCTGCCGGCAGGCAGCGTAGCCAAGTCGCAGCCATTGCTCCGCGCGCACGATGTATGGCGATTCCTCGCTGACCAAGCCATTCTCGTCATGGTCGTGTTTGCGCTCCTGGTTGATAAGGCGAATGGCTTCAGCCATGATGTCGTTAGTGCAGAAGGATTCATCTTTCGTCAACATGCGTCTTGGCTTCGCAGGCATGCCGTCGCTATCGGCGTCATTCGGATCGAAATACAGGTTGCGCAAGATGTTTTCCAACTCCTGCGCCCATGATTCTTCTGGCGTGACCAGGAAGCGCTGTTGATACCAGTAGCCGCCATCGACGCGAATCCACCAGCGCGCGCCAAGCGCCAGCAACTCGTCCGCTGCCGCTCCATGCCGCTTCCCACGCGGGAAGTGTTCCAGGCAGTCATGCGCGAACGTGTCGCCTCTGGTAATGTTGAAGTTCGGATAGTCTTTGGCGATCCAGCCAAAGTCGCCAAACTCTTGATCCTCGCGCCATTCAAAAATCATCAAGCTCATAGATCCACCATCGGTAAAACGTAGCCCTTGAAGCAGCCGAGCGCCATGTTGAACTGCTCTTGCCCCAATCCGAACAGCTCACTTTCGAAACTGTGCAATTTCGTTGTGGCGTCACCGATCTGCTTTTCGACGCGATAGCCTGCATGATGGTCGCCATCGAAAAGACTCAACAGGCGCACACGCATGCCTGTCTCTTCATATTCGCGCAAGACGTATTGGCTGTTCGCGCCGTCGATGTATCCGAGTGCCATTTGTTTTCCCTCGTTGTGTTGTTGCGATATGCGTATCTTCGCAACCGCACTCAGGCTTGTCTGTGGCGAGTTACCAAGTCGCCTGACCAAGCAACGCGGCTCTGGCGGCAGCCATTGCCTGCTGCTGCTTCTTTTCAGCCATCTTTTTGTGCCAGCCTGACTGCTTGCGCTTGATTTGTTTCAGGCGTTCTTCTGCTTCACATTCATGCCACTACTCCTTGTTCGGGTGCTTATCCTTGCGCCGGTAATCCTTCTTCCGGTCGCGTTGAGTTTGGGTCGGCATCACGCCTGCCCGCCGCTTGGGTCGCGGCACCGGCACGGTGATGGTTTCGCGTTCAGGCTTCTTCATTGAGAATGACTCCATCGAGATAAGCGGCCCAACCCCAATCCATGCTCTGCTCGATCTCCTCTAGCAGAGCGATGCAGATACCTTTGCGTCCACCCATATCCTGCAACATCACAAATCGTTCATCGGGCCGGCGCCGGTCGCCCACCAGGACGCCGCACGAACCCATGCCGCAGGACAGCTTGATGATGTGGTTGCCAAAGTTGTGTTCGGTGATGCGTTTGCGGTAATACTTGAGAAACTTCTTGGCGAAGCGCTCCCGCACCGCCTCAATCGCCTCTTCCAGTTGGTCTTCCAACTTTTGGAATTTCGGATCTGCTTCCAGGTGATTGAAAGCGCGCGAAGGCGGGCCACCCATGTTGCCGCGATGCCATTGGGTGACTTCCCCTCGCTTGTCGCTGCGCGCAATAAGTGGCTTGGTCATTGCGATACATGCAGCCTGGCTGCTTCTTCGGCGCTTTCGACCGGACGGCACAGCGGCTCTTCGCCGCGCATGACGGTATAGGCGTGGTTTTCATGGTTGAGCATACTGGCGCAGTCCTCGCAGTAGAAGGCGTGAGAGCCGCGGTTATACCAGTTGGCACCTTCTGCCAGGCATTGCGTCCTGTTGCACAGCAGGTTGAACCGCCCTTTCAAGCCAAGCGATCTCGCCTCATCAGCAAGCTCATGCATGGCTTCATGGCGCGCGCTCAAACCCATTGAGCTGCCCTGGACGCGCCTGCGCTTAGCAACGAAAGCCGCCAATCGGTCGAGAGTCGGCGTGCTGCCGCGCTTGTCAGGTTCAGCCTGCTTTGCAGAGGCGTGGTTTGACGCCGCAATCCGTGCGATGTTGGAAACGGTAGCATTAACGCCTTTACCATTTCTCATACCAGCCCATTCGTGCCGAACCTTCACCAGCCTGCCATTCAAAACTGTATAAGCCATTATTTCTCCAGCCAAATATAGGTGCCGGTCGCCACATTGCGCTCGACTGGCTCGTCATACGGTTGATAGTCACTGCCGTCCAGCTTGCATTTACCAATCGCCAAAAACTTGCTGGTTGGCGTCGCCGGTAGCGGCTCCTTGTTCACTACGTCGCACCAAGCGCGCCCGTTGCGAATCGCTTTCGGATCGCAGTTACCCATCGATCATCTCCGTGTAGGAAACCTCGCCAACAAAATTGCCGTTGACATCCCTGACGCCCTGCACGCCTATCAGTCCATGTATCGCAATGTGGTCGGCTAGTTGGCGCAAGATCCGCGCCAGCTCAGGTTCCGCGTTCGGGTCAAAGGCTGCGTCGCCGCAGGACACGCTCAGTCGAAAGTGGCTGATTCTCATGACCTTCTCACCTCCTTTTTCCACTGCTTAAACAGTGCGCGATCCCGCCTAAACTCCTCGAATAGAATTTCGGTGTTGATATACTTCCTGAACTTGTTGTAGTCAGCGCCTCCCAATATCGTGTAACCGCCCTGCTTTGGATCTTCCGAAGTAACTATCTGCCACTTGCCGCCTGGCGTGAATTCGCACTCAAAAATCAGGCGCCCCCGATAGCGAATTGGCTTTGCGTTGATGCGCATGCTCGGGTAGGCGTCGGTCAGCTTTTTATATATTTCTTGTTCACCCATGTCTTCCTCCTAGTATTCGCGTGGCAAAAGGATCGTGTTGCCGGTGAAGTAGAACTTCCACTCGCCTGGCGGGCAGTCGGTGTATTCGATTTCGCGCCGGTAGACCACGTCCTGGAAGCCGGTGTTTTCGCTGTAGTCGCGCGCCACCGTCAGCACCGCTTTCGAATCCTCGACCTTCAGCATCGCGATGCAAAAGCTATGCTCCTTCACGCCATTCAGGATCTCCGGCTGCGTAGCCAGGATGTCCAGTAGCCAGTAGGCGCCGCCACCGGCATTCCGCGCGAAAAAGCGCACGCCTTCGGTGTAGTTCACCCGCGCATTCAAAGCATGGCGGTAAATGGTTTCGCTGCCGGTGAAATGCACCAGCTCGCTTTGCAATTCCTGGGTATTCATGGTTGCCTCCCTTGTTTTGCTGTCGCACTCGCGACAAACAGAATGATAAGTCACAAATGAAGGATATGCAAGTCACTTGTGACTTATTCCAACAAATTACAGATGATCGCCTGGCATCAAGCCTGTCAATGCGAAAAGCGGGCTATGCCTGCCTTGTCATGTCGGCGCATGGTTCGGTATTGACCGACCGTCGAAAAGCTAGGCCAGCGCGTTCTCAAAAGGAGGCATACGAGCGCCTAACGGATGAAACGCGGTATATTTGCTATTCGCGAAAGGCGGGCATATTCCTAGGCTTAACCACTCTCAAAACAAAGGCGCCTTCCTGGCGCCCTTCATTACCAGGATCCACCGGCAGCAGTGGTCGCTGGCTTGACGACTGGTTTCGGCACGACCGGCGTCAAGAACTGCGGGTGGACGCGCCACTTCTGCGGTCTGCCAAAAGCATTCAACTGCGGGCGTCCATATTCATTCACGCGCTCACCCATGACGTTCTTTGGCCCGCGTCCGGTAATCCGGATGATGACTTCCTCGCCACCGCGCGCTTCGAACTTCGCCAGCTTACCCACGCTGTATAGCCGACGACGGCGGTTTTCCATTTCATTATCCAGCGCCTCTTTCAACTGCGCCAATGCGTGATCGGAAAGGGCCGAGAGCTTGTCCATCATGATGCATCCCCTGCGTGTTTGTCTGAAAAGAGGGTGACGCTCGCCACCCTCCCCGAATTGCCCGCCGATTACGACAGGGCCAACATCTGCTTGATCATCGGCAGCAGGGCGCTGTCGGGATTGGCGACCATCTTGCCCTTTTCCTTGACCGTGATGCCAAGCAGCGGGAACAGCATGAACATCTGATTCGCCTGGCTGCGCGCGGTGCCGATCGAATACGGTTTCGCCAGCAGGTTCAATTGGAGATTACCCTTGTCGCCCGAAGTCAGTTCGCCAGTCTGATGCAGCACCGCAAAGGCGCGCCGCATGACTTCGTTCAAGCTGTCAGCGCCGCCACCCTTGTGCATCCAAGTGAACAGCATGATCGCCTTTTCGCGCACCTTGTCGGCAATCGCCTCGCGGTCGTTCATTTTGTCGATGAATTCTTCGGCTTTCTTTTCCAGCTCGACCGTGCCAAGCGTTGCCGCATCGTTCATCGAAAACACCAGGAACTCGCTCCACTTCGCGCCGAGCTTTACTTTCAGCAAGTCGCCTGGCTTGTGCGTGACTGATGTGGCGCGCGGCTCTTTCGGCGTTTTTGGTTCTTGCGGCTCGGTCGATTTCGCTTTCTTGCCGCCCCTTTTCTTTTTGCCGGTAACGGCTTCAGGGCTGGTTTCGGGCGCAGAACCATCGCTTTCTTCCGGCTGCTGCTCGTTATACAGAGCTTGCTTTTGCGCCTGGCGTTCAGCATCGCCGACGATTTCCTCCAGTAGCGATTCATCAGTGACAACCGAATCGGTATCGGCAGCGCCCAACGCAGCACCTTCGGCCGGATCGATCACGCCATCATCGAAAACTTCATCACCGGACGCTGCGACCGTGGTATCACCTTCAACCGCTTCCAATTGCTCCAGCAGATCGCCGAGTATTGAGTCATCCGGCGTCGTGACGTTGTTCAGCGGCAGTTCAGCTTCGAGGTTGACGTTCTTGGCGTTGCGAGCTTTCTTAGTCATGGCATTCTCCTGTAAAGGTTGTTTGGTTTGTCGTTTCGTTTCGCGACAATTGCAGTTTCACAGTCAGGTATAGGAGGTTCAAGCGATGCTCTTGGCTACTTTTTGCTGCTCCTACCGTTGCTGCTTTTGCTGCGTTGTCTCAATCGACAATGCATAGTCTCAACCCCCACTAGGAGAACAAAGCGTCTGCGCAGGCAACGCCGTGTAGGCGACAGGACAGATGCGCCAGGTAGGAACTGATTAACAATGCGCGATGCGCGCACATGCGCGAATACCACATGACACCAGGCGCCTTTGCGGCAAGACGCGCAATATCCGAGGATAGAAAAGCGGGAATAAAAAAGCGGCCCATTCGGGCCGCAAAGACTAAGACGGAAAATCAGACCGGCGCGCCCGCTTGTCTTGCCTGGCTGATCCAGTTCAGCGTGGCGCGGCGATCGCTTGGGGTCTTGGGTATGACGAGCGTCGCCTTACCGTCCGGACTGCGTAGTTTCGGGTGGCGATTGCCAATGATTAGTTCCCATCCTTGCTTGATCAAGTTCTTGACGATAGCATTGATCTTGTCGCAGGTGGAATATCTTCGCATGGTTTTACTCATTGATGACTTACTCCTATAGTTACAGTGATGGCGTTGTTAGCGCCAGGGGCTGAAAAGAACAGCGGTGGCGAAAAAGGCAAGCGAGCCAAGCTGTGCGGGAAGCATCCACCAGCGCCGACCTTCCGGAAAGTAGGCAACCATCAATCGCATGCCGACAAATTGAAACACCAATTCAATCGCCAATAAAAGCCAGGCGGCCCAAAAGATTACATACATTTCATTCATGGATTTTCCTTTCCGCCGCCTTGCGCAGCCGGTCGATCAGGGCAAGGATGACGGCTGGCGAGCATGCCCGATGCCAATCTGCATTTGCCTTCCAGTTGTTGTCGTCGCGGGGATCCGTGTATATGTGCTGCCCTTCGCCTTGAGTGGCCGCTTCTGCTGCCGCCTGCAAAGCATCCAAATCAATGTGTGTCATGGTTTATCCTTCCCGACCTGCAAGATTGCTTCGTTGATTAACGACTCAATGCTGATTCCAGTGGCTGACCAACTACGCCCGACTAGGCCGCATAGCATTTTCTCTACATCGATAAATCGCGCCATCAGCTCGGCATTCTGCTGTTCCAGCGCGGCGATGCGCTTGGCTGCTCCTAGTAGCGCTTCTTGCGCACGTTCTTTAGGTGTCATTACTGTTCTCCCTTATCTGGTGCTGGCCCGTTTAGAAAAACCAACAAACCAAACGTCTTTGTATCCGACGCCGAACAGTCGCCAACCCCATCCGGGCGTTCCAAAATAAAATTTCATGACTCATCCTTTCCGCTGTCTTGTGCGCTTGGCTGGCTGGCGGCATAGAGGGGCTCAATCCACGCATCACGCCACCCATGAAAATCTATCTGCTCGGCCATCCAACTTTCTGCTGATTTCAAGTCAAAGAAACCTGCGGGCAGCGCATAATCTGGCTGTATTGGCTGGCCTTTTGCGACACGATGCACAATCCAATGCTTCGCTACAGGCTCAGGGGAGGGCTGCGCTTTTACCTTTTCAAATAAATCTTTATAGGTGTTATATAGGTTAAGCGCAGTCCTCATTTCTTTTGCTGAGAAGGTCAGCGACTTTTCATCTTCGGTATTTCTCAATGTACTTAGAATTTCTTTAACACTCCGATCAGCTTGCTGCGCTCCCTGTGCCGGATCGGCTGGCGCGTCAAGTTGAGCGCACCTCCATCCGGTCAAAACAGCGTAATCCCATAAAGCCCCGATGCTCGGGTAGGGCATATCCTCCGGGAACTTCGGTAAGTTTGGAATGGAGATGCTGCGCATCGTCGCGGCTGGCGCATCCAGTTGAGTGCATAGGGCTGCTATTGCATCCTTAGCCTTTGCGACATGGCATTCCGGCGCATCGTTGTCTGGTGTGTCGCCGTCGCAAAAGGGTTTCAGGGCTTCTATCGCTTGCTCCATCGCCTTGCGCTGTGCGTCAGTCATGCGAACCTCGGTTTAGTTGGTTGATCGTCTTTAAGCGGAGGAATCTTGGCCTGCAGCTTTTCGATATGCCTTGCCTGCTGCAACGCAAGTTCTTCCACGCTGTCTACGGCGTAAAAGTCCATGAGCTGCTTTAACTCTGGCGCTACCGGCTCGGCTGGCTTGGATGCTTGGGCAAGCAGAGCGCGTACATCGCGGACGAATTCGAGCAAACGAACACCGTCGGGGAAGTGCCACCCCGTGGCTGTCCATACCGTGTGGCTATGCGCTAACTCATATATTTCCCCGTCGCTGATCTGCGGGGAGGGCGCTACCAGCTCGGCTGTCTGTACCAGCTCGCTGGCATGGCTGGCGGCTACGTACTTGGCGTACAGTTTTGCCACATCCCGCAAAGCTACGGTATCGTAATCGGGGTGAATATCGTCCCCCTCTTTCCAGTATCCAAACGATGCCGTACTGATTGCAGCTAGCCGCATTACTTCCCGCTCATCCATCACTTCTGGCGCTGCGCTGGTGGCTTCCGGCAGGTCCACCTGTGCCGGTTCGACTGGCAAATTCGCCAGAATGCACCGCAGCTTCTCCAGCGCCACAGCCTTATTCTTGTGCTGACTGCGATCACCTGAGTATTCAACCGCAATGCCTGACGGCAGATGCGTCAGGCGAACACCAGCATCATGCTTGGCAATAAAGCCACCTCCACCACCAGGAATGAAGGTGTCAATGCGCAAATCTTTCGGATCGATTTCTACCATGCTCCTACTCCTCCTAATACATCGTCGTCAGCCGCGGTAGTCGGCTTGTTCGGGTCGGGTGGCGGTGGCGGCGTCAAGATATTTCCCTCTTCAACGAACTCGCCTGCCTCGTCTATCTGGCTTTCTGTCCATTTCTCAAGGAATTCCTGATACCGTTTGATGCCCGCCTCTTCAGTCGGGAATGCCTGGTCGTTGTCCACCGGATCGTTGACCAGCGTGCCATCCTGCTTGTAATTCTTGACCAGCAGGATGAATACCGGCCAATATTCGGCATACGTCGATGCGGCCGCGCCATCGATCCGGCCATTCCATTGCAGCGTGACGCGCACCACGCCATTGTCATATTCCTTGACCGTCTTATAGGCAGGGTCAGCTTGCAGCTTCTTCCACTGCGCTTCGCTAATTGCCTTGCCTTCACGGTCGCGATATTGAGTTCGTGCCATATTCCCGCCTCACTGCACGCTAACTGCCGCCGGCGCCGTTTCCCGCCTGGCTTTAGCGCCGTTCTTAAGCATGTCTGACACCGTGACCGCCATAATGGCGATGATGGAGATAACGATCGCCAGTTCGATCAGGGTGAATCCTTTTGCATTTCTCATAGCTCTTTCCTCTTGTATAGCGGCTCGATCTTGTGCGGCGTGCCTTGCTTGAACTGCGCGTTGTTGTCCGGTTCCCACCATGAGCGAAGGCCAGGCGGCGTCACAAGCCAACCGGCCTGCTCCACGCCCATCGTGAATTCGATTTCGTTGTCTTTGAACGGCTGAATCGGCGATCCCATAAAGCAGTGCGGGCCAAAAATGTGCATCAAATCCCACAGTGGCACCTCCAGCACATCGCCTTCCGCTTTAGGCGTCCAGCTCCGCTCCGATAGCGCCAGTCGGTGATGCGCGTTGTGAGCGGCGGCGCCTAGTTTTGTTAGCCTGACCCTGACCTGCGCATTGATATTGAATTTCATAGCCTGGCTTACGAGTTCAGGGCCATTTTCATGGCGCGCTGTTTCTTACGGTTCGGCTCTTTCCAGCCGAAGCGCTTGAATGTCTGCCGCACATCGGTCGAGGCGCTGTTCAAATAGGAAAAGCGCGCATCGGTGATCGGCAATGTCGGCAATGCGTTACCATCGGATACGGTTGCTTCGATTTGTTTAGCTTGGTTCATGGTTTCTCCTTTACGTTGAATCGTTCGTTGTTTCGAACAGGTCTATAGTCTCAGTCGCACGCAGGCATTGCGCTGGAAATGCGATTTCTGCCGGCAGCCTAGACTTCGCTTCTCATAGCCACACCGGCTTCTGCTTTCGCATTCAGGCGATTGGCAAAATAATTCGGGTCGGCGTCATACTTGGCTTCGCAGAGCGCCATCTCCCTTGCCTCCAGGTCGTCCGCTGACACGCCAAGCAGTTCACACAGCACCAGCAGCGTTACGCCAACACCACCCACTTCCGACGCTACAGTGCCAACCGGCCGTGAATAGACGCGATCCACCAGCTTCACAGCCAATTCCTTTGGCACATCGCATACCTGCGCCAGCTCGATCGCCTCTTCCAGAAAGCGGGCGCCGCGCTCGACGCGGTTTTCCGCCACACCCTTGCCGAATGCCTTTGCGCACCAGTTGTAGGCGCGCGTTTGCCGCACATAGCGCGGCATGATGGATATTGTTCCAAAGCTCATGAAAACTCCTAAGTCAGTTGTGAGTAAAGCACATTGCCGATAAGAATCAGCAGTCCGATCAGCATGATCATGACGCCGGCCGTGATGGCACCTGCACCGTCGCCATACTCCGGCTCCAGCCTGGCTTGCAGCGTGTCGCCAAGATAAAACAGGGCGCCGCAGACTGGCGGCAGGCAAATCATCATGGCGCCGACGGTGGTGATAGCGATTTGCATTGGTGTCATGCGGCCACCTTCAAATCGAGATCTGGAACAACATAGAAGCCTCTGTCAAGCCCTCTGAAAAAACACTTGATCATTACCTCCACATCATAAAAGGCACTGTGCGCCAAAGCAGGGTCATACTCGACGCCTAGCGCAAAGCACAGTTCTTGCAGCTTCGGGAATTTCCCATCAGGACACGCCCATCTGGCGTTTTCCATCGTGCAGAACGAAGTTCTGTCCGGCACCTTCATGCCTACACGCAGCAGCTCGGCAGCGATGAACGGGCCATCGAAATCCATGTTATGCGCCACCAGCAGTCCAGCAGCGTTCAATTTCGCCTCGATAGTTGGCGCAACCTCTTCCCACTTCGGACATCCAACCAGCTCGTTATAGGAAATGCCATGCACTTCCTGCGCCGACGCCTGGATCGAGCGTTCCGGATCGATGCGCTGCACGTATTTGTCCACCAGCTTGCGACTCTTGCTGTCGTAAGTCAGGATGGCGATCTCGATGATGCGGTGGCCATCTGCCTGCTCCAGTCCGGTGGTTTCAGTATCAAGTCCGGCGATTAACATCAGCCTTCTCCTTCTTTTGTTGTGGCTGCCGCGGGTTAAACGGAATCAGCGCCATTTCCCACATCAGCAGCCAGATTGCATAAAGGCTCATACGATCAACTCCAATACGCGGTCGCGCAGCGCCTCGAATTCTGCCCGTGACGGTTGGCGCGAGTTCGGGTATTTCAGCTTGCCGTCGGCTTCTGGCGAAAGGAAAACCTTGGTCAACCTTTTCACATCCTCGAACTGAGTCAGTCCAAGCACGATCGGGCCTGAGTTAAGCGGCGTTTGCAGTGTGTGGATTTCATGCGAATCCACAAAATATTCCGCTCCCGTATCGAAAGCTTCCACACTCATGTCAAGAAGGCATTTATGAGGGCGCGCCTTGAATAAGGCTCGCAAATCGCTGTCGTAATGAAAGGCATCCCATCGATCGCCATTAGCTTCCGTGAAGCGGATATGCTGGATGCCGCCATGCAGAACGGTCGTGTTAAAGGCATACCGATGCGAATGAGGATGCACAAGAAAGCCAGCATTCGGATTGGTCGGACGCTCGATGAAATAAATTTTGTAAGTCAGCGTAGCCGACCGATGCAGGCACAAGTAGTGCATACCATCAACGTGATGATTGATCACCGAATGCCTGGCCAGCTCGCTCGGATCGGAACGCTTGAGGAGTTCTGTGTAAATGTTCACAGTTGCCCTTCCTCTTTCAGATATTCGCGCACGCGGCGCAGCCATACCTGCTTGTCGGTCAGGGCGCGCCAGCCACCCGCGCGCTCATGATATTGGCGGGCGTTGAACAGTTTCAGCGCATCAGCGTGAGGAAGATTGAAAACCTTCGCCATCTGGCCTGAATAGGCGCGCGCATTGTCGGCTGCGCTGCCCGAATCCAGATGCAAGCGAAAGCCGCCCAATCCACCCTGCACGACACTCAGTCCAAGCTTGTTGAACTTCGGATGCATACCCAACCAGCCGGCCGCGCAGGCAATGGTGCCGCAATCGAGCGATTCGCCCTTTTCACTTACAACATGATTCAAATTCACCACCTTGTCCGGAATGCCGTCGATGATGGCGTAGGCGTCTTTCAATAGTTCGTATTTCGGTGTCATTGCTTTCCCCTTGTGAATGGATACGAAATCCTTACTCTGCATATCGGTCATTACTGACTGACCGATATGCATGATAAGAACTCAGCTCAGGCTTGCGCGACTGAAACCGCGCTTTCCTTTGCGGTTGCCTTCTTGCGCGGGCGGCGCACGACCAGGACATCGTTCAGCAGGCGGCGCAGGCCGTCGGCATTACGGACGATGAAGTCGGCCAAGTCATCTTCCGGATAGATCACGTTGTTGCCGCGGTCATCCTTGTAGAACTGCGAATAGTCAAGGGCGGCAACGAATTTGTCTGCTGCCGGCTTCAAGCGCAGCGTCAAATTGTGCGCCTCCATATCGGCTTTCTTGGCGTGAATGCTGCCGTCTTGCGCTTTATACATTGTGACTTTCATGGTTTTCTCCTGTGATAGTAAGTTAATGCGTATTGCCAGGATTAGCGGCGCACTACGTTCTGAGCCAAACGACGCATTGGCCCACCAGGACGCTTGCCAGTCTCCGGAGATGGTTCAGGAAGCGTGATCTTCTTCGCAATGCCGTCATCAATCTTTTTGAGTCTAATCGCCTCGACGTAGTGCTGATCAGGCACGCCTTTATCCATGCCCGTCTTGTCCGTGATGGTAGGCTGAACGAGAAGCGCCTCGCAGCCATTCATGTAAGTGGCCTTTTGCGTGACGAAACCCTCAAAGCCGGACAGAATGTCCTTCACCTTGTTGCCAAGCGCGATGTCGGTAGGGTTCGGAACGGGAGTTACTTTGTCAGAAACGCCAACCTCAACATATTCGAGCATGTGATGATCGATAAGAATGGCGTTTGGCATTTCTGATGAATTCTTACCGCAAAGCGGCTGAACTGCCCATTGGATATTGCCATTTAACTGCTCAACCTTATGAATCAATGTTCCCTTAAAGCCTGTTGCGAGGTCTTTAGCGATGCAGCCAAGTGTTACTTCTTTCTTTGCCATTTTGTTCTCCATATAAGTTGGCCATTCAGCCCATTAAAAAAACATTCACTCAAGATGCCGACACCAGCCGGCATCTTTGGTGAAGGCTTTACTTGCCGACGTTGATCATCTTGGACGACGAGCTGCCGTCGAGAATCACCGTGCCGCCCTTCTTAGCAAATTCCAACAAAGCTTGGTTGTATTCATGCTGAAGGAATGCCGGTGTCAGCGTGTTGGCCGTTTTCGCAACCGCTTCGGCGTTCTTTTCGGCGATCGCCACCTGAAGGTTGGCCGCTTCGAGTTCCTTGCCTTTTGCCACCACATTGCGGATCGAGGCTTCGACAGTCGGATCGGTCGTCACCTGTCGCACCACGACACGGGTAATGGTGAAGGCATTCGGATCAGATGCGTCGAGGCTCTTTTGAATAGCCATTCTGACTTCGTTTTCCAGCTCGTTTCGCCGCGTGTGAATCACAAGGCTGTCATGGTGCGATACCGCATCGGCAACTTCGGACTTGGCGATCGACTCGACCAGCCGGTAGGCGGGCGTAAGAAAGCTATCACCTTCGAATCTCACCGATTGACCGGCCCGCTTGACGGCAAGGTCGCGCACCGCCTGGGGTGAATTGACCTTGTAATAGACGGTGACATCCAACTCCTTCAAGGAAAGGTTGTCGTGTGCCTTTGGCGTCATGTTTTCCAGATTGACCGCCACTTCCTTCAACGTGTATTGGTCAACATGGCTCATGAGCGCCGTGTAAAGACCTTCCTGCTCGACTTTGGAATTGACCGTGCCGTTGAAATCGGTGCGCAGCCCGACATTGCCGGTTTCGATCCGGCCGTAACAGCCAGTCAGCGTGAGGGTGGCGACCAGCGCCATCAGATAAAACAGTTTTTTCATTGGAACTCCCTTTCAGTGGATAAAGCAGTTAAAAAAGATGATCGAGATTGCTGATGATGGAAAACAGCGCAATGGCAAACAGTGCGCCGCCCAATGCGACGAAGGCGCCTTTAATGACGCGCTCGACGCGATCGGCAGTCACGTAATTGGTGTAAAACAGCAGATACAGCCCGCCTACTCCCGTCAGAAACAGCAGCAGGCAAATCAAGCCAATGCGAAATAACATTTATTTCCCCTTTTTTTATATAGTCACTGATGACTTATATATTATATCTCAGTAATGACTTATTTTAGCGGATAAGCGATTAATCGCTCGGCTGGTTTTCAAAACGCTGCCAGCCAACAACAATCACTTCGACCAAGTTCCATTTATCCGCAATCATTTCTTGCAGTCCGCGCACATCGTCAATGCAGGCAATGGGTCGTTCGCATTTGATTTCGGCGTTGCCCGTCACTACCATCGTTCTACCCACGTCCTTCGCCTCATAGGCGACAAAATAGGGAATCATCAGTCCTCCTTCGCGTCAATGTTGGCCAAGCCAGCCGCCTTCAGCTTGCGGCACAGCCTGCGCTCGTCGGCATCCTTCTTGTAGCTGTCCTCCCGCTTTTGCCAGTAAAGGTTGTAAGTGGCGTCCGCGCCGCCGGCACATAGCGGCATGCCGTGGTCAACCACCCAACCAGGACAAGCGCCAGTGATCTTGGCGGTTTCAGGGCAAGGATGCGTTTTGCGGAATTCGCGGATCACTTTCGGATCGCGCGCCTGGGCCGCGGTAGCAACCAACAGCGCCAGGATGATGACGAACTTTTTCACTTCATTGCCTTTCGATTGTAATGGCGGCGCACAAAGTAGCCGCGCACGATTGACCAGATGGTGAAAACAGCCACAAACAGAAAGCTTTGCCCGACCGAGGCTTTTACGCCAAACAGCACAGGGATTAGCACGTAGTTAATGATCATGGAGCCAACGAAACCTATGACGGTTCCGACGATTACTTCTTCCAGGCTATGACGGCGAGATTGCATTACAGCGCGATCCTGGTGGCCTTAACGGTTTCGATTTCAACCTTATAGTCCTCGCGGCCGATCAGCGCCTTCAGACGCGGCTGGAACGATTCTTCCAGCGCTTGCTGACGGTCGAAGGCGACTGCTGGCGACACGGCGATCTCGCCTTCTTCCTTGACGGTTGCCTCGATGCCGACTTGATTCAGGCATTTCTGGATGAATTGGGCGATGGTGGTCTTGCCAGCTTGGGCTTCGCCTTCTACTGTGATGCGGAGTGTGTTCATGGTTTCTTTCAGTCAGTTGTGATTAATCGATATTACGCATTGACGCCAGGCTTATTACTGGCAATCAGAGTGCAGCCATAGTTCTGTCCGCGCTTGACGAACTGGAAGGTGCCGCTGATCTTGCCGCCAACCATATGCGGGATCATTTCTTCCAGCTCTTTCAGAAAAACCGTTACCTGCTTGCCGTCAGCGCGCGTGAAGTGGAAGTAAGCGGCAGACTGGCCGCGGGAATAGCTGTCGTATGTCAGCGTGTCCTCAAACAGCTCGTTCGGTCGCCAGTTAATGCCACCCCATCCATCCGGATAGTGTTTTTGATTGCCTTGTTCATCGAAAGGAATCTCGTAATTGCCGACTGTCTTTGCCATGTCAGTTGCCTTTCAAATCTTTTTCATTTGTCGAAGGCGTTGATCGACATCCCTGTCGATACGCCGCTGTTCTTCAGATACCGGCTCATGCCAGCCTCGCTCATTTCTCGTCTGCTTTGGTCGCGCCCGATACCAGTCAACAGCGAGTTGCGCCTGCTCTCGTTTCAGGATCAAATCTGGAAGGATTGCCTCAAGAAGCGCTGCCGCCGACTCGCCCTGGATAAGCCAGTTGAATTTCTCTCTCGCGCCGCGTGATGGATATTTACTCACCTTGCCGCCGAACCGCCCCTGCATACTGTTCAAAAGGCTTTCCGACTCAAGGCTTTTGTTTTGGACGACTTGAACGACTAGCGTGTGGGAGGACTTCCGCCCATTCTCATAGACGGAAATACAGCCTTCACCATCCACAAAACCTGCGATATAAGCGAGTGGCGGACACACGTTAGTTTCCTTTTACGCACAAAACCTGCTTCAAAACATGCAGGACTTCCACAAGGTCTTGTTGATTAGCCATTACTTCGTCAATGTTTTTATAAGCCGAAGGAATCTCGTCCAGCACCGCGTCGTCCTTGCGGCACTCCACGCCTTTGGTTTGCTCGACCAGATCGCGGATCGTGAATTTCTTTCTGGCTGCCGAACGGCTCATGGCGCGGCCGGCACCGTGGCTGCATGAGCAATAAGCTTCATGATTGCCTTTGCCGCGCACGATGTAGCTGCGCTGACCCATCGAGCCAGGAATGATGCCGAGATCGCCTTCGCGGGCGCGAATAGCGCCTTTTCGCGTGACCCACAGATTGCGGCCGAAGTGGTTTTCCTTCTCCACATAGTTGTGGTGACAGTTGATCGCCTCCTGTGTGATGGTGAATTCCTTCGGGATGTGCCGGCGCAGCGCTGCGATCACCACATCCATCATCACGCGGCGGTTTTCCAGCGCGTAGTCTTGCGCCCACTTGACCGCCTCGACGTAGTCGTTGAAGTCGTCAGTGTCTTCCGGCAGATAGGCCAGGTCGCCATCTGGCAGGTGGATGAAATACTGCTCCATGCGGCGCTTAGCCTTTTCGATGAAATAGCTGCCGATCATATTACCGATGCCGCGGGAGCCAGAATGCAGCATGATCCACACATCCTGGTTCTCATCCAGGCAGAGTTCGATGAAGTGATTGCCAGAGCCGAGCGAGCCGAGTTGCGTTCTCGCCTTGTCGTTACGACCGATAAGAGCCGGATGCTTCTGCTCAATACGATGAAGCGCGCACCACATATCCACTTGTGCCGGCGAATTTAACGGACGCGCAGGGTCGTTTGCTCCACCCGCACCAAGCGGCACATCACGCTCGATCTGACCGCGGATCGCCGCCAGGGAGTCCGGCAGGTCGGTTGCCTTCAGCGACAATCGCACCGCATTCATGCCGCAACCGATGTCAACACCAACGGCAGCAGGAATGATCGCTTTATCGGTCGCAATCACGCTGCCAATAGTGCTGCCCTTGCCCGCATGCACATCGGGCATCAAGGCAACGCCGTTACCCGCAATGAAGGGCAGGCGCGCGAGATTCTTCGCTTGTTGCAGCGCTTCATCCTCGATCTGCAACGCGCCGTCTTCATTCTCGCCAACCCACGCCTTGATAGGGCGCGAACCTTCTTCCTTGATTACTTTCATGTTTTCTCCTTATTTGCCTGCCGCTTTAATTAATTCCGCCTTCAGAGCTGCGCGCGCCGCCGTACCGAAATCAGGCTGCTTAATGAGGACTTTGGCAACGTGCATCATCCCTTTCAAGAAAGGATTGCGCTTTTGCTTTGACTTGCGACCGACCGGCTTGGATGGTGCCGCCGTCACGGTTTTGGCATAGACTGCCGCGCGCATGATCAATTGCTGCTTGCCAGATGCGCCGCGCCTGGTGTCGCCCAAACGAACGATAAGTCCGGCGTCTTCCAGCTCTGAAAAGCGCCCCGTCACCCTTCCGGTATTGCTTTCGTCCGACGACAGCCCCTTGCGGAAAGTGGCAATTACGTCATCCTGGATGCAGCCGTCTTCGCCATAACTCTCTATGATTTCAAGCACCCGCTCACGCAAGGATGCGATTGGCGATGTATGAAACGCCGCTACCGATGTGCTTTTAACCCTCACTGTCACCCTCCTTACCAGCTTGACCAGCCGATTTCGTCGCCCTGATCCTGTTCAATCTGTAAAACTGCTTCCTCAATGCGGTTCTCGGCCAGGCGCTCGACCTGTCGCGTGAAAACCGCCGTCAGGAAACGCTTTCGGGCCGCATACACAGCGATCTGCCCTGCCAGCGTGGATAACGCCTGCTCGCGTTCAGAGTTCTGCATAGCCCTCGCCAATCAGCTTGCCTGCCGCGCGCTCCATCGCCTTGCGCGCCATCTCCGGTGAGGCGGCTGTGATGGTCGGGCCGCCGATTTCTGACCCATCCAAGCGCTTTTCCACCTTCATGATCGATTCGTCAGCCGTCCATTCGAGCGTCACAATCAGGTTTTCTTTGACGAAATGGCGCTTGATGACCGCAAGCTTTGCCGGCACTTCGTCAGACGCCGTCGTGATCAAGTCCACCACATCGGCATCAACCAAACCGGAAGTCGCCATGAATAAGGCGTCAAGGCCGCAACGAAACTGCGGCTCGGTTAGCTTGCCCTTGTCATAGGAAGTAATCAGCCAGTCGATTGTCTCGAATGCCTTGCGGTCGAGTTCTTCGCGAATGGTTGGAAGTCGCGGCAGTGCGCTCATTTCGGCCAAAATGCCCAAACCGTGTAGCCGATCAGAATAAATGGCCCGATGCGCACGACCATTGCCACGACCATCGCTGGCGGCAGCTTGCTCCAGCCGCCAACGAACATGGCCAGCGGCGTCAATACGCACCAGAGGACAAAGGCGATTACCGCGCCCCACGCACCCAATGCAATCCATTGATGTTCTGTCACTTTCCCCTCCTTGCGCAACATTGCGCTAAGTCATTACTGACATCATAACGCGGTCGGTCAGGACTTACAAGTCAGTTGTGACTTATCGTCCTGACCGACAATACATCACGCCTTTTTCAGCTCTACCCGCTTGGCGATATCCGGCATCAATAAGGTACTCGCCGCCTTCCCGGCGGGTGCCGGTCACCTTCCAGCCTGGAAGGTCAAGGATGTCGGTCATGAATCAAGAGCCAAGGTCGTCAGGGTGCAGTCCGAACAGGCGGGCTATTGGCTCGCGCATGCCTTGCTTCAGCTCTTCCAGCGTTTCACTGAGATAGGCGTTTCGGGCTTCGCTCTCGCTCAGCCCATCCGCCTGCATTCGGGCCGCCGCCTCATACGTCTCATCACGTACATAGCTGAGGTCGCCAAATCCGGACAGACTATAGCCAATTAGCTGAGCAAACTGCTCGTAGTCTTCTTGAGGAAAGTCTTTTTGCGCCAGATGGTTCAAGTCGAAGGGGCCAGAGTCAAGAAGATACCTGACGATGGCATTTTGCTTGAACCTCAACGTACCGTTTGCATCTGCTTCAACAGGCTGTATTGGGTGCTTCATGACCAGCTCCTTTCCACACGATTATCCAGAGCTACAGCATTACACAGATTCACGTTTTACACGCGTTATTCCGCATACCCAATGAAACATCGTTTCAAAATCGACGCCACATAATTGAGCCTCAATTGCTATATTTGTCACACACTCATCAACGCCATCTTGAATAGATTGCGGCTTAAAGCCCTCACTAGCAATTGCATTCATCTGCGAACCCTCGCAATGTTTCAATACCGCTATATTACCGACGACAGTCAGGACTTACAAGTCAGTGATGACTTAGCCTGATCGTTTGCCGCTCAATGCAACATACCGCCTTGCGCCAACAGGCTTTCCTTTTGCTGCCGCAATTGATACCCCGACTGCCGCACCGCCGACTCCAATGCCGTGATCCGGTCGTCCATATCAGTCAGCGCGCGCAGGATGTAAAAATGCGAACACTTGATACGCTCATCGACCGTCAGGCCCAACATCAGGCTATTCAAATGCTCGATATAAGCCTGATTGATCGCCGCCTTACCCTCCTCTTCTATCAGAGGAATGCCTGGCTGCACCAGCACCAGCGTCGAAAACCGCCGATTAGTGACTTCAAAGCAGCGTTCCGCATACTTCGCAAAACGCGCCTGATCAGCACCTCCCACCGTATGCCCGATCGCTTCCGCCATCGTGTAGCCAAGCATATCAATCGGCGTGCGGTCAACGATCGCAAAGCTGACTGGCGCCACCATCGAATACATGGCGTCCAGCCGCTCAAGAATCACTTCCTGGATATCAAGCCTCGTCTTGAAGTCGAACGACGCGGCCGGATCCAGGCCCAACTCTTTGAAGATTGCCGACACGGAGGTCTCCATGAAGGCGATCCCATGCTTTTTGGCATAAGCTTTAGCCAGGCTGGTTTTGCCGGTGCGGTGCGCGCCGCACAAACCGATTAAGCTCATTAGGCGGCCTTTTGCGAACCTTCGAGGATCGCGCGCTCGTTGGCAAGATCGCGATTCAAGGCGGCGACAGCATCGAAGTCACCCTGGCTGTAGCGGCCCTTCAGCTTTTCATTGCCTTGCAGCTTGGCGATGTTGGTAATGCGGCTGCCGGCTTCGGAAAAATCAACCGGATTCAAGCCGCCTGCTTGCGCCAGCTTCATCATTTCATCGATCTCGATGGCGTTATACCATTGGGTATCGCCATTCTCTTCGCGGTAGTTGATCAGATCCAGCCCCTTGCCTTCATACTGCGCCAGCAGGGCTTCGAGCTTTTCGCCGTTTTCAGTGAAGCCGCCGATTGCCGCATGCAGCAGGCGAATATTCAGGTTGGTGAGCTTCATGCCGGCGATTTCGGCATCCATACCGATCGCGTCCAAAGCTTCTTGCGAAAGCGGCTGGTTGGCTTCGGACTGTTCCAGCTCAGCGCCCTCCTCCACATTCTGCGTAACCGCGCCGACATAGTTCGTCGTTTGAATCAGGAGTTGCAAATGTTTGTCGAGATTGGCGATGTCAAGCGGCTTGCCGTAAAACAGCCGGCGCTTGACCTGATCCATCACGCGGCCGGCGGCGATCGCCAGGACGAAAGAGGCGTGGAGAACGGTTTGATTGATTTTCAGCTCGGCCGGCACGCTTTCGGTCTTGGTGGCCAGTGCGATGTATTGTTTGGATTCCATAGATGTTCTCCTGTAAGTGAGGTTGGAAACGCCTTAGTCAGTGGTGACTAAGGCGTGTATCGGGTTAATTGAAGCGGACGGAGCGCAGACCTTCCACGCCTTCATTCGCTTCGGGTTCGTCGTCACCGATGAAGGTAGCGATCTTGGCGCGCTTATTGCGGGCGCGGCTTGCTTCGCGGCGGGCAGCCTCCAGAGCCGCCGATGCTTCTGCAAGGGCTTGCTCCTGGCGCGCTGCTTCTGCTTCTTCCTGCGCTTCGACAGCATTCAGCTCATCGATGGCGCGGTTGAAGTGAACGAGTGCGCCATCGACAGTGCGCTTGGATGGCCCGAACGGGATGAAGCCGGTATGGAAGCGGGCAAACAAAAAGGAAAGCAGGTTTTTCATGATGGATCTCCTAAAGATGGTTAAGAGGTTTGTCGATACTGTGGTTTTTGTGAAACCCGCCAGGATTTGCCATAAACCCTGTCGAGCGCCTTTGGGATTGTGTTGCGGCTTACCCCAAGCCTTTCTGCTATTGAAATCAACTTTTCGCCAGAGAAAACCGCGCTATACGCCTGCTTAACCTGATCTTCCGAAAGCTTCGCTGATCCATTAGCAAAGCCTTTCGAGTCGATTAAGCCAGTCGCAATGCCGTGCTGGATGTTCTCTAATTCAGTTACCCATTCAAGATTGCTTACGGCGTTATTGTGCTTATTTCCGTCTTTATGATTTACCCCCGGCTTATTGTTTGGATTTGGGATGAACGCTTCTGCAACGAGCCTGTGAACACGATGCGTTCTAACCTCCCCGCCCTTCGCAAGACGAATGGTCAAGTATCCAGTGCAGTGTTCCGACAGCTTTCGTTCCATACCTGGCACGAATTGTCTCCCCAGCCGCGTGTGAGGCACCCATCTTTCTAATGAAAAGATGCGTCCATCTTCCGTAACTGCGTAAAGCCCTTCGTAGCCAGGTATTGCTTTCATTTCGTGAATTCCGTTTCAACCAGCTCACGGTATTGACGCCAACCGAAGAAATTCTTTGACTGTTGTGTTGCCAAAGAAAGCGGGTAGCCGCTATGCTCAATGGGTGACGCATGCAGCGGACGGCTACCAACCAGGCGGTCATACAGCGCCAGGTCTTCCTCGATATTTGGCGTGCGGCCGTCGTGCGTCAGATAGGACACGCGCGCAGAACGGGCGGCCGAAATCTTGGCGAGGAAGCCAGGGTCATGCCGATACATCACTCGTTCATCTGCCGTTACATAGGGCAAATGCCAGGCGTCGGCAATCTGGCGATCACGCGGACGCAATACCGGCTGCGAAGCCTGCATTGCCGCTTTCATCTGAATCGCCAGTTCGTGAATCTCTGGCTGTGCGTCCGGATGGTCGCGCAGTTCAAAGAAGTTATCGAACTCGGTGGCGGTCATGATCACCGAGATATGCAGGAACGGCTCCAGGATGCGGTTGACCACTTGCTTGTGTGCGCCATCACCACTCATAACAGCGGCATAGTTGGCGGCTTCATTAGCAGCTTGTCGCCACAGGCGTTGCACATTTGTCAGTTCATCGCCGGTCAGTTGCTCGTTCGCCTGCATGCCTGGCTGGTTCTTACCCCAATGGATAGGCATGGCGGGTTCGGTGCGCACCTGCTCGATCATCTTGGCGACCGGAATGGCGCGCGAAGACGAGGCGTTACGGCTGAAAACGCGGTGCGTCATGAACTCGGCATGGATAAAGCGCGGGTAACGCAACTGCAATGTGGTCAGGCGCTTGCCATGATAGGCAACGCTGTCCTCAATCACTTTAGCTTCAATGGTCATTGTTTCTCCTGTTAAAAACGAATGTTGGGAGCGGTCGGATCGCACGCCCGACGTTGGCTCCAAGACCTTTCGGACAGCGGCCCATTCGGGTGGAAGTCCTACTCGGATCGATTGCACTCCCAACAGAAAGGCGCCCTACTCCGTGTTCCCGCACGTGTCGTCCTTAAAAGGTTTAAGGACACAAGACGCCTTTCTGTTGGGCGGGTTTCCCCGCCTGGTGATCAGCCGTGTTTCCTGAAAAACTTGGTGACTTTGTGAGTCAGGTATCCACCACCTGCCATGCCTGCGATGAAACTGCATGCAGCAACGATGAGGACCGCCTGACCGTTAAAGATCGTCGTCATGTCAGCGGCGTCCGGATGAGTAGCTGCTGCGGCTGCTCGAATAGCTGGAGCTGCTGCCATAGGACGAGCTGCGGCTGCTGCTGCTGGAATAGCTCGACGACGAGGATTTGCTCGGCGAATAGCTGCTATAAGACGAAGACACTGACTTGGTCGGAGCTGGTGTCGGCTTCACGGACGAATACACGCTGCCGTAGCTGCTCGATGTCGTCTTGGTCGGTGCCGGCGTTGGCGCATAAGACGGTGTCGCGGGAGCTTTGGCAGCCGGCGCGGCTGAAGCAACCGGAGCTGGTGTCGGCACAGGACGGTCGCGATAGCGGACGACTTCGCGCTCCACTACGCGGGTCTCGTTGCGTGAGCCACCCGAAAACAGGTTGCCGATATAAGCACCCATCGCCATGTGACCGAGCGTATCCATGAACGAACCGCCCGATTGCGGCCGCTGCTGAACAATCACAGTTTGCGGCGCTGCTTGACCAGGCTGTGCTGCCGGTGCGACTACTTGTGGCACCTGTTGCGCGACATCAGAGCTGCTGCCACCACAACCGGCAAGTGCCACAGCCAGGAAGATGGCAAGGTAAGTCTTTTTCATTTTGTTGCTCCCTTGAAAATGTTGATTTAATGATGGTATGAAACCGAGTCAGGACTGAACAGCGATCACACCGGCTAGAATCAGGCAATTCAGCGCAGCTCGCGCCCGTTTGCCGTCGTCATGACCGCTCGATACCGGCCCGCCTACCCGACCATTCCCTGCGTAGAACATGAGCGCCTGGACGACCATCTGCATCGGATCGATTACTTGCGCTGGCTGTGCAGTCTGCGCAGGCATCGGAACAACGGTGTGGTCAGCAAAACCAACAGGCTCAGGGTCGCGGAGCTTTTCCACAGCGGTTGCTTCGACGCCGACCGGCGGACGCTTCTTGGTCGGGAATTGGAATACATTGCTCATTGCCTTTCTCCTTCGATGAGCGGGTGAATCGTCACCCGCTGCTTACACTTCTATTATAGCTCAGTGCTGACTTACTTTTGAGGACGGATTAAAAATCCAGATCGAGCGCGCCGCCCGACTGGTAGTCCATCACCTTCCCTTCGAAGAAGTTCGTGTTCATGCCATTAACCTTGGAGAACTCCTCGATCCACGGCGTCGGGTTCTTCACGCCTGGATAAAGCGGACTCCAGCCCATGCTTTCAGCGCGCACGTTCGCCAAATGCTTGATGCGTTGCTCGACAATGGCATTGGTTCGGCCCAAAACGCCGCCTTCGATGGTGTGCTGACCCCAGGCGATTTCCAGATCGACCGATGCATGAATCAGGTTTCGCGCCTTCTCGTAAAAGGCGGTCGTGAAAATCTCTGGATTTTCCTGCTGGAGCGTGTAATACATGCCGAGAAAGCCTTCCAGATGCGTTTCCTCGTCGCGCTGGATGTATTTGATCTGGTCGGCGCTCTTGGACATTTTGCCGTTCTTCGCCAGCGTGTAGAAGTTGTCAAAGCCGGAATAGAAGTAGATGCCTTCCAAGGCGATGTTACCCACGACAGCCAACCCGAAGCGCTCGGCGGTATAGCCGTCTTTAAGCGCGTCGGATTGCGCCATGATGAATTTGTTCTTGGCCGCCAGGATGTCGTCGGTCTCAAACAAGCCATAGATTTGCAGCGGATCGAGCGCCATCGACTCGATCATGAGCGAGTAGGCAATCACATGGTTGGCTTCTTCATACGCCTGGCGCGAGAGCATCATCGACGCTTCCGGACTGGTAATGTGCGTGCCGATATTGGTGATCAGGTTGTTGAACTGGATACCGTCAAGGTTGGACAGAAATGCCAGCGAACGCACATACATCTGGCGCTCGGCGTCATCAAGGCGCTCCTTGAAGCACAGCACATCATCACCCATTGCGATGGATTGCGGATACCAGTCGTTTTTAGTCATCTTGCGAAACGTATCCATCGCCCACTTATGTTTGAGTGGCGAAATACACATTAACTTGTCATGCGGCCCGTTGATCAGACGGCGTTTATTAATCAATTCGCGAATATTCATTATTTTCCTCAGAAAAGCGGGGCCGAAGCCCCGCATAGTTGCTGCGCTGTTACTGGCAAGATTCGCAGTTCGGGTTGTCCAGACTGCACATAACCGGCTCGGCTTCCATCTTCGACACTTCGACCGGCGCCGGCTGCTCTGCCTTCTTGGCTGATTGCGTTTTCAGGTAGTAAGTCGTCTTGCAGCCAATGCGCCACGCCCTCGTATAGATGGCGTCCAGATCCTTGCCCTTGACGGTGGACTTGACGAAGATATTGGTGGACTGCGCCTGGTCGAACCACTTGCCGCGCACGCCGGCCGCCGTCACCAGATGGAGCTGGTCAATGTCATGCGCGACCTTGCACAGTTCCGGACGACCGTATTTGAAGCTCGGATCGACCACCTTGAACGGGCCGGACAGGTTTTTCTTTTTCTCCACCAGCTCGAAGCTTGGCTCGATGGTGGGCGTGGTGCCGACGATGTTGGAAATCGTCGCGGTCGGTGCGATCGCCATCGTGTTGGAGTTGCGCATACCCTGGCGCATGACCTTGCGCCGCAACGCTTCCCAATCCAGCTCATAGGAGCGCATCGTCAGCGCCTTTGCTTCTGCTTTCGCGGTATCGATTGGCAAAATACCCTTACTCCACAGCGAACCCGCAAAGGAAGCGTAAGCGCCGCGCTCGGCCGCCAGATCGCTGCTCGCCTCGATGGTGTAGAAGCTGAAATGCTCCATCAACTGATCAGCCCATTCCAGATGCGCTTGGCTTTCCCAATCGATGCCGCATGCCACCATCGCCTCGGTGTAACCCATCAAGCCTGAGCCGATCGGACGGTGGCGCGTGTTGGCGTTGCGGGCGCGGTCGGATCCATAGAAGTTGATGTCGATCACGTTATCCAGCATGCGCACGGCGGTGCGCGCGGTGCGGCGCAGTTTGTCGAAATCCAGCTTACCTTGATGGATATGCTTGGCCAGATTGATCGAGCCGATGTTGCACACGGCGGTCTCGTCATCGGACGTGTTCAGCGTGATTTCGGTGCAAAGATTGCTGTTGTGGATAACGCCGACATGCTGCTGCGGATTGCGGCGGTTGCACTCGTCCTTGAACGTGATCCAGGGGTGGCCCGTTTCGAACAATGACGACAGCATTTTCTTCCACACTTCCTTTGCTGGAATCTGGTGCGTGTAGGCGCCGGCCGCTTCCAGCTCTTCGTAGCGCTGCTTGAAGGCGTCGCCCCACAGTTCATGCAGTTCCGGATATTTCTTCGGTGAAAAGAAGCTCCACATGCCGTTGGCTTCCTTGCGCTCGAAAAACAAGTCATTGACCCACAGCGCCGGATAAATGTCGTGCGCGCGCAGGCGCTCGTCGCCGGATTCCTTCTTCAAGTCGCAGTAGGCATACAGGTCGGGGTGATGCGGCTCGATATACGGCGCAAAACTACCCTGGCGCTTGCCACCCTGATTGACGGCGACTGCCACGTCGTTGTAAATCTTCAGATAGGGAACGGGGCCGGAGGACGTGCCGTCGGTTCCCTTGATCCAGCTACCGAGTTCGCGCACCCGATGCCAGTCAGTGCCGACGCCGCCGGCGTATTTGGACAGGATCGCGCATTCGGTGATGGTTCCCATGATCGACGCATACGGATGGGCGTCGGAATCAGCCACCAGCGTGTCGGCAACCGTGTTCAAGAAGCAGCTTGCCAACTGACTGTGGCGGGTGCCGGCATTGAACAGTGTCGGCGTTGAATTCGAGAAGGCATGCGTGGACAGTACATCGTAAAATTCAATGACGCTGGCGGTTTTGTCGGCTTCATTCAAGGCCAAACCCATCGCCACGCGCATGTAGAAATGCTGCGGCAGCTCGATCACGCGGCCCTTCTCGCCTTCACGGATGAAATAGCGGTCAGCCAGCGTTTGAATGCCGAGATAGGTAAATTGCAAGTCGCGCGCCGGCACTACATGCATATCCAGCGCTTCCAGGTCGAAATCGGTCGCCAGCCGCGGGTCGAGCTTGCCTTCAGCCACGCCTTTTTCGATATAGGCGCGCAGGGTCGGATATTCGATCGAATTCCAGGCTTCCTTATACAGCTTTTGCAGCACATGACGCGCGGCGACATAGGTATAGTCTTGGCGCTCCAGTGAAATCAGGCTGGCGGCCGCCTGGGTCAGCGAATCGTGGATCTTGGTCGTGGGCATGCCATCGTAAAACATCAGATCGGCTTCCATTTCGAGTTCGGATTGGGAAACATCGAGACCGTCGCAGGCCCATTCCGTAGCCTTGTGGATCTTGTTGATGTCTCGCGGCTCTTTACTGCCGTCGCGCTTCGTTACAAACATGCTTACTTCCTTTAAAAAGATTGGGGTTGGAGATTATACTTAACTCAGTTGTGACTTAATATAAGGGTCGCAAAACTACCAGGCATCGGCCGCAGTTTGCGGTCGGTCGGGATTGCTCAGCACTTCTTCTTGCACTTTGGCATGCGCGTATTCACGCGGAGGAAATGGCATATAAGCTTGATCGATCTCATGACTGACCCGCTTCGGACAAGGCAAAGGCTCCCCCGCCCTGCCCGAACCAGCCCTGCAAATCGCCGTCATGGTGATTCGCTGATCCATGTCAGTCTGCTCACGCATGGAATCCACGCGCATATCCACCTGGTCGCAACCATAGCAAGCGGGCAAATCTTGGGCAATCTTTGCCTTGATTTGCCCCTCCATCCTGCGGAGCATTTCCTTCTGCATCGCTTCTACCTCCTCTCTTTCGAGAAAGAGATTCAGCTTTTGGGTCGCCTGAATGCGCTGATTGTCCAGGCGCGGACTGGTGTCGATGCGGCGCTCGATGATTGGCTCACCGAACGCCTCGCGCGGTTCTACTACTGCCATTGCCGTGTTCCCTAGTTGATCGCTACCCGCTTATTATAGTCAGTAATGACTTATCTTATCAGGCGGCAATCAGCATTTTTGAAAAAAGCGGCGATGACCGCCATATCGCCAGCGTTTGCCGGAACTCGTCGGATGCCAGCCCCGCCTCGATGGCAGCAATCGCGTCGGCCAAATGTTCGCACTTGCTGGCAATCGGCGTTTTCGCCCCCTTGACCACTTTCATGGGCCAGGGTGCGTTCGGGTGTTTTGCCACCATCGCCTCGATCATTTCTTCCTTTGTTGCAGTCTTGATGCCGCAGCCGGCCAGCTTGACCTCGGTTGGCGTTACCTGAATCAGCGGCAGCGCCTCAGCCACGCCTGCCAGGATTCCCACACACACGCCATACGACGCCATTGCGCGCGACGACTGGCTGCCTACCGGCACTTCGGCAAATACCATAAATGCATTCTTAGCCGCTTCCATCGCCCCCTTATACAAGAGCCTGGCGCGTTCCAGATCCTCGCTGTTCTTGCGCACCTGCTTGCGGACTTTCTTGTCTTTTTCGGGTTCGGTTTGCACCAGTTGTAAGTCATCCACTTCGAACTTCAGTGTTTCGATGTCGAGTGTCGCGAAGGCGATCCCGAAATTGCTCAGGGATGGATCCATGCCCGCAATTTTCATTTTCATGCTGTTTTCTCCAGTTTGTAGAACGACTCTTTCAATATTGACCGCGCGCGCCGGATCAGATCGGGGTTCGCCTTTGTCAGCATATCAAGCATCTGACGCTTTTCTTCCAGATACACTTTGGCAAACTTCGGGTCATACTCCACGATGGTTGATGTATTGGAGATCAAGTCAGCCACCTTGATCGTCTGCACTTCCGCGCACTGCGCTTTCAAATGCAGGCAATTGATCTCGAACCGCCTTTGCCGATTGCCGTCTGCCGGCTTTGCGAAATTGGTCAATCCCGATACGTAATGCGCCACTATCGGGCCAAAGCAATTGCGAATGTCCAGCTCCGATACTTTGGTATCCTCGATCACGTCATGCAGATAGGAAGCCTCCAGCATTTCGGTGATATGCGGCACGGTGGCGACAATCTCCGCAACTTCGTCCGGATGAACGATATACGGCTCCAGCGTGTATTTGCGAAGCTGCCCTACGGCGGAATGCGCAGCAAGTGCGAACCAGCGCGCCGCGCGCAACCGACCGGCGTCCTGGCGCGCCTGTTCATATAGCGGCACTACCATGATCCAAACCCGATGTCCTTATAGACATCAGCCTTTTCCGCCAGGCGCTCGGCGTCACGCTGTTGTGTCACCTCTTTTTTAATATCATTCATTCGTGACTTATAGCCGTCGGCACAAGAAGCCTCTGCCGCCTCAGCAAAGCCTGCCATCTTCACTAGCGCGTCATCGACCGGCATTTCGGCATGCTGGTATGCCGCTGCTTCCCTTGGCTTGAAACAGGCAATCAGCTTTCCCTTCTTGCCAAGGTAGATACTTTGCGGCACGAATTCTTCACCGCCGATGTGACCAGCCTTTTGATAGCCCTTCGATGTCATCAGAACGGTCAGCGATTCCGGCGCCAGCAGCGTCACCACCGGCTTGGCGCTTTCAAATCCTTTCTGCATTTCAGCCGCCAGCTTTTCCAGCGCGGCTTTGCTTACTTCACTCATTTCAGTTGTTGCCATTTCATCCTCTACATGGTTAATCTGAGCTACCTCATCCGTAATGATCCAATCCGCCGTCCGACCTTTTATCTTCGTAAAATCACCAAACAAATCATTCTTGCGCAGCGGCGTGGACATGAGCATCGACTTGCCAAACGGCCGAATGGATGAAGAGATGCCCAAATCCGGATTGAACTGATATTGCTGCTCGAATGATTCTCTGAACGAATCTGCCAACTGTGCTTTAGACTTCTCCACCTGTGCTTTGGACTTCTCCACCATTGCCCAAATTTCCTTGAGATCATCAGCGGACAGCGACTTGGATGGAGCCGCATTGGTGGTTGTCGCCGTTCCGCTACCGCCAAGGGTTGCAGCAAGCGAGGCTTTCATCAAAGCCTCACTCAGCTCGTTTCTCGCCTTCATCAAAGCCTCACTCAGCTCGTTTCTCGCCGGTGCCGGAGCGGCCGGCAGGCTGATCTTGAAGTCGTGCAGCGTAGGCAGCTCCGGAGTAATCGACGCCAATAGCGCATCCGGCGAAGTCAGCGGCTTGTCGCTTCCCTTGCCGACAAACTTCTCCGTATCATTGAGCGCCTTGACTTCATCGGGCGACAAACCCTTGAACATTTGTGCCATGCTCTTTTTCGGCGGATTGAACTCCGGATCGCTTGAGCGCGCGCCTGGTCGGGCCAGAAAGTCAGCCCATTGATTTCCGCTAGAAGCCACGATGCGTTGCTCCCGACACGGTTGAAATGCCACTTTCCTTCTTAACGTGGATCACATTGTCGATCCAGTCGCCAAGTGCGTTGTGCGACACCACCATCACGGTGCCGCGCTCTTTTGCCTTACGATCCAATACCGTCATCAACCTCTCCAGACCTGGCTCGTCAAGCGCATGGTCGATCTCGTCCGCCATGAACAAGTTGATCGGCTTGGTGGCGCGCGACGCGACCATGTCTTGCAGCGCCATTGCCGCAGCCAGGCGCACCTTGCGTTTTTCACCGCCGGACAGCGCCTTGAAGGTTTTGCCGCCCTTGTCATTGATGACATCGATGTTGAACTTTTCCTTCAACTCGCCCTTGCTGGTTTTCGCCAGTGTTGACCATGTCGCGTGAATATTCCCGTCCGCCAATGCACCCAGATATTCACCAGTACGCGCATTGAGAAATGGCGTGACGGTATCGAGAATATGCGCACGCACGCCGGCTGGCCCGAACACTTTCACGGCGTCAGAAAAAAGCGCATGTTTTTCGGACAAATCATCCACGTCTTTTTGCCGACTCAAAATGGCCAACTCCATCTCTTCCAACTGACGCTTTCTCTCAGCAACCGCCTTGACGTAGGGATTTGGCTCAGCCAACTTGACTTTAGCGGCCGCCTTGATCGATTCAACCATACGCTCACCATTGGCGACCTCGGCGCGACAACGGGTCAACGTTGCCAGCTCATCGTTGATCGCTGACAATTCCACCGACGCCGCCGACACATCGGTCATACTTGCCTTAAAGGTGGTGGCCGCCGTCTGCGCGGCATTGAACTCCTCCATCGCTTTTCTGTATTCCTCAACGTTGACGCGCAGGTTAGCAAGAGCCGCTGCGATGTTGGTCGAGCGCGCCTTTTTAGCGCCCTCCAGGTCGTGTTCGCAATACGCCTTGCCGCATTCGCCGCACGGCTTACCTACCTGCGCATCAATGTCGGAAAGATCCTGTTTTTGCTTGTCGATCCGCCTTTTCTCGGTTTCGATATTGGCGCGCAGACTGGCGCAGCGACGGTCGGCGGCGCGAACGACACCCTCCAACCTGGCATGCTCCGCTTCCTGCATGGTGCGCGCCGACAATTCTGTCTCCAGCTCACCCTTGCGCGTCGTCAGCGCTTTCTCATCAATGGCGGCCATTACCGCGCAGGTACGTTTGATCTGTTCAGTCAATGGCATGGTTTTCGCCAACTCTGTCTTGGCGCGATCCTTGCGACCCGCTTCAAACACAGTATGCTCGTTTTCAATCAGCTCCAGTCCGGACTTGGCGCCCTTCACGCTAGACTGCGCCGAATCGAGCGCCACCTGCGCGGCTTTCAACTCTCCCTCCACCTTCAGGCACGCCTGACGCGCTTCGGCATAAGCGGCCGCCAGCTCTTCGACGCCGGCCGCTTCCTCGACAATCAGCTTTAACTGCTTGTCGGTCATGCCTGGCAGATCGGGCATTGCTTCCTGACCCGCATAGATCGCGCCAACGAACACGTCCAGGCTGCAACCCATGATTCTCTCCACCACCGCCTGCGTTTCTTTATCGGTGCCTTTGGACAGGTCGATTGACGGGCCGGTCGGGTCATCGATCTGAAAAGCAAACAGTTGATTCTTGAACCTGGCATGCTTGCGGTAGCGTTCGATCTTATAGAGCGTGCCGCCATCTTCCAGCATGACGATCACGCTGCAATCTTTTTTGGCGGTCGTGTTGACAATATCGTCGCCGGACACGCCGCGCGCCGTTTCGCCAAACAAACACCAGCACAAGGCATCGAGAATCGAAGACTTGCCAGCGCCGTTGGACTTGGCTGACGTATCGTCGCGGTTTTCACCCTGCACCAACAGCAAACCGCGGCTGTCCAATTCCAGCTCGGCATGCCCGATGGTCAGGCAATTGCGAATCGATAGTGATTTAATGTCCATCAGAATGTTCCTCCTTGTGGGTAGTGGCCCGCCTCGTTGATCGTGACATCCACCTTCAGGTTTTCATTAATGTAATCGTGCGCCCTCTTGGCGGCTTCGCGCTCGATCGCTGACTTAATTTCCTTGCGAATGTCTGAGGCTGGCGGGAACAGCTCCCTAATTCGGTTTTCGATCGCCTGGTTAATCAAGCTATCGAGCTTGCGCTCCTTTAGCGTGTTGTTGACTGTCTCCTGCGTCATTGCTCGCGCCGCGATTTTGATTTCATTAAAATTCAAACCGTTAGCAAGCAGTGAGGCGCGCACTGCATTCTTGATTTCCTCGCGCGCTTTGGCGACTGCCTTCTTGCGTGAAGTGGACAATGCATCAATCTGCTGTGCGGAAAGCGGGAAACCAGCTTCCGCCAGCTCATCAACAATCGTCTTGACGAAAAAGTCGCTCATGGCTTCACTCCCCGCACCTGTTCTTCCTGCGCCTCAAGCTCAATAAGGCATCGCATAGCGTGTTGCGCTTTTTTGGCAAACTCAAACGTTGCGGCATCTTTCGGGAAGATCATTTGACAAACCGCGCCGAAAGATGGGTGATAAATAGTGGTTCGGTAGTCCTTTTCGCATGAATACAGCCGCAACACCCTGCATCCAGCATAAGATTTAACCTTGTGCGTTCTTGTCTTGCTCATGCTGTCACGCTCCTTACTCTGGTCAAGATATCGCCACACAAGCGTTTCAGTTCTTCCTGGCGGTTGAACCCCTGCGCGGTGACAAAGTCGCCAATCGACGCTTCGAGCGTTGCGCCCGCCTTCATGGTCACGCCGCCTGTGCGGGCAACCGGCGCCGCCTTTACGTCTTGCAGCACGATCACGCCTTTAGCACCGCTATCGAGCATGAACTGGCGCATGGTCTCGACATCGGCCGCCTTGCTGGAATTGATGGTCACACGCACGTAATTGCCATCGACAATCAGCGGGATTTCATCCGGATCGGTCGAACCATCCACTTCCACGAATGCGGGCGCGTGACTGGCGAACCATTTGACTTCGTCGTCGGACACGATCAGAAAGCCGGATTTCGCATTAACATCGCCCCAGGTCTGCGGCGTCAAGCTGCCGATCGAATACACGCGATTGCCAAAGTTCTTGTGATGGTGATAGTGGCCAGCGAACACGCGGCGGTAGCCAAGCGAAGCCAGATAGGCGTCATTCAACCCATGATCGGGCAAGCCTGGAATGACACCATCGATCGGCGCGTGGATCAGCACGTCCAGCTCCTTACGCACCGTCATGTCCACCAGCTCCAATTGCATCTTGAGCGCGGCGATATCAGCAATCCAGGGGATCACATACATGCCGGTGCAATCACTGCGGCTGTGAATTTCCGGTTTGTTGACCACCTTGCAACCAACCCCTTCCAACGCCGTGATCGCCGACGATACGCGGGCCGCCTCCTTGCCTTCGAGGTCGTGATTACCTGCGTCAATGACGACTTGAATGCCATCTTCGATAATGGCCCGATAGCAATCAGTGGTTGGATTTAACACCGAAGGCGCGATCGATCCGCGCACATGAAACAGGTCGCCGCCGTGATACAGCGTGTCGCCGCCCGCCTTTTTGATTTCTTGGGCGCAGCGCCAGGTTTCATCCAAAATGATTTGCAGGCGGCTATTGACGCCCGACGGCAATACGGTCGCAAATGCAGACCAGCCATGATTGTGGGTATCGGACATCACTCCGTAAGGTTTCATTTGCTCTCCTTTAGTCACCGATGACTTATTACGCAAGTTTATAGAAAATATGTTGCCCGATCAAGCGCACTCTCATCATTGCCAGTCGCCACTTCGGATGCACTTGCTTGGTGTGGTAAAAAGTCGCGCCGCGCGTGAAGTCGTAAGCCTTGCCCGTCAACACCACCTTTGCGATACGCTGCGCCAGCCACCATGCCTGTTTCTCTTTTGGCTGCCCTGCTTTCAACAGCCGCTTGTTGCGTACCATTTTCGTCGTCCATGAAAACTGATGCGGTTTGAGGACGACTCCACATACCTTGCTTTTATCATGCTTGGCGCGGTTCATCGTCACCATCGCCACTGCATACTGCCCCGCGATATTCTCGCCCCTTGCTTCGTGATAGATGTTTAACGCTAAACACATCGCCGCTGTTGCTAAAATCATGCTTACCCCTTGTCTGTTTTTCATTACCAGCATGGTACGAAACACACTTAGGACTTACTACCGCATCTTGACGGCGCTTTCGATATATTTCGTGTTTTTGCCTGGGTCGATTCGGAACCGCGATAACGGCAGCCCGCGCTGGCGCGATGAACTGAAACGCGCAAACGAATGCGGACTTTCGAAAAAGTCGTTCACATGCGTCAACCAGACCAGCCGGTCTTTACCGTTGCGACGCACAACCCCCACCGCATAGATACCTTCCGCACGGCATCGCTCCAGTGTTGAAACGTCAATGTACCAGGCGTGGTGCTTACGACAGACATCCTCCGCTTTGCGATGCGCGAGATACAGACGATTGCCCTTGGCGGTCTCGTACCAGCAACCGAAAAGCTTGCCATTGACGGTATGGTAGGTTTTTTTCAAAACACGCCCCACGCCTCATACGCGATCGTCGGCTCTGCCGGCGGCGGCGGCACATGCGACACTCCTTCGCCCGCTTGCGTCATCAAGCCGAGCGACTGCCAGGTCTTGTACTTGGCACGCAGCGACTTCGACTCCTGGATCGTCATGTCCAGCAGCGTGTTGACTTCCGCGTTGAAGAAATTCGTCTGGACATTCTTGGTGCGGCGCTCCTCGCGCAGCCACACCAAGTAGCCCGAATCTTCCTTATAAACAGTCTCGATCGTCTTACCTTTGTGTCTGCCAAAGGTGATTACGTCTTCCAGGCCAATATGTTCAATAACGTCGGCAGCTTTCATTCCAACCTCCTATACATTTGTCCAAGACCTTCCGGTCTTGATATCAGAAATAGTCGTCTGATCAACGCCAAACTCTTTTGCCAAACGCGATACATCACCCCACCTTGCGGCTTGCAATCGCCTTTTTATTTCAATCACTTGTGACTTATTCAACGTGGCGGCGGGATTTCGCTCACCTTGAAAGTCGGTTCCATGCTTTTTCTTGTCCGCATGGTTCGCAGTGACCGTCTTCCACTCAAGATTCGTTAGCGCGTTATTTGAAGGATCGCCATCGTTGTGTGCGCCATGAACATTGCGCGGATCCCCTGGACGCGACCCAACAAATGTCTCCAAAACTAAGACGTGAACGGACTCATATTTAACTTCACCGCCCTTCCTCAAACCCACCCGCAAGTAGCCACTAGGTTCTCGCTTTAGCTTCATCAATGTTGGAGTAGAAGCAAGACTATGGCTATTTCCGGCTCGTCTCGACAGCCAACTTCTGACATTCCCGCTGTCAGAAACGTCGTAAAGTCCTTCATACCCACGAATCTGCGCCCACTGCTCCATCACTCGATCCTTCTCAAATAAATCACACACGACTTTTTTTCGTGCTTTGCGATATGCGGCCCGTAAATCTTCTGCATATATTTGAACAGTCGCTCCGGTGCGTCGGCAGGATCGTTCGCCAGCTCACGGTGATTTTTCGCGGCATGCAGCAAACATAATTCCCCCAACTTCCCCGCTTCGATGCGCACAACCTGCGCGCGTCCAAACACTACCTTGTTCTTGCCATCCATCAGAAAGACCTCCTGGCCCTCCTTCAGACGCTTGATCAGTGTTCCGCCAAGTCGGAAGGTGTTGAACTCGCTTTCAACGCCCTCGACTGGCGGGATGAAATCTAAAACTGGTATTGCTTCCATTTGACCTCTCCATAACGGGTGACTGACTTACCCATTATAGAAAGGTCTCCTGTTGTTACTTAGGCTGTCAGCATGGCCACCAGCTTGGGGGTCAGCTTTTCAGCGCGAACGATATCGGCAAATTCACGCTTGCTGCGGCGCTTACCTTCCCACTCCACGTAACCCTTGCTCGGCTCCGGCAGCTTCTTTTGCTCCAGCAGCACTTCGACCAGCGAGAATTCCTTGTCGAAGTAAGCCACGCCGGATTCATCAAAGGTCAGCCGCATAGCGGTTTCCTTAAACGGCTTGGTCAGCTTGGATTTCACGCACTGAATGTTGATCTTTTGCCCGACGAATTCCTTGCTGCCGGCAACCTGCTGCATGATCTTTTCGCGACCAAGCGCCAGCCGTGCAGTGGCGTAGAATTCCATCGCCTTGCCGCCAGGCGTGGTGCGCGGGTCGCCGTAGACGACGCCAGGCTTCAGTCGCATTTGGTTCAGGTAGACGAAGATGGCATTGAAGCGCTCGGCATACTGCGCCATCGATTTCAGCGTGGTGGAAGTCACGCGCGCCAACGCTGTCGTGTCGTTCATCGAATATTCATCGAAATCTTTTTCCTGCATCGACTTCGGCACGGCGGCAGCAATCGAGTCCAGCACGATCAGAACCGGCGCGTCTTCCGCGATCACCTTGTTTTCGCGAATCCATTTGGCATATTTGGCCGCCATCGTATTGCCCTGCTCCCATGTTTCCGGCTTTTGATAGAACCACAGCGGCTTGTCCGCCTTTAAGCCGTAACCATGCACGGCGACATCTTCATTGAAGGAGCGCTCCCAATCGATGAAGCCGGCGGCGCCGCCCATGCTTTGTGCGCGCGCCATCCAGTCGGTCGCCAGCGCGGTCTTGCCGGTGGATGATTCGCCAAATACTTCGATCATGCGACCGTAAGGCAAGCCACCTTCGGCGCGGCCAGACATGATCATATTCAGCGGCGCAAAGCCGGTATCGACAAACTGTGTCGGTGTCGCATTGTCGGCGTTGCCGCCGAAGGCTTTCTCGAAGTCTGCAATTAGTGCAGCGGTTGTCATAATGTTTCCTATTGTTTAAAAAGGGTGGTGAACTCGTCCAGGTTTTTCAGGATCGAGACAAAGGACAGCTCTTCGCAGATGCCGGCGAAGGCGTCGATATCGAACCGGCCGGCATCCATCGTGGTCAGCTCCTTCTTCGGCGGCTCGACGCGAAACAGTTGCATCAGTTGGAAATTGCGCTTGTAAAGAGCGCGCCCCTCCGGCGAAGCCAGCTTCTTGTGCTTGGTCAGTCGTGGCACAAAGGTGCCGGTATCGACTTGCTGCCAGAAGTTGCGCACTGAACCGAATTCCGCCAGGAATTCCGGTGCGCCCTTCTCGCCAATGCCGCCCACGCCCGTGATTTCGTCAGACGTGTCGCCTTGCAAAATCTTCGATTCGAGGAACTGGAAGGGAGATTTGCAGCCGGTCTTGTCGTAGAAATTCTTGTGATCCACGAACTTGGAGTCGTCGCGCAAATCGCGCCACCAGACGGTCGGGCCAACCAACTGGCGCCAGTCTTCGTCGTCTGTCACCAAGCCGACGCGGTTGTTCGGGTCGGCGGTCAGCTTGCGCACGAAGTAGCCGGCCAAGTCGTCCGCTTCCTTGTCAGCTACCGTCAACTGCCGCACACCGAGGTGGCGCAGCGCGGTGGTGATGAAGGGAACCTGCGCCTTGTAAGCGGCTTTTTGCGCCAGCTTGACAGGATCGCTCTTGCGCGATTCCTTGTAGCCAGGGTAAAGCTTGTAGCGCCAGTCAGCGTGTCCATCCCACAGCACCAGCGGCGTGTAGGAGGTCGTGCGGGTGCGCAGCGTTTTCATAGTTTTTAAAAACCCGAAAATCGCCTGCGTTTCCATGCCGTTGGCGGTTAGCTTGGTCGCGTGATTTGCAGCGCGGCCAATTGAGTTAGCGTCAATCAAAAGTGTCTTGGACATAATGGTCTCCAGATAGAAGGGGCCGGCCCTTGTGAGACCGGCCCGTCATCAATCACAGCGATAAGCTGATCAGATGTCGTTCAGGAGATCGTCCAGCTCGGAGTCGAGCGCAACTTCAGTGCTTGCCGGCGCAGCTTTAGTGCCGGATTCAGCGAAGTCAGGCACGTCTTCGAACGCCTGGGTTGGCGCTGCCAGACGAGAAGCCGAGGTTTTCGGCACGTCGCCGCCCGACGAGGCTGACGGCGCCGGCAAGAAGCCCGCTACCGAATTGACAGCGGCGATCGCCTTACGCTTTTGCTCTTCAGACTCTTGCGCAACGTATTCATCCAGGTTGTGCAATTGCGTGAGCGCGGCGGCCGGCACCTTGTAGACTTTCGGGCCGATCTGGGCGTCATACTTCGTGGTCAGGCCAGTGCCTTCGCGGGTCATGATGATTTCCTGGCCCATTTCCGGATCCAGCGGCTTGCCTTCCCATTCCATGATGATTTCAGTCAGCTTGGCAAACACGCCGCGCTTGAGTTCGAGAATGACCGGCGTATTCGGCTGATCGGAGTCGAGCATCAGGGCGTTGACGAGGATGGTCGAGGAAGCTTTTGCTTTCGCCAGCACTTCCATTGCATCATCGTCAGCGCCGCGCGAGGCGGAAGCCAGAGCGGAGCAGACTTCGCATGGCTTGCCGTAAGTGGCGTTGTTGCACAGGTAGACCGCCTGAAGCTGGTCGGCGGTATCTTTGATGAAGTGCTGACCGAAATCATGGAAAAATGTCGGGTCGCCTTCGGGGTTGATTGCGCCGGTTTTGGGATCGACTGCGCGCCAGCCAGGCAGAATGCGGACGCGGTTTTTGCCAGGCTTGAGCTTGGCCGTCTTCTCCATTTTCTTCATCGATTTTTTCTTGTTTGCCAGGAGTTCCATCAGTTTTGATTGAGCCATTTTCGTGTCTTTCTATAAGGATGTTTGAGTTAAAAGTTCGAAGTTCGAAGTTCAATGTCGATCAACCGTCGCCATTGCGGGCCAGGTCGTTATCGACACTATTATTATAGTTCAGTTGTGACTTATTTAATCAGCCAAAACTGAGGCAATAATTAAGCAGCCTGACGGCTGACCGCCGATACCGCGCGCGCCTTCACGTCATCATGCGCAAGCGTGCGCACCTGGCCTTTGGTTTCTTCGCGGCGGTCAGCGCCCAACTGCACGATCATGTCCTTGCGGTGACGCAACGCCTCGACAGCCCCCTTGTTGAAGCCTGACAGCATTTCCGCTTCGATCACCATGTTTTTGGCTTGCAGGTATTCCGGATCCATTTTGACGGCGTTTTCAACCATCTTTTCCGTCACCTTCTCGCCAGACAGAGACAGTGCCTTGCGATGCTGGTCATACAGCTTGGCTTCGACCACTTCGAAACGCAACTTAACCCGCGCATGCTGTGCTTCCGCGCGTGCCGCTTCAGCAGCATGGAATGCAAACAATCCCGCCTGCCCCATCATCGCGCTGTCCAGATTGTTGTCGGACACCGTGATGTCGCTCTTGAACGAATCAATGTCCAGGTAAAACTGCAATTGCGGCGCTTTCTTGGCCGGCTTCGGGTTCGGATGCGCCGGCTCTTCCAGTGCGGCAGGCGTAGTCGCCATTTCAGCCACGCCTGCCACAACAGGCGACGCAACGTGCAAAACGGCCGCCTTGACCGGCTCGTCCAACTGCGCTGCGGCTGGCGCGGCTTGTTCGGCGTCGAGTTCCGCTTGCAGGGCTACCAGCTCGTCCACGTCAGCCTGGCCACCCTGGCGCGCCAGGTCAGCTTGCGCTAGTGCGACCGCGTCATTCGTGGACACTTTGCCTTTTGCATTCAATTCAGCGGCAGCCGTCGTAATGTCGGCGTCACTTACCACGGCGACGCCTTCTGCGCTCGCCTGGTCGCGTAACTGCTCGGCATCGATTTCGTCCAATCCATCCAGGTCGGACTCATTCAGCTCGGCGGTCGGTGCCGGCGTCGGTGTCGCTGCGGTCGCCACAGTTGGCGTCACAACCATATCTTTGGTTTCTGCGTCGAGTTCTGCCATCAGAGCATCCAGCTCTGCATCATCCATCGGGATTTCTTTTTGCGCTGCCATGTTTATCTCCTATAAGAGTTTGCTTCGTGATTCAATACTACCTACCGTTTGCAGGATTTTGTTATTCAGTTGTGACTTATTTATGCAAGCATATCGGCCACCTTTTCAAATATCGCCTTCAAGACTTCCGCCTTGCTAGAATCGAAAATGATCTGTTGCGCATTGATGCCGCAGACGATTGAGGCATCCAGCGCCGGATCGTAAATCACCCTGCCCGCCAGCTCCGCGGTGCCACCCTTGACGCCAGGCACGAAGCGCTTGATGGCGGCACTCCCCAACGCTACGATGATCGGCGGCTTGATCAGCGCAATCTCATGGTCAAGAAACGCCTTGCAGCCGTTGATCTGCCCGTTGGAAAGGAACTTGTCGTTTTTCTTCGCCTTGACCAGCGTCGTGTAATAGCCATCGGCCGGCGACAGCCCGACATCCGTAATGGCGGCTTTGATGAAATCAGCCGCATCCCCTTCAAGCAGCTTGTCTGCTTTTTCTTCCTGCCAGGATGGGCAGTCTGATACCACCATGAACTTGATGTTAGCCTTCATGCGCACGGCCGGATGAGGCTGACCAGCCAAATCGCAACCTTCACACTTGCGGTAATCCTGGATCAAATGAATGATCTTGGTGCGCAAGAACGGATCCTTCACATCGGTCGAGCGATCCGCCTTGACGCTATCGATAATCAGTCCTGGCATCAGGTCGAGCTGATCCTTGCGGCGATCCAGATGCCGTGCAGGTTTGCTTCCCGCCTCAATATCGGCAAGCGCACCAACCAGCCGCAGATTCTCGACCACCTTGGCGTTGACCTTCGAGCCTGGCTGTGAAGCTGCCAGCATGAATTCTTCAGCCGTATCGAAGCGGCCCTTGCATGGCGAATCTTCATCCAATCCATAGACTGCTTCGATCGTGCCGTCGCGCTTCTTTTTCTGCTTGACGACTTTCCAGCCCCGATTGCGCTCCCGCAATTCAACAATGCGCTTTGCCGTGTTTTCAGAAATGCCCTTGACGCTTGAGAAGGGCGCCAAAAGATGCTTGTCGTCGGGAATAGTGAAGCGATGTGTGGAGCGGTTGACATCGGGCGGCAAGACCTCGATGCCATACTCGCGCGCATCCTTGACCAGCCCTTCGAGCTTGTCGTCGCCTACGATCGACAGGCAAGCGGCAAAGTATTCAGCCGGATAGCGCACCCGCAGCCACATTGTCCAATAACTCACAATCGAATATTCAATGGCGTGTGATCTGTTGAATCCATATCCGGCGAACGCGGCGATCTTGTCGAACAGACTATCTGCCGCCGACTCACTCATGCCATTTTTAAGCGGCTTGACACTCTTGATTTTCATTATTCATCCTCACTAAATTGTGAATCTGCGTCCGCGACACATCAAACATTTCCGCCAACTTTTGAATGGTGGCACCCTCCGCCCGCTTTTTCTTTACCTCCAGCTTTTCGCTGTCAGTCAAAAAACGCACGACACGTTTCGCCTCGGTCAGCGGGCCGCCAGCATTGGGCCACTTCTTTCCTGCGCAGATATGCCACACGTAGACATCAGGCAAGTTGTAGTCTTTGCCGATCGAAGCAAGCGACTCGTCATTCGCACGCCGGCACCTGATTGCCACAACATCCTTCTCCTTCAACTTGTGCCAGGAAATCAGCTCGCCTGCTGGTTGCGTTCCGTGCATCAGCTTGTCTTCGCAGTTCTCTGTTGGCGTGCCGTAGCGCAGGTTAGCCAGTCTATTGTTGGACGGGGTGTTATCACCGTGAAGAACGTAATACCCTTCAGGGCAAGGCCCGACGAACGCCTCCATCACAAGCCGGTGTCCGAAATCACAATGCCTAACTCCCGCCACCGAGAACTCAAACCAGTGATAACCCCAAGGGTGGCGACGCGACTTGAGAATTCGCCCGCGCGCCAGCCGCTTATGGCCGTTCTTGCAGTTAACCATCGAATCAACCCTCCTAACGCGGCCTTGATCCGATACCTCGATCACATTTCCAAACCTGGCGAGTGGCTTCCAGACTTCCATGTTGATTACCTTCGATGAATGGGCAAGAAAGACACGTTACACTCACCACTGACTGATGTCAACACCGTCTTTGATGGCGGTTTCAACCGTCCTTTTAATGCCATCGACGCACATGAACTTGGCGCTGCGATGCACGCGCTTGATCGTGCCATCCTCCAGCTCGACCTCGATCTCGCCCGCCGCCGCGCCTTCGACGAACTTCTTGCGCTGCTCCTCCATCTCCGCAGGCAGCTTCTTGCCCATGATCTTGCGCAACTTGTCGGCGTCCGCCATCGAATACCCCGCCAGGTCACGCGCCACCTGCATCACCTGCTCCTGATAGACAATCACGCCCGACGTGGACTTGAGCGCCGCTTCCATGTTCGGATGGTCGTAGTAGGGAGCTTTTGCCCCCTGCTTGATTTGCACGAAGTCTTCCATCAGGCCCGAATCCATCGGGCCAGGACGGTAGAGCGCGGTCGCCGCGGTAATATCTTCGAACGTCAGCCGGCCGCCCTGCGCCAAGTCGCGCAGCAGCTTTTTCATGCCAGGTGATTCGAACTGAAACACGCCGGTCGTGTCGCCACGACCGAAACTATCCATGATGTCCGGCTCTTCCAACGGCAGGCTGATGTACGAAATATTCCTGCCATGCCGATCCTTGATGTATTGACGGGCGATCTCCAGCACATCGAGTGTGGACAGCCCCAAAATATCCATCTTGACCAAGCCCCAATCTTCCACTACGCGCTTATCCCAATTGACTACAGGAATGCCTTCCTCGTCGCGGGTCTCCAGCACGGCGCGGTTGATCAGCGGCTCGCCACCGACCACCACACCGGCCGCATGCTTGGCAAACGCCCGCATGACGCCTTCGAGCTTGAGCGCGTGATTCCAGATTTCAGCATGCTCGTCGCGGAATTTCTCCAGCTCCGGCACGACTTTCGCCGATTCAGTCAGCGTGTAGGACTGACCATGCTCTTTCGGCACCAGCTTGGTTGCCGACAGCGTCAAGTTATCCAGCTCGTAGACGCGGCCCGCATCGCGCAGCGCGGAGGCTGACGCCAGCGTCGAGAAGTTCGAAATGCCCGCCACACGATCGGCGCCGTGTCGATCACGCAGGTAGTCAATCACCTCATGGCGGCGCGTGGACATGAAGTCCAGGTCGGCGTCGGGCAAGTCAAGGCGCTCCGGATTGATGAAACGCTCAAACAGCAAATCAAAGCGCAGCGGATCGACATCAGTAATGCCAACCAAGTAAGCGACCAGCGAGCCACCGACCGAACCACGGCCAGGGCCGACGATGATGCCGTTCTTCTTGGCCCACATGACCAGATCCTCGACCAGCAGAAAGTAGCCGGCAAAGCCCATCTTTTTCAAGACCGCCAGCTCGTATTTCAGACGCTCCTGGTATTTGGGAATATCGGCAGCGTCAGGCTTGTAACCCAATATCGGCTGCGTAAAGCGGCGCTTCCAACCCTCGATGCATTTCTTGCCGAGCGCTTCGAATTCATTGGTCGCCATCTGCGGCAGCGAGACCGGCAGTTTCTTGAATTCATAGGTGCAGGCGGCGGCCAGCGTGTCGATGTTTTCGAGACCCTGCTTCCACAATGCTGCTTCATTAACGCCATTCCATTTAACCTGACGCTTGTGCGCTTCGACCATTTTCTTGCCAAGATTGAGCGCTGGCTTGAAGCCAAAGTCGCGCACATGCTGGACGGGCCGGTAGCGCACCGACATTTTCGTGTTGGTCGTGATGGCATTCAATACCGACAGCGTGCCGGCATCAGCATCGTCCTGATACATGAATGGGTACGTGACCAGTGTCGGCAGACTACAATCCTTCGCTACCTTCAACGCCTTTGCGTTTAACGTATCAAAGAGTGGCGTATTAATTGGCGTCAGTTCCACATACAAGCGCTCAAAATTGCAGCGCAGCGCCGCGATCCGGTCGGGGTATTGCGGATGATGAAACAGATTGAAGAAGTCGCCAGTCGTGACCGCGACGCCCTCCAGCTCCAGCACGTCCTTCCAGCCGACGCGAGAATGATAGTAGAAGTATTCCTTGCTATTGGCTTTGGACAAGAGCTTCAACAGGGAATTGATGCCGCGCTCGTCGGTGGCGTAGACCTTGATCATCACCAGCGGGTTCGGCTCTTCCTTGATGCCGGAAGATTTGGAAGGCTTGCGGTAGGTCGGATCATCCACCACGCGCAGCCGGCAGCCGATGATCGGCTTGATGCCGGCTTTCTTGCAGCGGTTGGAAAAATCAACCATATTGTGAATGGACATATCATCCACCAGCGCGACCGACTGATAGCTGTGCTTTTTCGCCTGCTCGATGATGTGATCCACCTGAAGCAGAGAATTGCCGACCGAGAAGTCAGAGCGCACCGATAAGGCGTGATTGATGTTCATTTCAACAGGACTCCAATAGCAATACCGACAAGAATGATGATGTTAGCTACAGCGACTCGTCTGAGAAATGTTGATGCGCTGGCGCGACGACGCTCCTGGATCCGGCCGTCAGCATCACGGATAAACTCGACAGTTTCATCCCGCGTCTCTGCACTGAGGCGGGAAAGAAATACCGCCTGCTGTTTATTAAAACCCACCTTTAGGGCTTCTGCGTATGTGCCACCTTTCATGTATTGTCCTCTTCAGTTGGTTGATACAGTTCCCATACCGCCAGCACGACGTAATAGCCGATTTGTGTCTCCGACGTGGATGTCGAAAACCCCGCATTCGTCGGCGGCACCGTGCCGGAAATCGAGCGCGATACTTCCACAATCTTCGACTCCCGCAAACGCCAGGGCCGTGCATCCGGCGTGGGTAATGGCTTCGTAATGCTTGCGACATCGAGCGGCGTTACGCTTGTTTGGTATTCATACATTTTGACCACCGAGCGCAGGATTGAGAACGAACTTGTCGCCCTCCATCTTCACAATGCCGAACGAAAACATCAGCGCGGCCGCCATCGCAACATGCGACGCTGCTGTGCCATCCGTCCAGTCCAGCTCTTGCATCATTTGCGACTTGAGCGATGCTTTCGTGAAGCCGCCACTCAAAACCATGCTGCACACCACGCGCATGAATGTTGGCCCATTCGTAGCGAAGGGATTGATGCCCTTCGGGAGTTCCTTGCGCATCGCATCAATCTTATTTGTCTTGCACAAGACGATCGCCTGCGCTTTCGTCTTTGAGCTTTTCTCGCCAATTTTCATGACCACCGCCTGATCCGCGTCCGAGATGGAGAACGTCACGCGCTGCATGGTTGTCTTGCGCTCGACCGGCTTGGTGATCGGCTTTGGTTGCGCCACCGGAATTGGTGACGACTCGACCGGCTGCGGCGCGACAGGCTTGGCGCGGGCGTCGGCGGCGCGCTTTCTGGCCGCCTGGTGACGCGCCAGCAGATCCGCAACATTGATGACCGACTTGATGGATTCGAGCGTCTTGAGCGCCGCATCGCCGCACTCCTTGAATGCCGCGCATGCCTGGCATACCTGCGAGTCCATACTGTAGACGCTGGCTGCGCCAAAACAACCTGGCGCCTGCTGTCTTGCTTCAATCATGCTTAAATCCCTCCAATGCGTTTGCCCACTGCTTCTAGCTCCGCCTTCGCCATCATCAATTCCCGATCCGTCACGTTCGATGTCAGCTTCAGGAATTTACCGATATTGGCAACCGTCAACCCGTCGCGCAGCCCTACCGCGCGCAAGCCGCGCGCATTACGCTCGTCTGCGTGCGCCATCTGGCAATGCAATTCGCGCAGCAACTCTTCCGGCGGGTCGCGCAGCCATTCGATAATCAATGCCGCCAGCGGCGACAGGTTTTCGACGGCTGTTTCCCACTCTTGCTTGAATTCCAAAAGCTGTTCCGGCGATGCGGCTTCCGATACCAGCGACTCCTCGAAATTGCGCTCGCCTTCACCATCGACACCGATATGCGAGAACGCCACCGGCGACAGCCCGTAATTGCATTCCGGCAGCTCCCGCTCGGCTGCGGCGCGGCGCCTGGCGTTTTCAGCCTTGCGGTCGGCAATCTCCTTGCGCTGCGTCGGGTTCAGGTTTTTCACGCCCGTCATGACGCCTATCGTCTTGCGAAACTGCGAGAAAGCCACCTGCGTGTAATAAGCCGAAAATTTGACGCCCGCATTCGGGTCGAAACCTTCCGCCGCCAGCATGAACGCCAGCGCAGCCTCCTGGAACATATCTTCGTAATCCATCGCCAAACCTGCGCCATGCGCCCACCTGAAGCCTTGTTTGGCTTGCAAGTGGACGAGGCCGACATGCTCTGCAAAGCTGATCATCGACCCCTCGCCTGTTACACCGATCCGAAGATGCGCTGCGCGATGCCGGAGGCGACTTCGCGGTCGATCTTGGACAGCTTGTTGATGAAAGACAGATTCAAGCCGGTAATGAACGAACCGCGCATGACGCCGATCTTTGACGCATTGATCAATGCGCGCGGCGAAATCGTGTCGCTCATCTTGGCGCCATCGTATGCCTGGCGAATCGAGGTCGCGAAATCGACCATCTTGTCCGCATCAGCCGCCACCAGCTTGCAATGGTTCTGAAGAATCTGGCTTTCCGCCTTTCTGTCCATGTATTTCTTGTTGATCACCATGCCGAAGCGGTCGTAATTGGCGCTGTTTTGAATCATCGTGCCTTGATAGAGGCCCGATTCATCGCCCGAACCGTTGGTGTTGCCAGTGGCAACAAAACGGAAATGCGGGTGCGGCTTGATCACGCGCATTTCGGCCGGCGCTTCTTTAATCACCAGTGACTTACCCTCCAGCACGGCTTGATAGACTGCCAGCACCGATGGCATACCGAAGTCGTATTCGTCGGCGCAATACACCCAACCATTCTGCATGGCGGTCGGTAACGGGCCAAGTTCGAACACGGTTTGGCCACCCTTGACCGTCCACTGTCCAACGATATGGCTTTCTTCAGTGTTGACGGTATGCTGAATGCGGATCGTCGGGCGGTTCGTCCTGGCCGCAACCTGATCGAGCAATTCCGATTTGCCCGAACCCTTGTGGCCCCAGACCAGCGTCGGAATGTTCAGTTCCAGCGCCAGGATGACATTCTTGAGTTCATCAATGTCATACACATAGTTGTCCGACACGTCCGGCACCATCGCCTGATTTTCTGGCGAGTGCGCCGTCATCACCGATACGGGGATGGGGTCGCCCTTCGCCGAGCGGGCGGCTTTGGCCGCGCCGAGTTCGAACACTTCATGCAGGAATTTCTTGGTCACATGGCCTTTTGGCACCAGCGTGGCGACGTTTGCAGCAGTGCCAGCCATGCTAACCACTGGTGCGGCAGCTTCGGTAGTTTCAGCTTGCGCGCGCTTTTTCTCCAGTGCGGCTTTGGCCGCTTCCGACAGCAGCGGCGCGTCTGGATAGGTGGCGGTGTAACGCTCGGTCGTCCATTCGGGGTGCGCCTTGCGCAAATGGATTTGAATTGAATGCTCTTGCGCTCCGCAAATCTTGCAAGTGATTTTTTCACTCATGACTTTAGTCCTCCAGTATGGTCAACACTGACCAGAATTTAAAAAAGATTTGTTACTGCAACGAATAGAATGATACGCAGAGCTGTCAGGATATGCAAGTCAGTTGTGACTTATCCTGACAGATTGCCTAAAGGCGCTTACCCGATCACCAACTGCCGCAGTTCTTTCATTACGACCGACGGCAAATCCTTCACGTCATTCAGGATGATGTGCTTCGGGTAAAACTGCCGCACCGCGTCCGACATGATGCCAATGCCGATCACCTTGGTGCCAGTCTTGCTGATATTGCTTACCACCTTTTTCAGATGCGGCCCCAGAGTGCGCGTGTAGCCACCGGCGTGCGGCGCACCATCTGACAACACCATGAGGATCTTGCCCTTCTCGCGACGCGCAGCCAGCCGGCGGGCGGCAATCTCCACGCACTCGCCATCGACGTTGTTTGCCATGATCAATGAATTCGGCAGCCAGCCGAAGCGGTTCTTGACTTCGGTCGTCATGCGCTCGTCAAAGCCTTTCAGAATCGGCATATACAGCGACTCATAGCGGCTGTAATGGCGGCCGATCTTGGCGGCTTCATTGTTTAACGTGGTCATATCCGCGACCGCCTCGCCCGTAGTAAAGCAAATCACTTCAGACTTGATGCCGATGCGCTCCAATACCGACGCCAATGCATACGCCGATTGCGTAGCGGTATGAATCTTTGCACCGTTCATGGATCCAGACGCATCGACCAGCAACTCGACTGCCACATCCTTGCTGGTGGTCTCTTCCTTGCGGCGAAATACGCGGGGGTCGTTAAACGCCAGACGTGCGAGGTTGGCGGCATGCATGCGGCCCGACCGATGACCTGGCGACCAGTGCGACAGGCTGCGCGCGGCAATTGCCCGCTCCAAGTCTTTCTGCAATGGTGCGACCATATGCTCGACCTTATCCTGCAACTGCGTGAGCATATGCGGATTGAATTCGGATGACACTTTCAACGTTTCGACCACATCCTTGTCCTTCGTGTAGATCAGGTAGTCGGCTTCGGCCGACGCTTCGGCCGCACCATCAGCAATGGCTTTGGATACCGTGTCGTCGTAATCGTTTGCGGTCTCTTTATCGATCGCATTCCACGACACGCCGGAAGACTTGGAGGTATCGGTTGCGCCACCATCATCTTCGGCGCCGCCCTTCGGCAGCTTGTCGGCATTGATCAGGTCGCCGCCTTCCTCATCGGGATTGTTCTCGGCTTGAGGTGCGGCATCACCATCATCGCCATCAATCTCCTCGCTCTCATCAGGATCGCTCTCGCCTTCTTCCTCGCCTTCTTCCTCTTCGCCAGCCTTCGGCGCAGCCGGCGTCTTACTGGTCGATTCACCTTCTTCACCTTCTTCACCTTTCTTGCCCGACGCTCCGGCCGAGATCGACTTCGACTTAGGCTTTTTCGGTTCGGGCGGCGGTGCTGTGGGTGCGGCGGGCGCTGTCTTACCATCACGCAGACGACTGACGATCTCTTTGGAGAGATCGGCTGCGTCGGCGGTGGAAGACAGCGTCTGAATGCGGCCTTCCAGGTCTTTGATCTTGTCATAGACCGCCTTTACTTCGGGGCGTGCCATGTGATCTTTCATGAACAGCTTGAAGGCGGTCTGGCCCGCCATTGCGCGAACCAGTGGGACAACCAGGATCGCTTGCACTCTTTCGCTGTCGCTGGCGGCCAATGCTTCTTTCAGCTTTGGCGTGGTGTATTTATCGAGAAAGAATTGCCCCGCGCGTGCCAGGTTTTCGGCAGAACCCTGAAAGCGCCCCGTCATCGCCCGCTCGATGCGCGTGTCTTCCAATACATTCCAGAACGAGCCGTCGCCGTTACGATCGATGGTGTTGGCCAGCTTGAAATCGGTGAACAGAATATGTGCGACCTCATGATCGAGAAAGCCTTGAATGGCGTCGATCAGATCATTGCCGGCGTTGTCCGGAAGATACGGCAGATTGACCAATACCGGCTTGCCCGTATGGTCGGGCTTGACAAAGGCGGATACGCCGCGTTGCGTAACTTGCACACTCTTGCCGGCCAGCATTTGTGTGATTTTTACAATAGCTTCCCGCAAAATATGGACACGTTCATTGATTGCCATTTCATTCCCCTTTTTTAAGTCACTGATGACTGAATGAAAGCATTGTAAAAGAGTCGGTCAGGATGCGCAACTAGGCAATGCAGCTTGCCTGAAATGAAAAACGGGTCTCGCGACCCGCTTTATAAAATGCAACTGTTTAGTTCAGCACTGAATAACGGCATTGTCGCTGGAATTGGTATTGATCAAAATAAGCTGGCCGCGCGTAGAGTGTTGCACCGTATAAATGCAAACGGGGCCAAGATCCAGGGTTGTGCGAATAGTTGATTGCTCTATCAAGTCGTTATAGTCATCGGTGTCAATTTTGACAGGGGTGTGGCTTGGCTGGACTGCTGCGGAATTCATGATTGGTTTTTCTCCTTAGTATTTAAATGAAGACGGATGGCGCTTGCTGACACTAATCAACCTGCTTGCTTATTATAGCTCACTGCTTAGTTACTATTGACCTAAATCAACGTGCGCCATGCATAACTTGCCGAGACTAAAAAGGTTAAAATTTCGTGCGCTTAACGCACGGATTGCGGTTAATGCGTATTTTTTAATTCATATACATCTTTCGCCCTATAAAAACAGATAAATCGCCGCCCCAAGTGTTAGTATTTAGTAGCTGACTTTGACGCTATAATGCAAGCGTGACAATCATTCATTACCGACTTATGTGAGCCGGTAGCATAAAACTCAGAAGGAGAACCATATGATCCATGCCAGTGAAACCGCTTCAACAAAGCGCCGGCCGACGCCAAAGCAGAAAATTACCGTTGCCGAATACCTTACCAAGCAAATCGAATTGTGCGGCAAGCCGCAGCATGAAATCGCCAGTGAGGCTGGCTTTAACAAGCCGAACATCATCACGATGCTCAAGCAGGGAAAAACCAAATTGCCAATCGCAAAAATTGGCCCGATGGCAAGATCGCTCGGCGTTGATCCGGTCTATCTGTTTCGTCTGTGCATGCAGGAATATGAACCGGAAACGTGGGCGGCGCTGGAAGAGACCATCTTCAAGCGGCCTGTTATCACGGAAAACGAATTTGAAATTATTCAAGTCATGCGCGAATCGAATGTGCCGAATCCAAAGATTCGAAACAACCAAGATCGTGAAATGATTCGAAAGATGGCAGACCAGCTCAAACCTGAAAACTTTTAAACGCATGATGCTATACAAAAGGCGCCCAATGGGCGCCTTTTTATTGCCCCTCTTCACACCCGTCAATGAATTCGCGAAGCGACGGCTTTTCTTTATCTACCCTGCGCACCATACCCATTAGCCGCACAACCATCCCCTCCGCATCCTTGATCGGCGCAATCATGAACTCTATTACTTCATTTGGATTGACCATCATGATGGCGTTACCATACCGGCGCTCGCCTGTCTCTAACGCCTCTTTTGTAATGGTGTGAATAATGACTGCCGATTCTTCTGTCATCGCGGCATACATATTTTCTTGCGTTGCCTCCATGCCGATCGGGATATGCAGAATTTTTCTGAAATTCGGCCCCCAATATCGAACATCGGTTAGGACATCTATTTCACAGAGTCCGATACCGAGAGTTTCCAATACCCATCGGCGCCTGCGCTCGCCTTCTATCATTTCGCCAATCAAGCGTTGACGGTATTGCTCGACCGGACTGACCGTCTGGGAGGGGGTTGCGAGTTCCATTACGACGTTATCTCCGTATCTTAGCCATAACCAATTCACGTTAAGAAACTTAGCCAGAGTGCGAAGATTAGACAGCGTGATTTCAGAGCCGCCGCGCATCCATTTGTGAACAGCCTGTGGCGTGATTCCCAACTCGTCAGCAACGCTTTGCGGCGTTTCGCCGCGTTGCTCCATCACGGTCTTTAGCCGTTTTCCAAATTCAACTAGCGCCATGAGCGGTCTCCCCAAGCAGGGATTCTTTCACAGATTTATTCCGCTCGGCAACATAAATTTTAAACTGTCAGTTTCTTGCACTGGACATGCATTCAGTGCAAGAAAATTCATTATTAGTTCCTTTGCAGTATAAAACTTCCAACTTTCAAGCCGCGTAAATAAGTCATCACTGACTTGCATATGCACATCAAAATCTATAAGATACAACCAACTAGCCAACGCACGTAGCGACAATGGACACTCTCGATATTAACGAATGCGCCGAATTTTTAAAGATCGAGCGCAGCCATGCCCTGAAACTGGCAGGTGAAGGAATTCTGCCAGGCGCGAAGATCGGCCGCGCCTGGGTGTTCTTAAAGGATGACCTTGTTGAATATCTTCGCGCACAGGTGCGCTTGCAAATGCGACAGCGCGCACAGGAGCAGGAAGTTCAGGAAGGGTTGGACAAGTCCTTGCGGGTGGCGGTCGCCGCCGGCACAACGCGCTCTCCTCTTGCGCAGGCCCGCGCCGAGAAGAAGCGTCGCAATCGTGTGGATCTGGACAAGTATGCCGATGTGATTGGCTCACCAGAGCTTCTTCGCCAACTCACTCCCGCGCAGGTTTGAATATCGTCGCAGCATGCGCGTGGAGCTGTGACCTGTAATTTTCATAATTTCAAAATCACTCAGGCTGGTGCGCTCGAAGAAACGGCTGGTTGCTTCGTGCCGCAGATCATGAAAGGTCAAACCATTGCAGCCGGCCGCTTCAAATATCCGCGCGAATTGGCGCGATAGTAAAATCGTCACGCGCGTTAGCTCCGCCTTATCTTGCGCGCCGCCCCACCAAGGGAACAGCATGGCGCCAGGCACAAATGCAAACCCCTCCATACCCCTTTGCTGCGCATTGACTAGGGCCATATATTCCTGAATGCGTCGCACCGCAATCGATGTCAGCGGCACCTGCCGCTTACTGCCGTTCTTCGTTTTGTCGAGAAATACAGTCTTATTCTGAATGTCCACCTGATCGAGCGTAAGGGTGAACATTTCCCGCAGTCGCATGGCGGTCTCAAGCGCGAGATCAAATAGCAGTTCCGTGGCGGCCTGATAATTCATGGCCAGCGGCCGCTCCCTGCCGGCCGGCTTTTGTCGATCCATGATTGCGCGTATGCGCTCTTCTTCACCTTGCTCCAGACGCCGGTCGCGCTCGGCGTCCTCTTTCACTTCATGAGCTTCATCGAATCTCTTAGCAAGCAAGCCATCATGCCGCGTATATTGCGCGTATGTTTTTGGAAGCTGTCGAATTGGATTCACCGCAAGGGCAACGATATTGCGCCGGCCGGCCCAATCAAAGCAGCGACCAAGCGCGCCGACATGGTGTCTGATCGTTCCAGGCTTGAGATTCAATTGCGTCTTCATATCGACAATCCATGACTCTACCCAGGCATAACTGATACTGGTTAATCGCGTCGTGCCGATGCGTCCGTAAAGCACATTAAGCAGCGCCTTGTCGGAGTCGGGAACATCAACCTTGATCAAGTAGTCGCGTATGAGTTCAGCCAGTAGCGTGTAGCTTGCGCTGCGCTCCATGAGTTCGTGCGGCACCACGCCCATGTCGAGCAGCTTTTCGAGCTTGGCAACGTGCGCATCGCCTTCCGCTTCATCGTCAAACGTGAGATAGATCGGCTTTTTCAGGATCTTCGCCCGCTTGATCACATACTCCCATCCATTATTTTTCTTGCGCTTTGTCGCCAT